TGGATTGTCACATCGTATTCATGCTTGTATGTTCTTTGATACTTTCGTGGACGTCCTCTGTCATCTTTCTTAGTGTAGTACGGAGCATACTGAGGATATGATGAGCTTCGTATTATGTACTTAGTTCTAGCTTCTCCAGGATTCATTCCATCATACACATTCACAGATCTGACTACAACAGACTTAAGCACATCTCTCTCTTTATAGTCAAAGCGGTTACGCATATGAAAATATGTGTTCTGGACTAATTTACGTAATGTCCATCCATATGGATTCTTGATGCTATATGGCATGAGTATATAGTCTTATGAAGTGCCTTGGACAAAAAAGATCTGGCCTGATCAACGACCAGGCCAGAAGGTAATAAAGGAGGTAAAATCAACCATGAGCACATCGACAGGAGTTTGAGGATATGTTCATTATCTCAATATCATAAGTGGATCATATGAAAGATGATACACCATGTCAGAATTATTTCTGGAATCATGCATTCTCACATCATACTTTCCATTGTCTCTATTTAAATAGTATATAGTATATCTTAATCTAGGTGGCTGTGCTCCATGCTTCACATAAACTTTATGAAGATCACCTGACTCAACTACAGATGTGTTCTTCAACCTCTTTATTCTTATAGCAAACATCTCATCATCGAAAGACTTGAAGTCATACCCATATGAATCGAAGAACTTAGAAAGCCATGTGTAAACAATTCCAGATTTATATGCAAATGGAGGCAACTCAATGAGCTTCTCTTCAACACCATTTGAGATATGCACATGATTGTTCTCATATGTGATCTCATAGAAATCCCATGGCTTTTTCTTATATGGCACATAATATTTATTGCCAATGCAAATGAAATGATCAGCATTAATCTTACGCTTGATCTTCTTGAATGCCTTGGTGATCTCTTCAGGCATATCATCATCTTTTCTGGTCTTCTTCTTGAAGACTTTGTTCTTAAGCCACATGATGTCATATCTCATATAACGTGGAAAGTGCTTGAAGAATCTCAAAAATTTTCTAAGTGTCATGATTTGTCTCCTCTCTTATGTTTGTCTCCGAACAGGACTCCGCTGTAAGTGTTCTCTGCCCCACAAGTCCTACATATGTAAACATTGTCTATATGCATAAGTCTTGTACTTTTGCATGCTCTGCAAGAATCTAACTTGAAGTCATCTGAGACATGTCTCACAACTTCTTTCTTATCCTTGCCATGTTCTCTTTCTCTCAATATCTTGGCAGCAGTCTCACTGTATAGTCTTGCTATGCTAGCAGGCTTATCAGTCTTACCTGTTGCCAAGATGACTTGTTCTACTTCTGGCTCTTCAATGACTGGAGCTTCATGTGGAACAAATAAAGAAAATTGCTTTGATCGATTGATTTCTTTACTCATATCTCAAGCTCTTGCTGGCTTCTTCATTTCACTGAATCTGATGATTCTTGCAGGAATGACATACATTGTGTTACAGTCATCACAGCATCTTCCATCATTCACTGGCTGAGCATTATTGCCCCAATGCTCATATCTCTTTCCGCAGATTGAGCAAATTCCTGTCTTCTCGTAGTTTTCTTTCATAGTTGTCTTCCTCCTTTGCAGGGCTTATTCCACAACCCTGTAATAGTAATCTTCAAAGTTGAAGGTAATTCTTTTTCCGTCAAAAGCATCCTTTTGCGCCCATTTGTTATCTCTTGCATATTTCGATTTGAGCATCACTGGTTTGCCCTGTAACCATGATCTGACAATGTACTCAGCAGTTGAATGGTTTGTTAGTGGTTGATAATCCATTTTTCTTTTTCCTTATATCAAAAACTAGGATCTTCAGTCTCACTAGCAAATCCAATAGCATATCTGGTTGAGCTCATCTTTCCATCATCTGTCCAGAAGCGTATGCCATTCTTATTTGGACGAGTTCTCTTGATCACTGACTTACGTGCATTATTCTCTACTTCAGAGAAAGGAAACACAGTCCAGTCTTCAACATAATAGTCATTGCATTTGACTTTTGCTCTGACAATCTCAAGCTCTACAGGCTCTCCATTCTTAGTCTTCAATATCTTATTGACATAATAGGCATGCCTGTCACTATAAAGAACTTCTGTGACTCCTGTGCCAACAGTGATCTCAACGGGCTTGGTGTTCTCCATCATCCGGTTCTGTAATCTTCCATAGTAGTTGCTCATTATGTTTTCTCCTTTACATTTACATTATACCACAAAAAATTTATTTGTAAATATATTTTTTCAAAAAATTTTTATGCAAATAAAAAAACCAGCCTATTTTCATAGACTGGTGAATTCTAATGAATTTCTGATATGCTTTAACCTGAGATCACATTACTTGAAGTACTTTCCAAAGAACAACTTCAATGTTCCTATGATTCCCTTTTGCACAAGTACCGGAATCGGAAGCTTATCTGGATTGTTCTCCATTTGATCTATCATAGACCGGTAATAGGCTTTGTTCGCCACCATGACTTTTGTAAGTGGCTTTCCAGCAGGATCTAAAACTGTTATAGTGCCATCACTGTTGACTGTGATCTTATCATTGTCTCCAAACACTTTCTTGATATGTGGCACAATAGCTTTAGCTATAAGCTTAGGGACTCTTAAGAAAAACTTGTCTTTCCCGAATCTTGAGCTTGCTTTCTCAAGCATCACAGCTAGATTATCTGTCATAGCTCCCCATATAGGCTCATCTCCAATGTCATCGATCATCTCACCGAATCCAGTGAAGATTGCTCTTGGTGTGCCATAGCTTGCATTCATCTTCCACATACCTGAGTTCTGATGCCTCAATGCAACTCCGCCTTGCGGTGAGCCCCAGAAAGTCCATTGTCCTGACTTCCACTCAAAGTCTTGTCTAGACCATGCTGAGCCAACAGATCCCATATATGAGTCATAGAAATTCTGATACAATATGTCTTGATCCGTATCAGAAAGAGAATTGAATGTGAACTTAGATTCCTTCATCTTATCAGACTCTTGAAGATTCTTCAAGAATTCAAGTGAGAAATCTCTCATCTTAACATCTGTATATTCTACAAACTTCATTTAGTCACCTCACCATCTTTGCATTTGATGCTAGTTCCTGCTGGCACTGCTTGATATGCTTGCTCATTGTCCAATTGTGCTAAAGTGCCATTGAATACAAAATCATTCAACTTAGTGTTATAGAATGCCTGAAGAGAGAATGAAGATATCGGAGACATCTTGAATGTCTTTATGTTGCAATAAGCAAATGCAAAGACGTCAACCGTGTGCACAAGAGAAGGAATCTCTATCTCATTGATTCCACTGCCATAGAAAGCATTTGGCCCTATCTCTCTCAATCTGTTTGGAAGTTTGATCGTTCTAAGCTTATTGCACCTTGTAAAAGCACTTTCACCAATCTCAATGCATGAGTCTGGTATCTCTACATTGAATAATCTTCTACACTCTGCAAAAGTAGCTTCTAGGATTCCTAAGAGTGCATTAGAAAGTTTGACACTAGAAAGATTATCACACATGTTGAAGGCTCGTATGCCAAGATATTTCACTGAATTAGGAATGACTATTGTAGATAAACTAGATGACTCAAACGCGTGGCCCATTATGTCTTGAAGCCCAGTGGGAAGAATGACTTGACCTAGACTTATACAATTATAGAAAGCATACCCACTGATTTTCTTAAGTCCATTTCCAAATTGGATCTTTGACAAATTTGAGCAATTTCCAAAAGCCTCAACTCCTATGTTCTTGACTGAATTAGAGAATATGACACCTTTAAGCTTACAACCTTGGAACGCCTGATCTCCAATCTCTTCAACTCCATCTGGAATTGTATATGTTCCAGTGAAATTAGGATCAAACTTAATGAGAGTCTTCTTGTCAGGAGAGAACTGGACTTGAGGCCCCTCTAAAGACTTATAGAATTCAGGAGGAGTAAGCTCAGACTCAATGAATTTGCCTGATCCAGCTTTAAGCTCATATAAGAACTTAGATCCTGAGTAAGCAATTGCAGCAGGATCCCAGCATTCAGGAGAAGCAGACCATACTCCACCTTGAGACTTTGAGCCTCTTCCTCTCCAGCGTCCTTTGAACACTCCGCCGATGAACTTACCGAATTCCCAATCTCCTAAGAACTCGCCTTTTGTGAACACACCACCTTTGAATTTAGGCTGTCCATCAAAGCTTCTTCCATCAGCTACGCCAAATTGATCACCTTGCCACAGTCCATTGTCCCAAGATCCACCGACAAATAAGAACTTACCATTCTCATCGATGACAATCTCAGCATTAGTGACTTTTGAGTCTCTTGCAATCCATCTGAAGTTCTTCTCAAAGTCTGCAGCTGTCATCTTGTTGTAACGTAAGTCAAGAGATATGATAGATGAGTTACGTAATGCGCCAAGTCTCTCATAAAGCTCTCTAGCCTGACGAGCTCTCTCTTCTGCAATCTCATAGTCTTTGAGTGGAGTGAACTCAATGTCGTCTAACCCAATGCTTCCATTCTTATAGTCATAGCATACACTCTCATCTATTATTGCATATGCGACTGGAAGAACTGTGTTTGGTGAGTATCCCACAACTACGTTGCCATCATGGTTTCCTGAGAACACGATTGCAGTTATCTTATTGATTCTAGGCACACCCTTAGAATTCAAACAAGAAGTCCCTTCTCCCCAGCTGTATTCTCTTGGGTTCTTTCCCATCAGATATTGAGATGCATTAGCTCCTTTCACAAAACAATGATAAGCTATTGCAGCAGATTGTGAAGGATTCTGAAAGCTAAGCTCACAAGCTTTAGACATATCTTTATAGAAGAATGGGACAGCTGCTTCATTTGGGAATATCCCTTGTCTGATGAGCTGGTCTACTAAAGTGTATTTGCTTCCATACAACTCTTTAGACACATTGTAGTCAAATATCAGCACTCCTTTGTCAAAGATCTGAGCTTTGATCACACCATTTCCATAAGAAGTCATGATAGGATTCAACTGGGATTCCAAATCATAGCACATATACCAGCCTTTGCCGTACATATCACCATAACCTGGAATGAAGCCATTCTTCACAATGCTTGGGATATTGGTCTCATTTGTACGATGATAAGCAAATTCAAGTCTGCCTTTGAATGCTTCTCCTAGTCTTCTCATCATCATCCTCTCACAATGTAGTCTTTCATCATCAACAGACATAACTTATGCCAGTCTTCTCCGATTGCATGAGCTATTGACATGCCTTGTAAAGCAAAGACAAATGTTCTCAATGAGACTTGACTGAGCTTTGTTCTGATCTCCTTGTAGAAGTCATACACATCCATCTTATCTTGGAGTGTGAGATCCCAGTCATCTTCACCTAAGAACTCAAGCTTCTTCTTTATGAGATCAAGCATCTCTTCAACAGTGAAGTTAAGCTCAACAGTAAGTGACCTAGATATGACGGCTGGATCAAAGAAGTCTTTAGGCTTATTTGAGAGCATTATGACTCTTGCCTTGAAATCGAAGACAGAAGGTATCGTCTCACCACTCTCTTTATCTTTAAGCGGTTTGTTGAAGCCGATATGCCTGACTTCTGGAGTGTCAAATATCTTCTTACAGATATTAGCTCTCACATCTGAGCCCTTAGCAAGAAGGTTGTCAACATCATCAAAGACAACTACTTGCTCATCTTTGTTCCTATATAAGAAAGCCATGAGAGCTGGAATCTCAGGAATAGAGCCAGATATGACATTACCACCGACTCCATCATCATAAGGTATGCCATGCTCAATGAGGACTCTCTTAGCATTGTAAGTCTTACCAGTTCCAGGCATACCATATGCTATGAGAGCATTCCTCTTTCCTGTTGCAACAAGAGAGATGAAGTCTTCATAAGTCTTCCATTTAGACTCTGCATCCATGTTGAAGATCTCATCAATGAGATTGTCGTATGCTGTTGTTGCTGAAGCACCGACACTCTGTGGAGCAGGAGCTGCTGTGACTGTGACTGATGGGACCTTTGAACCATTGCCAAGTTTAGGGTTCTCAAGTAAAGCACGGCGGCAATAGTTCCTCCATGCTGGAGCCTTGATCAGTCTTGTGAAACCATATCTTGTCTTTGTGAAGTCGTTGAAGCTACCGACATACTTCTCATAATCAAAAGAGTCTGTCTCAATCTGAGGCACAAATGTAGGATTCTCTTTGATCCACACTGTACAGATCTCAGTGAAAGTAGTCTTTTCTTGCATCGGCTTGAAAGTCTTACCGTTGATAGTGCTTAATCTCACTGACTCAAAATATGAGTTCTCATCTCCATTGAGGATGTCTGCAATCTGGTCTACAACCTGCACAACGTTGAATCCATTGAGCTTGATCTCAGTGTTCTGCACATAGAATCTTGTGACATCATGGCAGATTCCCAATGACCATACCTCATCAGAACTTCCGTTTCTCTTGAAGTTGATAGCAAAGCATTTGCTCTTGTCTCCAGGAAACACGCATGTGTAAGTGATGAGCTCACCGTCTTTGTTGTTTGTGACATATCCAGGGAATATAGGCTTTATGGCTTTACCGATCTTACGTCCGATGACATTGCACATCTTAGTGACCACTGTCTTAGCCGCCTCAGCTCTGAACGCCTCATCTAATCTCTTACCATAGACTATACGGTCACCTGCCTCAAGAATCACATTTGTTCCGGGAATCCTAAGTGACTTAGTTAATGTTACTTTCTCCATATCTGTAAAACCTCTCAGTCTTTTTAATTTCTCAATATCACGACACGGGACATGCTCTTCCACTTAGTCCATACCTTCTCTTCAAGGGCATCCGCCCTGGAATTGAAGTCGTCTGTGTTCAAAGTGGTGCCTGACCCGTCATCGATCTGGCTTCTGATCATCGCCACAGATCTCATAAGCTCTGCCTGACAAAGCTCTATGACTTCTTTACGTCTCTCAACGGGGATGTTGGCGAAATCATAGCTCATCGCTTTCCAAGTTATGACGATCTCACCCACATCATTCGAATATCCTCTTACGACACGGGCATTTGAGTCTATGTCAAAACGTATTGCCCTGAGATTATTCATCTTAGTGCGGTCATAAGAGTCTTCCATGTAGCTCGCGGCCTCGGCACCATAGTCATATCTGGTCCCGTACTGATAATGGTTGGCGATGCTGTAATTGATCGCGTTCACAAACGGTGAGTTGGTCCTGCCATGCCCATCCATGTTGGGATTGAAGCGAATGTCCTCGACACCAAACACGTCTTTGTCTGGAAATGCAAACTCAAAGTCTCCGACACCGACCTGCTTTGACTCAATCTTACGGTATGGGAACCAAGCGTAATAAGTCTCGACTATGGGCTCTATGATGAGCTCGATGATCTCCGCTTTAGTGTATTCAAGATCTTGTTCTTTCACAACCGGATAGCCCACTGCTTTGAGAATCCTGTTGTAGTCTTTGACTGGTATTTGCATCATGACTTTTTGCTCAACGATCCTTTAGTTAATAATCTATATTAAATAGTTCTGAAAGATCAATTGCTCAAAAAGCCATCTCGTCTCAACACATACTCAGTCCCCTCAATGGTATGGTCTAATGCTTCTTTAAGCTGGTCCAAGGTCGCCTCACCCGGGTCCATGCCCTCAGGAAGCCTGGCCACCCGTATCTCCCGGTCTTTGATGAAGTCTCGTATATGGTCTATCATATGCTCTCCTCCCTCATCAGAATCAGAGAACACTATTATGTCTTTGAACTTCTTCAAGTCTTCTTTATGCTGAGGCTTGAGAGAGGCACCATATGTGCAAGTGACGTTCTTATATATATGAGACCAGATCTTAGTGATGTCCATTATACCCTCACATACTATGAGTGGCTTTGATGTATCTAAGTTGTCAATATTGAACAGGCGCCTGTATGCTGAGCCTCCCACACTATTCAAACTAGATGGGTATATGACCTTCATATCCTTCTGCCCGTCTATCCTACGTCCTTCAATCGAGACTCTTCTCCCATACTCATATATGGGTACGCAAAGACGGTCAAAGAACCTCACTTTCTTCACTTTGTCCGAGTACTCGTTCTTCTTCTGTATGTACACCAGTGAGTTCCTTATCAGCCCCACCTTGAAGAAACGGATGAACTCCTCTGACATGCCTCTTACACGGATGGCATGCATAAGATGCCGTATGTCAGTATGCAAAGGCTGAATGTCATCTCCCTCTACAATGAGATCATAATCTCTTGGATCATACTCATCCAGTTTGACAAAAGCTCTCTCAGGCTCTTTCTTCTTATACATGTCACCTATGAGGTCATCCTTTGAGACACCTAAGAAATCTATGAGCCTCATCTGCCGGGCATGCCATACAAGTGACTCAATGTCACCTCCTGAATATGGTCCTGAGAAGTCTTTCCATAAGCCTGAGTTCTTATATAAGACAAAAGAAGGGTTCTTCTCTTCATGGAACATTGAGCAACATTTGACATAATCCCCGCAGTCTACCACGTGAGTGCCTCCAAGTACCTGAAGAAGATACTTGAAGTCAGGATAGACAGACTTCACAACATCTAAAGTGACACCGTCTCGCATATATTTATATTTTACCTAAGAAGATCGTAAGTCTCTTCATCAAAAGGCATGACTGCTGTGTTGTACTTAGAATTATAAGACATACGTTTGAAAGCCGAGAGCATCTTGCCTCCGAAGGCACGAGCGAGATAATAATGAGCTATGTAATGCTGATGAGAGGTAAGCACCGCCATGTTCTTCTTGAAAGACTCTTCTTTGGTCATCCAATCAGGCAGATAGCATCTAGGCACTATGTGATGTTTCTCAGTCATACCTTCCGGAAGATCCAGGCACTCAAGTGACTTGGATATGAACTTCAAGTATTTCTCAAAGTAGAAGTGGTCTTTGACCTTAGGCAAATAATCTATGTAATAGAGGTTTGATTCTGTAAGCAGGTCCACATATCAGATAGTGAGAGAAAAAGGCATCTGACTTACCATCAGATGCCTGTCATTCATCAAAGCTTCTTCTGTATGTCAAAGATCTTCTCTTCATAAGCTGAGTAGTCTTCTTCAGGATGAGCCTGCTTCATCTTACCCAATAGGAACTTAGCGTGTTTGACCTCATCTCCGGACATAGTATGGTATGCCGGCTCTTTGGTCTCCTCATACATCTGCAGGTAATGCTCAGCTCCCTCTATCTCTTCTTCTACCGGAGACTTCTTATCCAGCTCGTCAAGTATGAGATAAAGCATACCGATAGTAGTAGGATACATGAACCTCGGAGAGTCAGGACGATAATCCGAGAAATCAACTTTATCCAGTTCGCTCCAGAAGTCATCCAGAAGCTCTTTCTTGATCTCACTGTATGATTTCTCATATTCTTTCATAAATCATCTCCTGACAATCAGGAAATGCTCTGGATCAGTCAAGAACCTGAGATTCAGAACACTTCTGCACTTCAGCTGAGCCGGACGCCAGTTGTCTCCGTCGCATTTGAGAACCGGATAGTTCGTAGTACCGTCAGAGATCTGGACACTGGCGCAGTTCACAGTGTTGGGTATCGTGGTGAACAGACCGATACGATAGCATCCTTCAGTGAAGACTGTAGTAGCGGGCACAGTCACCTGCATGAAAGCCTCAGCATCAGCCGGGGTCTCAACTGTCACTTCAGTCGCTTTGATTATGTTGCATGTGCAATTGCAAGCCATGATGGCCTCCTTTAGTCAATAAAATGTCAGGGTGGCTTAAGCCACCCGAAAACTCAACACCAAGTGAGAATGGTGGAATCATCTGAGCTGGCAGGTCAAGCCGAGCATCCGCATCCACATCCGCATCCGCCGCAGAACGGGCTCATGCCTGCGTTGTAGGTCCAAGCCTGCGGATATCTTACGACACCGCTCATGGCGTTGGCGAGCTCAAGGCTCTGAACCTTTGACTGGAGAGCTTCGATCTTGTTCTGTGCGAGTGCGTCAAGGATCTTCTGGGTCTGCTCTGTAGTCTTCGCATTGATGCTTGCTGTGTTAAGAGCATTGTTGTAGTTCACACCATCAATGGCCCTCAGTGTGTTGCAGCAACACTCCTGCTCCTTAGCCATCAAAGCACCTTGACCTACTGCAAGACTAGCAACGTCCCTCTGAAGCTCACTATACTTGTCTCCGACATACCCCACTACATCGTGATAGACCTGATTGGTGGTTGCGATTCCACGAGCTGAAGCATCGTTCACGGCAGCGAGTATGTCGCGCTGGTTCGCCATGCTGTTCTGGTTGTCGAAGCCACGCTGCACCTCATTGGATGTGGCGAGATTCTCATAGCCAATCGCATTGGCGAAGCCGTTGTTGCCCCATCCGAATCCGCCGCCCATTCCGCCGAAGAGGAAGAGAGCGATGATGAGGAAACCCCAGATACCCATTCCACCGAATGAGTCTGCCCCGTTCATGATGACGGGTGTTCCATTTTCTGATACCATAGTTTTCTCCTTGGTACATTAAGATTATGAAAAAGGACTGACAGTCCTTCAATGCTTTATGAGATCACAGCTTTATGCCGAACTGTGACGCAAACTGGTTCACATCCAGACCACGCTCCTTAGCGAGATTCTGGAACATCTCTTTCTGCTGAGCTTCAGACTTGCCATCTATCATCTGCATGATCTGATTGAACTTTTGAGGGTTCTGAGCTTGCATCTTTCTCAGCATCTGCTGTTGCATGGCTCCTAATGGGTTCTGCATAAGCTTTAAGGCTTGAAATGGATTCATGTACTTCTCCTAACTTTTTCTCGATTGATCCGAGTCTTTTCTCGATATCCGGCATACCGGTATGCTCTGGATGTGCCGGACTTGATTTCTCATCTGCCATCTGCGGCTTATAGATGATTATCTCAGACTTGCCGTTGTCGGTGTTCAGTCTTTTGAGATAGATGTCTCCTGTCCCAGTGTCCGGGAAAAGATACATCGTCTGAGGCTCAACCGGAAATCCTTTGACCTCCTCGATGGAGCCGACCTGCCGTATGAAGAACGGTTCGGCCTGCTGGGGATAAGGGTTGAATGTCTGTCTTTGGGAATTCAACTGGTTGAGCTGCTGTTGGATCATCTGCTGTTGGGCAAGAAGATTGTTGCGCTGGTAGTCCAGCATAGGATTGTAAGCATTCATATTTTGTACCTCACGATAATATCCTATACTAAATCCCAAAAATGTTTATGTCATAAAACACCACTTAAATATGTCTGTGAAAAGCACTGAAAAATGTACTATTTTATACATCTGAGGCATAAGGAGAAACGCTTGATGGAAGATAAAGAAAAAAGCATTGACAACACTGAAGAGAGAAGCCTGATCAGAGACATGTTCAAAGACGCCAAGCACCAGAGACGGATGCTCATGGCAGTCATATTCATTCAGTTCATTGTGATCGCTGGACTCATATGCGGTCTCATAAAGACATCATTGCATCACCAGGATGTGATCAAAGAGATGGCTGAGGAGCATAACAGACAGACCATGGAACTTCTCTCAGAGACCGAGTTCATGACAGAATACACCATTGAGACCGATAACCAGAGCCTCAACAACGGAAACATCACCGTGAACAAACTATGAGAAGAGAATGACAGATGAAGATAAGACTTATTGTGAGACATACGGTGACCCCTAAGAACCCGAAGCGTACTGTCATAAAGACCGTCAAATACCATGCTAACGCAGACGGCACCGTGACAACTAGCTCATCTAAGAAAGTGGTGCCTTATGAAAAGCCTGTTGATGATAAAGACAACGCCAATATGATAAAGAATGTCTGACACTATAAAGAACATAAATGCATTCTTCAGGACCGCTTTGAGATCTGAGTTGGATGAATTACTCAATAAGATCGCATTGTCTGACAGGCAAAGCCGGATATTTGAGATGTTCTATGTGCAGAGAAAAGACATAGGCTTCATAGCTGACACCATAGGCACATGCGAAGCGGTCGTCAATAGAGAACTTAAGAAGATCAGGATTAAGATCGCTAAGGCCATGGGATTATGAGAAAAAAAGAATGGGCCCTGATATAAGAGTCCATTCTTATGAAGACAACATAGAAATGTCATTCTGACTCATCTTCGAACACATCTTCGAAGGGAAGTCCAGTATATGCCTTGATGTAATTGTAGATGGCAGTGATCTGTTCATCCTCATCGAGAGGTATTCCTTGAGGAAACACATCTGTGATGTTTGCAAGCATATTCCACCTATAAAGTCTAGGCTGATATACATTATATGTAGGAGCACCTATTGGAAGTGTTGGTGTAGGCATAGGCATCAAATTTAGCTTACTCGCCTCTCTAGACGGATAACAAAAAAGTTCTGCTCCAACCTCAGTTGTTGAATAACGGATATTCTCAACTTTCCAATATGCATCTACAAAAGGAATTCCAATATAACTGTTTTCAAGATCCAATGTAAGTCTAAGACCCATATAACCTCCTTATACATAAGCACACAAATATTTTGCTCTGCTATCTGTTATAGTATTTCCACGTAGATATCCTGAACCATACGTGCTATCAAAACTTGACCCATTTGAAAAATCTGATGTAGTTATTACTACGGCTATAGATTTAATCAATCTATTCTTAAAATAAGTATTATAATGATTTTCAGGAACTAATGACAGTGGTCCCACATATAAAGTTCCACTGGCACTACCATCATTATCTCCAGCATATTTTATCAATCTCCAAAAATGTTTTCCTCGCTCATCCCCAACTCCACCACCGCTATAACAATGTTGCCAAGACCAAGTATAACTATTACTGGAACCTCTTACATCTTCAGACGATCCATAAACATGTACCCAACTAGAACCATTCCAATACTCAACTGAAACACTTCCTTCCTGATATCCCCATAATTCTGAACCTTGAATAGTAAATGAAAAATACCAAGCTGGAGCTGCAATGTAGTAAGTCACAGTAGAGTTAGTTCCTGAGAGACTAACTGAAGAAGTCCAACTTCCTCCAGCTAATGAACATATATTAGAATAATTTATAGTACTACCTGCCATAATGTTTTCAGTTGAATACTGCTCCGTATACCGCACCTGCATAAATTGTAGCATTACTGCTTGTTCCAAAATGGTACGCTGAGGGAACTGGTCTTCCATCTATACTCCTATACCCAAAATACATATCTGTCGCAGTAGACGAACCTCCAAAATTTATCTCATTAGAATAATGAGAGTATAGATTACAAGTTCCCTCACCTATGAAGGTAGCATAGGAAGCATAAGATGCTGTAGCCGAATTACCTGTACAAGAACTAGCAGTAGCAGCATTGCCCGAACAAGAGCTTGCAACTGTAGCAGTAGCAGCATTGCCTGTACAAGATCCCGAACTTCCACTTACGTTTCCAGTAACATCACCTCTGACATTACCAATCACATCGCCTTCAAGATTTCCATAGACTGTATTGATATAACCAGCCAAAAACTCATTTCCAGATGCACCGATCGTATGAGTACTATCTGCTTTTGGAAGAATGTCCTTGGTAAGAATAGCAGCTAGTTGACCAAATGGAGTGAATCTGAAATTAGGAGTGCTTTGGAAATAATCATTGATATAGAAAGTATACAATGTCACTCCATTGAGATTGACTTGGAACACATTGCCATTCCATTTAAGATTGTATTCATGACCTTGTGATGAAGGTGAAGTGATGTTGATTGAGACTCCAGAATGATTAGTAGCGACTAATGCGAATGTCTTAGTAGTGTCATATTTCCTACCATCAAATGAAGCTTTTGAGAATCCTAAGAATTTCTTATAAGCCGCTTCATTGTATGCGCTATATGAGCTATATGCAGGAATTGATATCTGAGATGTATGCCATACTGAATAATCTTCAGACAATGTCTTGACAATGTTTCCAGAAGAATCTATTAAGTTAGCGCCTATAGGAAACTGATCAAAACTATAAGATGCTGATAATGACCCAGTCTGTTCTGTCTTCCAATCAGCTGAGGTATAAGAAGCAAAGTCTATTCCATAAACAGGAGTGAAGAATATTCTTCCACCAGCATAGTTAGCACCACCACACCCTTCAAATGTCGTCTTTGACATTCTTGTCCAAGTAGTTCCATCTGTACTTACATATGTACCTATAACAGAAGCACTGACATCGTTAGGATATATCTGTATGTAATAATATCCATTCGCATAAATTACTTTAGTGCACCTATAAGCATAACTACTATCAGTGAAATTTTTCACTAATGTCCAATTACGTCCATTAGTTGACATATACAAATGACAATGTCTATTACTACTATCAGAATGATAATTATATAAAAAGAAAAACTTTCCGTTGCAAAACGTTAAGTTTCCATTTATACCAGTCAAAGGTAAATGACCTTCGGATACCCAGACACCGTTTCCATAGCAACAACAATATCTAAAATTCGAATCAGATACAAAAGTCCAAGTGATCCCATCATAACTTCTGTAATAACCATGGTTATTAGTATTTCCAACTGGAATTCTAAATTCACCATTTCCAAACCACATCTGCTCTGAGGCAAATATCGTTGTATTATCACTACTTTCAAATGTCTTAGTCCATGAAATTCCATTTAGATCACTGGTGTATATACACTTCCAAGAATATATTATAATCTTTGAATTTCCTACACAAAAACTTCCATACTCAAACATGTAATCAGATGCAGCAGAAGCAATTACAGCTATTTTAGTCCAATCTGAATTTGGCTCTTTTCTATAAATATGAGTATCATCATCGGAAGTTATACAAAAAAGAACATCATTGACATCTATTATTGAACATCTTTTAGAATCATTATTAAATTTAAAACGTTTTGAAGCACTTGGATCTGGGTTATCTATGCTTGTCATAACATCATAAGACCCAACCGTCACATTCTCAGAATATGGATACTCGTGTTCAATAAGAAGACTCTGATTGTAAGACCCGCTAAGAGTGATACTGTTGCCACTGAAAGACTGCCTTGTCTCAGAACCTCTCTTGTAATAACATACAGCTTCTTTAGTATCAGAATATACGAACTTATTTATAGAACGCCTGTATCTCTGTGCAGTGATTGTGAGACTAGAAGTGTTGACCGGTATAGTTCCTGAGATCGAATCATTGCCACTGATATTGCTTTTTGAAGCAATTAGCTTCAATTCAGTTCGCTGTGAGTCATTTCTCAATACCAACACTTTTGAGAAAGCAGTGCTTCCGTAAGTTCCAGAAATATTTGCAAGTTGATTCTCACCTATTCTAGCCTTTATGAGAGCAGCGGTGTCTCCATCATTGTATGATGGTGTAGATTCAAATGTTCCAGTTATTTCAGAACTTACAAGTTCATCCTGAGTACTGAGACCATCACTAGTGAATGAACCTGAGACTGTAGCATCAACCATATTAGATTTGACAAATGCTGAATTACCATCATAATCAATCTTAAATCCAGAAATAGGGTTCTTATCAGCATCTTCATCATAATTTGAAGATCTTATTATACCACTACTTCCATCAGAAGCACGAGTCAACACGATCTCACTTGACGAAAGTGCATCAATCTGAGCATGTTGTATAGAAGCGAACTTGAAATATGCATAAATAGCTTGTGATGAGCTTGGAACATTTATTCCTTCAGCAAGAACTGCGTTTCTTATCTGAGCCATCTGACCAGGATATCTTGAAATCGTAGACTCAGTCACTTCGGTCCATTGTCCATTCACAAACACATATGGAATGAAATTCTCTACTCCTCCAGTCGTAGTCTTCAATGCATATGAGTCACCATTGACATATGTTCCAGTCGGTACAGTTTCTTGTATGCCAAAATTAAGATCATATACAGTGACATCATTCACATAAATCGTAGTCGATGCTGTGCTCGTGTAAGTTGTGTTATTCACTACACTTGAAAGATTACAAGTCACTGTAATACTATCAGGAGCTTGAGTCTGCGCATATGAAAGAGTGACTGAATATCCTGTCTGAGAAGTCTGAGAAGATTCATTCCCCAATGTAGAGACAATTGTCCACGAGACCGAAGGATTCTCATAACCTGACACAGATGCATTGAAAGTGATTGTGAACTGCTGGTTGTTTCTCAGATTCTTATTATATGAAGTCTTATCAGTCACTATTCTTAAATATGTCTGAGACTGCATATATTGGTTGTAAGTGGTGTCCTCTATAGCCTCTGAGTATTCAGTACGTGTAGGTGAGTAAACATACTTTGTCCTGGTCCAATATGAGTATCCGACTGCCCAGTTTGAAGGTCTCTCATCTTCCCAGTCATTAGTCCCAGGAGTTGCACCTGTATAGACTAATGCATATTGAGGATATGCTGTCGGAGAGTCACCATCAGCACCAGCGTTACCCTGAATGCCCTGTTTCTGCTTTGATATAGTGAATACTTTAGAATATGTCTTTCCACCATAAGCTGCTTTCAATGTCACTGTAGCTGAGTTTGCCGACATTCCAGTGACTGTGACAGAAGCAGCGTTAGTAGCATTCACGGTGCAATTTGAGCAAACATGAGGCCCATATGAAGTTGGAGTGACCTTATTCCCACCTTCATAGATCTCAATAGTTGTTGTGGCAGTTGTGAAATCTGGATTATTTCCACTTGAGTCGGTTGGTACTTGTGCAGAATCATTTGTCAAAACAGCTATGATGGCATTGACACCGTTCGTTCCATTCTTACCTGTAGCGATGATTGGGATTGACTCAGCGTCTAACTCTATAGAGCCGCTGAATAACTTGATCACATAAGTGGACACTGAAGCTGATGGATTGAATGTGATTGAGCTAGAAGTTGATGAAGCTGGAGAGATCTCCGTGCCATTTGCGTATAATTTGATTGTTCCGGTTGTGAAGTCAGAAGTTGTCCCACCTACATTCTTTTTAGCAGTGACTGTCACAGAACTAGGAGTGAGAACATTTGAGTTGTTTGTGTCTTTAGAGATTATAGTCGCAGATTTCTCAAGCCAATATGATATTGCATCATCTCCTGTGTCACCCTTATCTATGATTCCAAGACCAGAAGCAGCGACTAAAGCAGTAGAGCTTATGCTCGCGACTACCATTCCGACATAAGTGTAACCATTCTTTGTGACGTTAGTGCATCTCATCCAACAAGAGTCACCGACTTTGACATCTGAATAATCGGAGGTTATGTGGCTAAAACTCCAGCTAGCACCTCCGGTTGAGCCCCAGTTCTCAAGAGTTGCTTGTGTGCCGCTGTAAGTGGTATTGAGAAAATGAGTGGCAACCCCATCTGAAAGATCACATACTGTATATGAAGCAGAGACTACGGACATATAGAAAAGTCCCTCCTTTGTCAAACTAAATCATTCACTGTGCAAAAGAATGTAGCTTTCACATCAACATCAGTGTCATCTACAAGGATCGCCTTGCCATTAGTAGATACAATACTTCCATGGGCGGTGTTCCGTTGCACAAAAGTAGGATCTAATGTCCCGTTCTTATCTGTCTTGGTCCACACATAACTGTATCCCTCTCCAGTCGCGTCTATCTCGGTCCCTTCACGGTAAAGCCTGCAAATAAGCACTGTACTGCCAACAGCGTTCTTGAAGTAAGATCCGGCAGTAGACTCTATGACTGCTTGATACGGGTCTGAGACATCTAAGATAGACACTCCTTCTGTAGTGAAAGTCTGATCATGAGTCTCACTAGCCGGATCATTGTCTGTGATTGTGCAACGGAACATGGCAAATGAGTCTACCATTGATGGAGTCACAGACAGTGTGGCTGTAGTGGCGCTTGCAACAGAAAGCGCGGTCCATGTGCTTCCGTTTATAGACTTATACCATTGGTATGAGAGATTGCTGACATCAGGAGTAGTTCCTCTTATGAGCTCAGACTTGATCTGCAATGTGCTAGGCTGATCATTCTTGAACTGACTTCCGTCTACAGTGTAAGCTCTGGCGACTACAAAAGAGGTTCCGTTGTCTACCCTTGAGAAAGTCACCTTGATCTCAACCGGAAAATCGAGCAACAAGATCGGGTCCCTGTATGTTCCAGTGAACTTATAGTCTATCTGCCACACATCACCGGCAAGTTTGTCTTGACTGACCACAAGAACACCGGTGTTGGGGTTTATAGTCTCACCGCTTGAACCAGAGATGACCTCAATCCACTCACCTCCGCTTATTCTTCTATACCATTTCTTAGCGGTCATAGATGGGATGAGACTTGTTGCACTGCCAGCTTTGATGACTGTCGGTGTAAGCTGTAAGCTTGGAGATTCTGCCCATGACGGATTCAAAGTCTGTGTAGTAGTGTCATATAAAGACGTAAGTGGAAGATTGCTGTCTATTCCGGTTATCAGGCTTATGCCGTCTGTATAATCCATCAATGTGAATGATGCACTTGTCTTTGCCATATTCTATTCTTCTCCTCATCATAAGTTGGTCAAATCAACTTCACAATTGAATACTGAACGTCCTAAGACATCCGTGTTAGTTATCTCTACCTGTTTATGCCCGATGGCTTTTCCTTGGCTATTCCATCTCTCATCATCAACAGGATCTCCAGAAGTCCTAGTCCATCTGAAACGCCAGTCTTGCATTGAATCTGTCACTTCATCTGTATTCAGATAGACTCTGCAAGAGAGTGTGATTGAGAAAGGCTCATTCAATCTTATCACACTTCCGTTTGAAGACTCTATCACAGTTGTGAAGCTACTTCCATCTTCTCCTTTGATGTTAAGCTCAAACCGCCATACCGCAGTCTCTGCATCTCCTTCTGTCTCACAATAATACACATTGCAAGTGTCAGTGTTGAGATAGCAGTCGCCTACTTTTCCAGGAAACCCTCTGCAAACTGTTTCTCCAGTTAAGATAGTTCCCTGATACCAGTTAGTGCCATGTTCTCCGGGTTGCCCGTCTGCTCCATTTTTCGCTTTAGACCAAGTTATGAACTTACTGACACCCACTCCATCACAAGTCACAGTGAGACTTATGACACCATAGTCTGAAGGCACACCTATGTTCTGCGGTATAGTCATGACCACTGAATTGCCATTGATGACAGCATCCATGCCTAAAGGCACTCCTGACAAACTGCTTAACACAACATCCTTCGCCTCTGTGCCAACATAACCGAAGAATGATGATGCCGTCTGGAATGTCTCAACCACTTTGCCGTCTTTATCTGTCGGGATCACAAATGACTCATTGTCACAGACAATAGTGCAACCGCTTGTGCCATCCTCACCATTCTTGGCCATGACTGAAGGCACACTCCATTGTGAGCTCTCAATCACATCTGTCGTTGACCTTGAGAATGCAGTGGCCTGAGATACCCAGAGTTGCTCGGTCCCATTAGGCACAGATGAATACCATTGCCCAGTCAATCCTCTGACCTCACCAGTTGAGAATTCATAAGTCACATTCTCTTCTGGAAGGTCTGGAGCATTCTCAGAACGCTTGTAGATCAAGACTGTAGCAACATTGTATCCGTTCTCTCCAGGCTGGCCGTCTTCAGCCTTAGCTACATAAAGCACTGGATCACTCCACTCATTGACCGCTATGACATCTGTGTCTGTCTGTGAAGTAGCCATTGCTATGATGACATACAGATTGCCATTGTCCGCAGGTGGTTCAGGAGACCATCCGTCATCAGTGCCGGCAAAATCAATCTCACCAGTAGAGAAATGGTATGTCACACTTGTACCGGCATACCTTGCAGGAAGACTCATAGCTCTTTTGAACAAAAGCACTTGAGCAGAAGACCATCCGTCTGAGCCAGATGCTCCATTAGATGCCAGAATTATCGGAGAGGCCCACCTGTCACTTCCTATCACGACTGAACCAGTATTACTTACCACATTAGTCTGTGACATCCATAAGTCAAGAATGCCTTCTGGAGGAGTCTTAAACCAGTTTGACGGAAGTCCTGTGATATCACCTGTGTCAAAGACATAAGTGACATCGTTTTCTGGCAGATGAGGTTGTATCGCTGAACGTGTATATATTGAGACTGCCGCAGAGCTATACCCATCTGAGCCACTTCGCGGTTCCATGACATATAACTGGGGTGCAGTCCATTGTGACGGCTGGACTTCTATGATGTTGTCCTGTGAGCTTGCCGAGAAGCATATGACATATATGTTGCCATTCGCTGTGACTGGAACAGGAGACCATCCGTCATCTCCTCCGGTGCCGAATGAGAAAGTGGCATTAGTGAAATCATATGTGACTACACCGCCAGAATAAGCTGCAGGCAAGGAATAGTCTCTCTTATATAAGAACAACTGGGCATTGTTATAAGGATCACGGCCGTTGTATGAGACTATGACAGGTGATGACCATTCAGAACTTTCAATGACATCAGAATCACTTCGTGAGAATGCAGTGGCCTGTGACATCCATAGATTCTGCATGCCTTCCGGAACGTTCTTAGACCAGTTGCTCGGAAGTCCTGTGATCTGACCGCCCTCAAAACGATATGTCACAGGATCTTGCGGCACTGTCGGGGTCTGTGAGTCACGAGCATATATCATCACGGTGGCGGTGCTATAGCCATTCTGTCCTGCAGTCCCTTCTTCAGAAAGCACCGCAGGCTCAGTCCACTCATTGGCGTTTATGACATCGCTTTCCAATTGAGAATGGGCAGAAGCGTATATCACATAAAGAGTGTCTTCTCCAGCAGGAACATCCGATGACCAGCCGTCTGAGCCACCAGGACCAAACTCATATGCATTAGTAGAGAAATGATAAGTCAAAGCACTTCCGGCATATGAAGCAGGAACCTCAGACTGCCGTTTGAACAAACGTACTTGAGCAGTGCTATATCCGCTTAACCCATCACTCAGCACCACAATTGAGCAAGAGTCTGAATATCCTTCACAGGTCACTCTTACCTGTGCATTAGTATATGACCCCATCTCTGAAGCTTTGACTATGAAAGCGTTTCCATTGCCAGTCTTCATAGTTGTAGTGCCATTCTTCAAGCTCCAGATCGGAACTGAAGTGAGATTCTGGACAAGGGCCCTGAACTCAATCTGGTCAGGTTCTCTTATGACTCCTGATGAGTCTGCCTTGAACACATATGAGTCTGCCTCAATTGACACCGACTTAGCAGAGAAACCGCCTTTGCTTAAAGACCAGCTCACATACTTGGATATCACTGAGTTGTCACATTGCAAGAACACCCTTATAGACCCGAAATCTGAGAAGAACACTGTGCTCACAGGGCTCATGAGATGCAAAGTGTCACTAGCTATAGAGAATGTCATCCCATGAGGCACGTTGGTGACGTTGAGTATTGTGCATTGGATCTCATCTGTTCCGGAATAGCCTTGGAACTTCACATCGGTCTCAAACCTGACCTGAGTGACTCCATCAGCGTTAGTCGGGATCACGAATGACTCATTGTCACAAATGACATGCCTCGGGCTTGTGCCATCAACTCCGTCTGATATCTTCATTATAGTGCAGGTGTCTGAAAGCCCATCACATACTACTGATATGACTAATGAAGTGTATGAGCCCATTTCTTGAGCATTCACTGAGAATGTCTCACCTGATCCTGATTTGACTAATGTGGGACCGTTAGTAGCACTCCATGACGGAGACCCGACTGTGTTTTGCAGATGCACTGTGAAATTTATCTCAGCAGGCTCCTGTATCTCACCGATCTCATTTGCTTTGAATATGTAAGAGTCTGCCTCTATCTCAACACTTTTCACAGAAGCCCCGGCAGGACCGGTCTGTGCAACTGACACATGCTCTTCATAAAGTATCTTATCATCAGAGATCTCTGAGTAGTCAGTGCCAGAGGGATAAAGACGTATCCTCAACACGGTGGTGTCAGGCGGTATGTAGAACTGTAAGAAACTCTCATCTCTCCAAGCGTTGGGGATCTGCGGATATACAGTGATCCACTCACCAGATGGATTTTGTGAAGCTATCAATATCCTTCCGTTGTATGGGGCGATGATGTCTGTGAGCTTTTGTGATTGAAGATAGAGGTATTCAGGGGAATATGAGCCGTTGGCGTTACGAGTGACAGAACCGGTGCCTGTCATACGGTAATTCACAGAATCTGTTCCGGAACGTCCGTTCTTTATAGAGAACTCCTGTGAAGAACCGTCTGTCTTCTGTACCGAGAACACATTAGTCCCACCATCATCCGGAGACTCCTGGACAAGTGTCAGTGACTGCAGCACACTCAGGTCCTCTATGTCAGACTGCCGGTGCTTATGGCCAGAACGGGTGTAATTGAGAAGCACATTAGAAAGCTCTTCTTCATCAACATAAGAAGTGAGATCTACCTGCACTCCGAACAACTGCCATGCATTGTCTATCCAAGCAAAGTTCTTACCACCCTGGGTCCCATACATAACACCATACACTGGAACTGGATATTGAGGTCCTGTGTATTCAGGCAAATGCTCATACACATCTACACTGCCCATGAACTTATACACTGTAGATGATTGCTCATATATCTTATCGTAGACTGGCTGTAAGAAATCAACTACTGTGATCTTCTTCATGCCCTGGAAACCAGAGCCATGTTCCTCAATCACAAAGACATCATCGTCATGTATCTCATTTGTGTATCTGGGAGTTGTAGAATAAGGTATAGTTGTCATATCTCAAACCTCTTCATGCATGCATCTGAAGATTGAATTCTGCACATTCTTTATAGAACTCATCTAATTTCTTCTCTTGTTTCTCAGACTCACCGTTGATGTGGTTAGTACGTAATGCATTGAATATTATAGAATCATTCTGAAGTGAGAGGACAGTCCCTTTACTGGTACGGTTTATGACTTCACTCATAATCCTAAGCGTGCTCTCAATAGCATTAAGCCTCTCATAGTCACCCTCTAATTTCTTATTCATAGAAGCAAACTGGTCGTTTATAGTGATCTTCAAGTCATTCACTGTCTTCTTGATTGAGTTTATCTCTGACTCAACATCCAGCCTACGGCGTTTCTGTATGCTTTCTTTTATAGTCTTCCAGATCTCAAGTACGAGGTTTGATCCCAGCAATGCCACTAACACAGCAGTCCAATCTATGTTCATAAAAACACCTTCATAATGATAGCTTTCTACTATTAGATAGTTCCAAGAAGATGACTATTAAATCATGGAACAATATATACCAGCAATCGTATTGACATCTTGTTTTGTAGCAGTCTCAATGACTTTTGTCAAGAAAGTCATATTCAAGAAAAAAAAGATCAATGACACTGTCTTAAGGACAATTGCTGTTGCCATATGTGCGATAGCCACTGTTCTCAGCTGGTGGATCTTAAGCATACCTGCAGAGCTCAAAGCTTGCTTACTTTATTTCTTTCCAGTCTATGTGATACAAGAGATTGTAGACTTAGATGTGATCAAAAGGATATTCAAAGCAATAGCTAAAGCCAGACTTAAGAAAGCAGGTGTAGAAGAAGACGTAGGGCTTTAAGCTTAAACTATATGATTTGGAAGGACAGACAAAAGCCGGTACCTTTTGTTTGAGATTTCTATGCTTCAGAATCTCTTACTTCCATTTTTTTGATTTTCATTGAATTGATACCTTCCAATGAAAAGAGCTATTTTATCTGAAAGCCTGTCATATTCAATGTCATTCAAAAAATAATTTCTGATCCCATCATTATACCAGTGAGCACCAGACTTATAAACTCTTTTAGAAGACTTGTGATTTCTATAATCGGTCATACCAAGACGGAATTCTGGATTATCGACTAAAAATTGTTCTATCTCACCTTTAGGTATGAATTTGTTTGATTTACCATCTGTGACCCATCTAGAACCAAACGTTGCGCTGTTAGACCCTTTGAAATCAAATGGGTTCTTTATCTCATACTTGCATCTCCCGTTGCAGAACCCCATCTCAAGATAAGCATTCAACTCTTCTTTCGGCACTCTTTTGCTCACAGACCCATCGTTGACCCAAACGAGATTAGACATACTCTCACTCATCTTACGTTTAGTCTCATCTTTGCAAACATGTTTGCAAGCAGGGTTGTTTTTACCCTTATAATGTTCTGAAAGCCATTGTTTTTGATATTCGGGCACATCAGGACCTTTCTCTATCCAACCAGAAGCAATATATTCATTTATATCTTCTGGCTTCACAAGCCTATGCTCATTTGTGGTAAGATTAGTCATATAAGTACGACCTTTATTACATCCACTTTTTCCAATTTGAATTTTAGATAAATATTTACTATTTTCTCTGCGTAAATTTTCATATAATAAAGAATTTATTTTCCAACTAGTTTCACGTTTGAAGCAATTCATAGAGAAAAATGCAAAAGTACTAGATTTGTCGTGAAATGCTAACCACAAAAGAAGATGGGCGATGTAATGGTCTTTACCTCTCAACATAATTAAGTTTTCTTGGTCATTTATCTCTTCTTTAGTCTTAAGATAAGCTCTTGGAACACAATGATGGACTTCAATATAGTCATCTTGCATAAAATTATCATGAACATGTGACTTTATGAAATTCCAATAATTATCTAAAATTTTTTGGTTCTTAGGTTTAGGAAGATATGATTTGTATTTTTTGAAATTTTGCTTCATTGTTTAAAGCTCCGGTACGCTTTTTTATAAAATTTTGGCGGTAGGTTTTTATTTCCTACCGCCGAAAGAACTTAGTTACCCATATTGAGTAATTTTATACGTTGTAAATATTGACTATTAAGTACCTTGTAGTCACCGAATGTGGCAAGACCGGATTCCTTGTACATCTCCTTGTACTCCAGAGTCTGAGTCCTGTAGAGAGGAATGTATGTGCCGAAGGCTATGGACACATCCTCAGGTACCAGCTCATTCTTGTAGACACAAAGGATCTGGTCTGTCGGGACAATTGTTGAAGGAGCCTGATAGACATCAACTCCGTCAATTGAGCCTGTCCTGAAGACACCGACCTCAGGCTGCTTGTTGGTTGCATCGAATCTCGGATGGATGTAAAGCTGGGCGGCTGCCTGCGGGCCAGCGACCATCTTTGTGACTCCGCCTCTGAGAAGCTGGTCATAGATCTTAGATCCAGCAAGCTTGATGGCCTTGCTGAATGCTGCCATCCTGTCGACTTCAGCCTCACCGGTTGCACCCTGGCAGTTGAATGTGACTTCCTGATGACCCTTAGCGACACCCCAAGCGACTGCGACTGCCTGGAAGTCCTGAGCCTTCTTGAACTCATCAGCAACACCACGGATGAGAGCTTCCTCTGCATCGATTCCAAGAGTGGAGCCGAGCAGGATCTCAGTCATCTTGGACCAGCTGACATACAGCGGTCTGGGCTTGACTCTGAACTGGTAGTCCTTAAGCTGAAGCTCAACAGATCCGATGTTCTCATAGTTAGAAGAGACCTCAGAATCATAGTTGTAAGCAAGCTCAACCACAGAACCTTCAGCAGGAGCAGTTGTGAAAGTGGCTTCAGTCGCACCAGTCTCATAGTTGACTGTTCCAGAGACACCGGTTCCGATCAGGTTGCCGTTTCCATCATCAGTGGCTATCGGGACACCATCAACCAGGATCTTGGCTGTGAACGGCCTGAGCGGTGCATTGGCTGCTGTGACCTTGTAAGCGCCGCTGTCAAGCTCCATAGCCTCGATCTCAACTTCTGTCGGATACCTGTACTCAGATGTCTCCAGGACTCTTCCACCAGCGGTTGCACCACGGAGTGTCTTACCTGTGACAGGATGCAGATAGTACATTGAATCACGAGCAGTCTCCATTGCCCAGTCATAGAAGATCTCACCACGGACCTGGTTAGGCCATGCAAGGCGGATGATCCTGATGACGTTCTCAGGAGTTGTCTTAAAGTCATTGGAGATCTGAGTCTCAGTCAGTGAGCTGAGGTGGTTCTCCTGGTTCTCAAGCATGAATGCAAGTGCACGTGCTTTTTCGATATTGCTGTCTGCGAGGTTGCGGATGGAGTCGATTGACTCATTCTTCATCCACTTCTCAACTAAGCGATCGGCGGACTTAGCTCTCTCAGACATGACAATCCTCTGCTGTTCTTTGATAGCAGCTTGCTGCTCTCTCATTTCTCTACGCATTGTTAATGTCTTTCCTTTTCAAATAGATTATGTCCAAGGGCCTTGCCTTTTAAATCTGAATCATCTTCATCATATTGTCTTATCTTCAAGAGCTTCTGAAGACTTTTCTTCTTATTAGAGACAATCTTTAATCTCTATAAAGCAAATTACCTTTACAATAAAAATAGTTATCATCTTAGAAAACTTATGAAAAAAAAACAGTGGAATAAGAAATTCCACTGCAGGAAAGAAGAAAACTGACATTGAGATGAGATTCATTCAATGACACGTACTCTGGTATTACGTTGGATCGGTTCACGAACAGGAGCCCTGGCCGGTGCATCAGCTTTGCTCTTATTGAAGAATGACTTGGCTAATCCGAACAAGAAGAGATCTTCTTTGAAGTAACCATTGGCATCTACATCCTTAAGATTGTCTATGATCTCTTCAACTGGAATCGGACAATTACGTATCAGATTGTCTGACAGACGCTGCTTCCATGCCTGATCCAGATAACCGGAAGTCTGATACACATAAGTGTCAGTAAGCGTCTTGAACAGCTTATAGTAGAAGTCTTTAGCACCGAACTCCTTGATAGCCTTGATGGCATCTTTGTCTTTATTGCACAACTTGCATATGAGGTCAGCAAGCTTATCATTAGAGATTATGTTGAATTCACGTTCGATCTCAGCGACTGTGAAGAACTCTCCTGTCACACATCTCTCAAAGTTCTGGACCGCTGTACGTATAGACCCATCACAATTCTCAGCTATGGTGAAAAGGCCTTTGGTATAGAACTCCTCCATGCTGTCATCAGTAGAGAGATCAAGCTTCTCAGTATAGTTAAGTAAATATTCTGCGATCTCTGATGAAGAAGGTGACTTGAACTTATAGTTCGGACCCCTGGACCTGACTGCTTTGTCAAATGAGTCAATATCCATTGTGCATAAGATTATGTAAGTGTCCTTACGTTGTTTCTCAAGGAGGGTAAGTGTAGCTCCCTTGGCGGTCTTGGACAAAGCCTGTGCCTCATCGATGATGATGACTTTCTTACCGTCATATCTTGGTGCAAGCATCAATGTGTTCTCAAGCTCGGCGATGTCATCCTTGCCCATCTTAGAGCCATCCTTGAAGACTACGTCCCTATTGAACTTAGTCTCACGTATAGCCTTGCATGCAGGTGAATCAGGATTAGGGTCTTTAGTGCCATCCTCATGCACAATCGGATCACGGTCCGAAAGAAGAGCCGCGATAATGCAAGCTAAAGTTGTCTTACCTGTGCCTGAAGGACCCTCAAAGATCATCACCGGCGGAAAGTCATTAGTGATGCTTCGCTTACGCATCTCTTTTATTATGCCTTTCTGGCCTATCATATCATCAAACTTAAAGGGTCTATCTGTAAGGGTCAGCATTTCTCACCTCTTTTTCTATATTGTACCAATTGATTGCGATCTTGACGAATTCTTCCAATGAGTCTTCACTCAACTGGCCCAGCACCTTCCATTCTTCAGGATGGAATCTCTCATATTCAGCAATATGGTCTTTGATCTCATCTATAGAATCACAGACTGACTCTAATGCCTCTCTACAGCCATAAAGTTCACCTTCTGAATCCTCAAGATCACTTTCCAATTCTGAGATCTTATCTTCAAGCTCATCTGTCGGAATCGCAGACTGGACACAAATGTCTACATATTCTCCATCCAATTCAACAGAGGCAACTGAAGCACGCCTACTGACACGGACTTCCATTGGAGGAGTCAGATTGTTCTTATTCAATTCTTCAATGAGCTCATCTACATATCTTATCATGCAATCGTCTCCAAGCCATAATGTTCTTTGATCTCATTCCAAGTGCACCATCTTCTCTGGCTCACATCATACATCTCTTCAACTTGACTGCACACCAATGGAGAATGTGTAGCAACAAACACTTGGTTTCTGACAGCAAGCGCCTTAAGCTTGCTGACATACTGCTGTTGCTGCCTCCAATCAAGAGAAGCATCCATCTCATCTATCAAGATGACTCCATTCTCAACATTAGCTATGTCATCTATCTGGGTAGCAGATCTCTCACCAGCTGACTTAAAGCTGTTCATCACATCATAAGCTCCCAGAAAGCCATCATCATACATACTGAAATCATGTTTGATCTTTGCCAGATCTTTATAGAACAGAGAATAACAATCGACTTTATTGGTGATAGCAGGATTTCTGACATACGACAGCTTAGTATGGAAAGTCTTATCCCATTGTTCACGTGTAAGATCTAATATAGCACCCATTATAGTAGTCTTACCACAGCCGTTAGGACCTACAAGAACATTCAAGTCTTTCAGTTCACTTATCTCAAAAGGTAAGTCTTCAAACCTTGGGCTGTCAATGACTTTGATTGAATTGAAGAATATCATGAATATCCTCTTAAAGCATGCAGATCAAGATGTCTACATCTGTGTCTTTAAAGACTTCTTTGATCAATGTCTTGACGGTGAACCATTCAAGCCCATCTATCCCACATCCGATCTTAGGCATGGCCAGATACTTTATGCCTTCTTCTTCACATATCTCACGACATTTGACCAGACTCGCTGCCAATGACTTATAAGTCGGAGCATCCCATACATTGTCCTTTGTGATCAAATTCATGACATTATTGACAAATATGCATGTAGGAGACTTCACGTTATAGAAACAACTCAATGCATTTCTAAGGCTAAACTTCTTAGCCATAGGCACAGCTATGCCTCCAGACATGGCAAAATCAGCAGATATGCAATGTACTCCTACTCTTTTAGATGAAGTAGGCTCATCATATTCAGTGCATAAATGCTTGAACAAATCATCTTTGATCTCTTGATATATCATATGATCAATTCTCCTTCTTCAGGAAAGCCTCCCAATAGCTCACATCCTCTGCCTTCTTCTTCTTAAGTGTGCTTTCCTGTATGTTGTGAATGTACATAGCAAGTTCTTCAATGCTCATCTCTTTTATCGCTTCGTAATTGCTCATGGCTTATGTTCCTCAAGTTTACGTACATATTCTGTCTCAAAGCATTTCTTGATGTCTTCAAGGGACATTCCTGGAATATCTAATATCTTCATTATCTCATCATAAGTGAATCTTATGAGTGTCTCTCGTCTATCTCCAAAATTGACTAAAGGAAACTCAACAGACCCAATCTTAGTCAAAGACATTGTCACATTGTTGCTTCCACTCCTATATACAATAAGAGTCTGATCTTTAGTGAACTCAATGTTCTCTAATGAGAGCTCTTTAGGATTGAAGTCAAAGACTTTCAGCAACTTATGTAAGTCAAGCATATCTGTAGAGCCTCTGATCATATATCCATCAGTCATATGCACCTCTATTTATATTATACCATTCATCCAGCGTATCCAATGCGTTTCACGATCCCATTCTTATTGAAAGAAACATTGATGTTCTTTCCACAAGCCATGCCAAGAAATGTCTGAGAAGATAACTTGGCATGATGAGTGACAGTTGTGAACTTAATGTTATGCAAACGCTCATATATCTCTTGTGTCTTCATAGAAGAGACTTCAATGGCGGTGCCTTTGACTGAATTCTCAATAGCTTCATTCTTAGAGATGATCCCACGTACAATCCCTTCTTTAGTCTGTGATGAGCTGAATCTAGCGTAATGTCCTTGAGACTTCCATTTGTCTCTAAGCTTCTTACACTCATTGTCTATCTTCATCATAAGGTCATTGTACACATACATGGTGGTCTCCACCTGCTCCATAGACCCAAATACCTTGATTGTCTTATGTCCATTATAGGCTTCTAAGAAATGGAATGCACCTGTTATCCTGGAGATGAAGCCTATGAGGTCTTTCTTATAGTTAGACAGACGAGTTGAGTATTCCAGCACACATCCATAAAGCTGGTCCTCATCATCAGAATACAGATAAGACAGACCTGAGGAAAGCATAAGCTCTTTGGCTTTATTCAAAGCAGATGATGCCTCGTTCTCAAAGTCAGAAGAAGACAATGCAAGCAGTTTGTCTATCTTGCTCTTAGTCTTAGCCTTGTCAGACAATGAGACTTTAGCTTTAGCAAAATCTTCTTTGACACCCATATTGCAACATACCGCTTTGAAAGTGCCATCATGAGCAGAAGCTCCATGCAAAGCAGTGTCTACAGCATGTGCAAGCTCATGCATGAACACATTATGCATATCATCTTCTCTTGCATCTGCTGAAAGAGATATGTCTATCATTATCAGATGCTGAGATGCATCGTAATGTCCAAGCTCATTCCCATAAAGCTCACCGAACATGACTTTGGGTACTCTGAACTTTCCGCTTCGCATGAGATATGCGTAAGGACTGTTATACCTGATCATATCAGCACCGAAATAAGCAAGATCCTGCGATTTAGTTATCAGTTCCTTGTTGACTTTAAAGATTTCTGAACTCATTTCCACTTCTCCTCATATTCTCACTCATAGTGATTTATTTCCTCTACAATTACATTATATCATAAAAAATTTTATTGTAAATAAATTTTTTCAAAAATTTTATTGTGAAGAAAAAAAAAGGACTCTAATTTCTTAGAGTCCTAAAAGTGAGATTAATATGGACTGAAAAGAGTCATTTAAGACCCGTACTGCCGAATCCACCACCTCCACGAGAATGATCATGATTCTCGTAGAACTTCTCTACAGGAACATCATTCTCATATTCAATGACAAAATCTTCGTCATTGATCTTAAGAGGCACAGCTTGAACCAATTTCTGTCCAAACTCAATTGAGACTTTATGATTGCTTGCATTGAACACATGCATGTTCATGATCCCTTCATAAGAAGAATCTATGATCTCAGCTCCAACTAACAGCTTTTGCTTAAGAGCTACACCTGACTTATTTGACATCCTAAGACATTCATCTTCTGGAATCAATGCTCTTATGAATGTTGGGATCTTTATGTCAGCTCCAGCATCTAAGACTATAGACGCCTTAGAGATAGAGATGTCTGTTCTTTCTCCAAGCTCATTGTCAAACACATCCCATACATTGTTCTCTTGGATAAGCCTCATACGAAACTCGTCAGAATAACCAGGAACAAAGAGATCAAACCCAGCATCTCCTCTCTTTCTCTGAGGTGGCTTCACATCTCCACATACTAAAAACTTAATCCTTGACATAACTACCTCTTAATGTATTATACTTGGTTTATCATAGATTCTTTCACATTGTTGAACATATCAACTGACTTAAAAGAACATTTAGTCTTACCTTGAATGAAATCTTTCACTTGCAGGCACCAGTCTCTCGCAGTGACTACTGGCACATTTTGTCCCAGATAGCCTATGTTCTTCATCACATCTGGAAACTCATAGTCATCAGGAAACCCCATGAACTTCATGAATTCTCTTACTGTATATCCACGCTTTCCACTAGGATGGATAAGACGAGTATAGTGACGGCCAAATATCACTGGAACCTTAGAATCTCCATAATACAAAGGACTCATATCAAAGTAATTCTTATTTTGAGATCTCTTCTCAACAATATGGTCTATGAAATCACGTTCTTTCTGGCTCATATATGATTTAGCTAAATCAAAGTCATGATTATGCTCAATGACTTCAGCCACAGACTTCAAGCTTTCACTAGGCCATTTCTCAGTGAAGTCATCACCATATCTAGCACGAAGATACTTTATGAACCCATTGTCATCAAAACCAGGAAACAGATTGTGTTCTTCATCGTTGAACTTAGCATCTGAAGATATAGAAGACAGATATTCTAAGATTGTTCCTGCTGGATGATTGACTTTATTGATCACAGGACATCTTGCATCTCTCCAGAAAATCACAAATGTCCTTTCTCTATGTTGCACATTCTCATGAAGATAAGAATCTGTCTTGATGTAAGTCACAGAATATCCATTTCTTCTTGCAAGATCATTCAGTTTGTTTCTGACAAGCTCTCCTGACTTTGCACAAAGAGCAGGAGCATTCTCAAAGATGAAGACTTTAGGCCTGATCTTAGTGAACACTAACTTTGTGATGTTGAGCATATTGTCATTTCTGACTGCTTCTCCACCTCTAGCAGATTTGACAGTGCATACACTTAAGCCTGAGCATATTGGCACAGACACTACTACGTCTATGTCTTGATTGTTCTCATGAAAGAAATCAGCATCTTCTTCTGTAGTGAATGTCTCTGATCCTGACAAAAGAGTGCCATCGAGCTTCAATTGTCTGAGTGGCTCATGTCTGATCTCATTCATATAATAGACATAAGCATCGGAATTAGACACTCCTTCATAATCAATTGTGAACAATGGAGGACAACCGAATGCTTCCTCTGCTCCTAGCATCATTCCTCCAGCTAAAGATTGAAAAGAAACCCATCTCATACACTTGTCTTCCATTAAGTCACTGATCACTTGTATGACTCAACAATCTTCTTTAAGACGTTGAAATGTCTTGGATATACATGCATTGAGTCAGACTGCCAGTATATCTGTCCTGTCTTAAGATGCTCATATTTCTCTTTAAGATCTAAGTACATATTCTGATAAATGAAGCATGTCCATGCAAAATCATTCATGAATCCAAATATGAGATCATTGCTTCTCATCACATGAACCATTTCAAGAACATCGTTTCTTATGAAGAAATGACTGAACATCGTGCATATCATATCATGCATACCATCTCTAAGGTAATCATCATATATGCTTGGACGATTATATACTATTATAGCATTACGTGTAGACTCATCGTTCTTCAAAGTCTTAAGACAATTCTGGTATTGAGACCCATTGCCTTCATTGAAAAGAAGCCATCCATAGTTAGAATTGATCTCTTTCTTCTCATCCTTGGTGCAACACTCATTCCAGATCTTGATGTCATCAACATGACCTATGATTGAGAGATCTTCTGAAAGATACCAGTCAAGCTCTTTCTGAATGTATTTCTTATTTGACTTTCTGACGCCATTGAAGTCTAAGAAAGGCTGCATAGGATCTAAGAACATCTGTTTTGCTAAGACTTCTACTGTCCCATTCTCACATAGACAACCAGACACCAGACGCATGTAAAGAGGATACATCACTTTATTAAGTATCTCATTCTCATTAGTATAATTCTCAAACATGACGTTCTGGTTAGTCATGCTCTTGACATCTGGAACTTTAAGTCCTGTCATCTGGTTCCTCCAAATAAGTCACAGTCTTACCTTTAGACAATGCGTACTTGATCTCACGAGAAGTAGACTTACCTATGTACCCATCAACATTGATCACGAAGATCTCATCAGCCATGTCAATCTTCTGCAGATGAATGTCATCGAGCATCTCTTTCTGTTCTTGGGTGATTATGTCTCCAGCATGTCCGAAACAACCGACAGAAATGACTACATTCCCTTCAAGTGTAAGCTTCTTATTGAGTCTCTCAAACTCTTTCTTGAAACGAGTAGAACCACACAATGTTATGACTTTATGCTTCATCTAAACCTCTACGAATGAAAAATCTAATTCTTTATAGAAATTCTCTATATGATCACATATGCTCTCAAATGAGTCAACACTTGTATCAAATGTCTTGATCATGAGTTTATCAGCAAGCAAGAGAAACTGTTTGTTTATGCTCTCAACTTTGTCAAAGACAAATGAGAGCTCGCCACGTTCAGTAAGACGCCTTTTGATCTCATCTATGTCTGTAGTCAAGACCATGATGTAAGTCTTAGTCTCAAAAGCATAATGCCTGAGCCACTTTGCATCATGAAGACTAAGATTGCCTTTTCTGCGATAGACTTCAGGATATATCAACTCGCCTAAGAAATGCCGGTCATACACAACATTAGACTTTCTCATAGTCTGTCTGTAGAAGTCAAAGTCATTTGGATCTTTGCTTGTGACATGGACTACATCAAACCCATATCTCTCAGCCAGTCTCTTACACAAAGTAGTCTTACCTGTGCCATCACACCCTTCAACGATTATGTTCTTTATGTTCATATTTATATTATACCTGACTAAGATAGCCTTTGCTCATCAAAAACTTCTTAAGGTTATTGACTTGAGCATGTAAGAACTTATTGCACTGGCATTCAGCAGGTATCTCATTCACATCAAACCATTTCATCATAGAGAACTCATAATGCTTATATGGGAATTTCTTACGTTTCATCCTAAGTGCAAACACCTGGAACTTAAAAGCAATCACATTCATGTTCCACAGTCTTCTTAAGAAATCCTTGTTTTGCTTTGGAAGATAGAATCCAGTCTCTTCATTCATCTCACGTCTTGCAGTCTCAGCAAGATCTGCATTGCCTGACTCATCGACGTCTTTCTTCTCCCAGCCACCTCCTGGAATAGACCAGAGGTTCTTGTCTGGATTGTTCAGACGTTTTCCAAGAAGAACATATACTTTGTCTTTAGCTTGCACGTGGTATATGAGCACGCCAGCACCCTGATATCCTAGATTGAGATTAAACATAGGCATTCTGCTCAACAAAACTTCTAAAACCGAGGCGTATGTCAGAGATCTTCTTCTTAATGACCTGCTCTGTGAGATCAGAGCTGAAAGATGATATTATGTTTGAGACTTTCTTCTTCTCAAGAATAAGATGAAAGATCTTTCGCTCAATGCTACCCAACGAAGACTCATATTCAGACAAAAGACTCTCATACATATGTCTTCTCTGTTCAGTCTCAGCATCTATTGTAGTAGCTGCTATCCATTGGCCAGCCAATGTATTAGACCCACTGAACTGATTCTCAGGTGAAGACTCTATGTCAGATCCTATCTCAGAATAAGTGTATACATGCCCATATTTCTCATAATGCATGTCATATTTGTTCTTGATCTTTATGAGCTGAAAGTACAACACTGTTGAGAAATTGTTGACATTCTTCTCTCTCATACGATCTACATCACATAGATCTAAAGCATGTGAGAATGCAATGTATGCTTCCTGTATGAAGTCTTCAAACTCAACGTGTTCTCTTGAAAAAGTGTTAAGCCACTGGAAATATTTCTTCTGGATGAAGAACTGATACTTATTCCACAGTGTCATACGAGCGTCTGATGAGACTTTGTCATCGTCAGACTTTGATGTTATGACCAAGTCGATGTCATTCTTGTTTGCTTCCATGATAAACCCCTTAAGACATATCTTCATGTCTTCTAAATACACTATAATACATCTCAAGGAGTTTGTACACAAAAAATTTTCAACAAAATTATTTTTTCATCACTTTCACTTCTTTGGCCGGAAGTATGAGCATCTCACCAAGCTTATCTCCCATATTGAAGATCTTATATCCTGCTCCAAGCATCTTAAGAGTGATCATGACTTCTTTTGCTTCAAGCTCAGGTCTTATGACTATCGGGGCACCCAACACACATACCTGAGTCTTAGCATCTAACACCGAGTCAGTCAACACAAGTCCTATATGCCCTTCCGGAATACGCACTTTGATTCCTGTAGAGACTGTCTTGACTCCATTCTGGATCATACGGAATGGCACTTGTGCTTTAAGATCAAATATGGATGTTGTCTTAGGAATGTCATATTTCACATTTCCCACATTCTCATACTCAAACTCTTTAGCAAGAGTTGGTTGCTCAATCACTTCTTGCTCTTTCTTCTCAATCTCATTTTTCTTAGCCATGTTCAAGCTCTCCTTTGAAAAAGTGTGAAACTCTTAACCTTCTTAAGCAAACCAAACTGAGAAAGTCTATGTTTGCTTTCATTCACATACCATTGGATGTCAAGATCCGGATAATCTGACACTTTGACACCATTGACATTCGAGTTCACTATGAAGCAATGATCTGGAGTGTTTCCGAACTTATCTTCTTTTGTGAAACTCTTATTCTGCCTCTCAAACATCTTGTTAGCATCTGTCTTACTTTTGAACTCTACAGTCTTAGTCTTATACAAAGCTCCATCTCTGATGCTTTTGCTTGCAAATATCCTATAAGTCTTATTAATGAGAAGCTTACCATTATGTGACGCTGCCTCAAACTTATTAGAGACTTTGACTACTTTCTGAAAGTCCTTTAAGAATTGAGCAGAGCCAATAGTGTCCTCAACAGGAACGTCATGGATAAGATACTCAAACAACGCTTTGTTTATGATCGGTAAGTCATTGTCGAGGTCATTGAGCTCTTTAAGGTATATGCCTTTGCGTTCAACTGGAGGAATGATTCGTATACCATTTTCTAAATCTATAGTCTTTAAGCCAGTCTTTTTAGACCAAGCCTGAATTATATCTTTGGCTTCTTGCTTCAACTCCATAATAATATCATTGCCAATCAACTTAGCATTTGGATATATATTCTTCAATGAAGATAGCAATTCATTTGCATCTTTTTGTACATCGAAAATCATTATGAAATTATTCACATCCTTTTGTGCTATTTTTTCAATTTTATCATAAGCAAGACCCATATGTGTCCTGTCTTCCCACTCTTTGCAAATCTCACGCACTTTCTCTTCATTGGCTTGAGATTCTTCAGGAGTCTTACCGTCCGGTATTTTAATGATGATACCATCTGTGTTAGACTGAATCACTTGACAATGATCCTCAAGCTTCTCAAGGAGATCCACTAACATAAGTTGCCCATTGATACATATGTTGTTAGCCTGTTTGGGATCGTAAGCTGAAGACGTCTCATCCTTAGTTATACCATACGTTCCATTTAATACGATCTTATAGGGTGCTTGCTCTTTCTTCTTCCCCTCATGCTTAAGTTGAAGCCTCTTATTGTATATCTGAACATATTTGTTTGTCTCAGGCAAAGGCTTCTCAGCAAGATGAGGTCGATTCTTACCGTCTGGAGTGTTGCGTGTAAGAAGACCGTATTGGATCATCAATGACGGATAATAAGAATTGACATCGACGTGCCATATGTTTCCAGTAAGAACGACTGGTTCAGGAATACATCCATGAATACCACCAAATCCAAACTTATGAGGAATGCCAGCAATAAGAGTCTCAAATTCAGAATCATAATTGCAATTCAGGTTGTTTTTGAAGAAATCAATCACCTCAGGATACTTAGTGATCTTTATTGTCGGAGCAATCTCAACCATCCATTCATCCCAACTGAAACGTCTGGGTGGTTCGAGATCATAACAGATCTGTGGGCTTTGAGTTGCAACACATTTCTTCCGAGTCTGTGCAATACGATCATCACATTCAAGAATCATAGCACTCAATTGGGCATGCGTCTTACTTATGCAACTGGATGGAAGCTCAAATGTCTCAATCAAGCTCTTAGTAGCGTTATAGTCATTGATCTTACGGTTGAAGACTTCTATACCTTGCTCTACATCATGAGTACAATACTCTATGGTCTCTTGTATCTCTTCAGAAGTCAACTTACGGTCAATAGTGAAGTCTACTGAAGATTCCATGATTGAGCTTCCCATGAATGCTTCAAGTTGTTTAAGACTATGGAACTTATCGATTATGTCATAAACATCCATCGGCCATTTGAGATTCTGGTTCCTGTCAAACATGTAGCCATTGCCACCTGAGATTATCAGATTGTTCAATGCCACAACTGACTTATGGTCTTCTAACAAGCACCGGAACACATGTAAGTCATATCCTTTGATGTTGTATCCGACAAATAAGTCTTTACGAAAATGAGCCAGATAGAAGTCTAACAATGCATTACGATCATCAACTAACACTAAAGGTGTGTATTTGCCAGAATTATACTCATCTATGTCTATAGCTACTAAGACCCAATCGTATTTGAACACCTCAGAGTCTATGAAGATCTTACGCGCTTTGTCAAGATCCATGTTGTTTTTCTCTAATATCCCATTCTTAAGTCTGACGTTGAGTTCTTTGAACTTATTGAAGTCTGACGGCTGATATGGGTTCATGTCTTCTGAAAATCTTGCCATGATCTATATTATACCTCAATACCAGTCCCAAGATCTTCAAAATGTCTTACATCTATAAGCCACGAAGATGGTCTGTCCATGTCTAATCCGTTCATATCTCTATAAGCCCAACAAAGATTGTCATTGTTCCAGAACTTCTCTGCAAGTTCAGGCATCACTTGTCCACCAGTAGCCTGAGCATGACCTGCACAACACACGATGTCGTTCAGATCTAAGTCATCTCTCTTACTTCTGAATGAGAGCTTACCATTGAGGCCACGATATAAGTTCAAGCATACGATGTAATCTAAGTCATCTCTCATATCAAGTATCTTTGAGCATATGAGACTTATCTTAGAGCCAATTGCTATGATAGCAAACTTCTTGCCTTTGTAGTCTCTTCGGATCTTCATTGTCAGAAGAGCTTTGTCTAAAGTATCTTTCTCTTTCTTAAGAGAATCTTGGATCCACCCTTCTTCTATCATAGTCCAGGACCAAGTGTCACTGCTTTTACGTATCTTATTTGACATACGCTCTATGAATGGAGTGTATTTGACTAAAGCATTTGTCTCATTCCAGTCCATAGTCTTATTGTACAACACTGAATTGAGTGCTTTAGCATCTTCCCAAAGCGGGTTTGTCTGTTGCCATCTGTCATATGTGTCTATGAGATCTATGAAATGGTCTGTGATGGGATAATATCTTCCAAGCTTAGGCTTAGCCCATTCTTCCCAGAAGATCTTACTTCCAGATCTAGTCTCATCATAAACTCCATAAGGCTTATCTGCAAGCCAAGAAGCATGTATATGATGGTCATATATCTTCACATCTTTGCCTTTTCTGATAAGAGACTCAATGTATTCCTCAGGAGCAGAAAGATCTGCAATCACAATCTCATCATAAGACTCTATCTCAATTCTTATGTCATCATCTTCTTCAAATCCATAATCTAAAAGAAAAATCTTATCAAAATACTCTCTGAAATAAAGAGACACTATCACTGGAGCTCCAGTGCCATCCAGATCTATATGTGATATCAATAATCTGCGCATTCTCTTTCCTTCAAATAGACATTCATTCGTCTGTTGGCTATAGCCACGCCACTTTCTTCACATGGTGTTTCATAAGTGGTGATGCCATGCACAACATCATATGGAGAACGTACTAAACGTCTCACAAACTTATCAAACATCAAGCCCTGAAGTCTTAGATTTAAATGTGCTCCATCACATATGAAGCAATCTATCTCAGATCCTAAGACCTGCTGTTGCAGAGTGACTACATTGACTTTTACGAGAGAACTGATCCCAAACTCTTTCAGACAAGACTTAATGTCCTCGGCAAGTTGATTTCTGAATGTGTCAGACAATATGCAAATGGTATAATTCCTGGCATCTTTCACAAACACATGTCTCAAAGCATCATATATAACTATAAGCTCACACAACAAAGACTTACCAGTGCCTCTTCCACCGGATATATGCAATAAGTCAACAGTTGTCCTATAAGAGTCATGATATATCTCATTGAAGATCTTGACTATGTCTGGATCTAAAGACTTGAAAGCCTTGATCTCAAAAGCAATCAGAAAATCTCTGACTGAGATGGGTTTGACTACATATCTTCTTTTGATCTCTCTTGGAACAAACAAGTCTCTGATCATATCTCTCCACCTTCAAATAGATTCTTCCATTGTTCTTTAGTCAAACTGTCAAAGTTCAACAATTCTTTGTCCATATTGTCTCTTCTTTCCAAGACACGGTCTTGCTTCTCCTCAATCGTATGCTCTCCTATCAGATTATATACCTCAATAGAATCAAATGTAGAAGTCGGCCTGTGATTACGTTCTCTCGACTGGTCGTACACCACGAAATCCCATGCACGGTCATAATATATCGTAGCATTAGCTTCTATGATGTTCTGAGAAGTCGCGATCATATAGTATGAAGCGATCAGAAGCTTATGCTCTTTCTTGTTCTTGAACTCATCTACAATGTCTGAGATCTGCTCATCTCTCGACTGTTTGTTTGACTTTATCTCACCGTGGACTAATACGGGACTGTACTTAGCGTAATGCTCGCCAAGTCTCTTGATGGTTCCAGGATGTCCTGACCAGACTATCACTTTACTGTCTGGATTCTTATCAAAGATGTCTTCTAATATAGAATCGCACATCTCAAGGCGTGGGTTGTCTTCAAACTTCCATTCATTCACAAGCTTAATGAGATCTGGATCACTGTATGGAGAAAGAGTGTCTTTGATCATGCACGGATCAATACACGCCTGCTGGACTTTAGCGAATTGCTTATAGACCTCTCTCATCACTGTCTTCATAGTGTTGTTCTCCATGACTTGATTCATGACATACACTACGAATTTCTGATAGATCTTACGCTGCTTCGGAGAAAGCTCAAAGTACACTTTCTTGACAATCTGGTCCGGTAAGTTGAGATTGTCATCCGCAAACTCTCTTATGATCCACGGCTCAACTTTCTTAAGGAATGACTTCACTGGACCGGGCTTATATGATCTGAACTGGTATTCTGAGAAACGAGTCCCGACATAAGCTACTTTATTAAGCCACATGTTGTAGTCCAGATGAATGATGTTGGGGTCCATGATCTTAAACTGAGACCACAAGTCCATGACTCCATTCGGATATGGAGTGCCCGACATAAGATACCTGAACCTGAAATACTCAGCTTCTTTGATAAGACACTTAGTCTGACCCGCTTGCCTGTTCTTAGTGCTATGAGCTTCATCAAGGAACAACACTCTTCCCTTCTCACCCCAAGAAGACAAATCAATAGGTGGTTTGACTACACGGCTCTTAGATGTGAGTGGCTTGCCTTTATGCTCTTTCTTATAAGTGTCAGAACATACCATGAGAAATGAACGATAATTTGTTATGACTACCTTCGCATCTGAGTTGAAAGGGTCTCTGTCCTTAGTGTTCACTATGTATATGTCTTTCTCTTCAAGCCCAAATGTGTTGAATCTCAAAAGCTCACGTTTGAGGTTATGCACTCCTTCAGGGCGACAGACTATGAGACATCGGTCTACAAGCCCATAATGCCATATGTGATTGAGTATCCCAAATGCCATGTAAGTCTTACCAAGACCTTGTTTATGAGCAAGATAGCATCTTGTCTGCTTTATAGCCTGGCGTATTGTCCTTTCCTGGTACTCGGCAAGAGGAGGTGTGACAAGAAGACTTGGATCATAGATGATTCTAAGATGCTCAGTCTCAGGGTCTGGATCAATTCTCTGCTTAAGCTCCTCTGTCATAGACAATGGCTCAACAGACTGGACATCAAACAAGAAATCATCAATGTAATCTATATGCTTATACCACACATTAGACTCACATTGCCCATCATTTATGTTCTCATCTGGAGTAAAGACATACCAGAACTTATTGTCACGCAAAAGCTCACGTAAAGCCTGAAATGTAGACCCTGAGATCTTGATGACAAAATAATTCTTATCTTTACTTAACCAGCACTTGTTCATTCAATCAAACCCTTATATAGATATTTTACCTCTCATAGACGATTTGCTTTGTCAAACTTGAAGAAATTGGCATTAGACACAGGAGTCTCATCTTTAGTGAAGAATCTTGCAACTCTTGGATCAATCTTTGAGATCTGAAAGTTGAGAGACTTGTATAAAGAATGAAGTATCTTAGCATTGAACTTACATCTATATATAGATTCAATGATCTCATCTTTGCTTATGCTTTGGAATGAGACTAATCTCTCATTCAACAGAAGACGTGATGCATTCTCAATTATCTTCTGCTTGAATCCCAAAGAGATGTATTGGTTTCCACGTATCTTTGATATGACATCTGTCATTGAGTCATAGTCTAAGACCAGTCTGATAAGATCCTTCTCTCTTATGCCAGGCAATCCAGGAGGAATGTTGTCTGAACTGTCTCCTCGGAATGCTTTGTATAGCACAATGTTCTTGATTGAAGGCTCAAAGCCAAATTTATCTGTGAAGTCAACTGGTCTGTAGACTACGTAATCACGCATCTCATATCGAGCCACATGGCAATAATCAGTCAAAGACCTCATCCAATCCATGTCATTAGACACAAGAAGGACTTCTTCATCTTCAGGAAAGATCTTGACTAAAGGATCTACAAGATCATCAGCTTCAAATCCTTCTTTCTTCACACAATAGAAGTTGTCTTTGTAATTGAGAAGAATAGTCTGGAATATGTCCATCGACCTGTAGAACCCATCATCTTTCTTAGTCCTGTTAGACTTATAGTCTGGATCAATGAGCTTACGTCTATTCTCTCCTGAATGACAGTTGTCAAACAAGAAATAGATCTTACCGTCTTCTTTCAAGAACTTGCTCTCAATTGAGTTGATCATTCTGATAGCAGTGTATATGCCACCACTCACTATCTTACTTCCATCTTCAAGCTCAGCAGTGAGGTCTTGATTCACTGCATATGCCCTCATGTAAAAATTACTGATGTCGATGAGTATGTTGTCGTATTTCATATTCCATAAATGTTCTCACCATGATAGATAGAACTTATGTTAGACACATAAATGTTCCATCTCTCAATTGGAGTTATCTCAATCTCTTTTGAGCAATAATCTCTTAAGAAGACTATCACTGGAATCTTAAGCTTACATGCATAAGGCTCATCAGAATCTGGATCATTCAGCTTCTTCATCAATATCAGGTTATGAGATATGTTCACTTTATCTATGACATAAACAACACCATCTAAAGATTCAAGCCTGGGATACTCTTTCTCAAACAGGTTAAGATATATGTCACGTATGATGTCACTTGGATTACGTGTACGATCAATGTTGAATATGTATCTAGACAATCCATGCCCTAACTTGACAATCACTTTGTTGTTCTTAAAGTCAAAGAAAGCTTTGAAGAACACTGGACTGTTCTTAGAGAGATTCTTAAGCTTATGCTTCAATGAGACTTCAAATTCTTTCTTATCCATTACGTTGACTCAGAAATCACAGTATGCACTACATACACTTCATCATCAAGCCCGTTACGCGTATTCTCAGCATTAGCAAAATAAACCGCCGGCTTTCCCTCTTCACATCTTATGAGTATGTCTTCAACACCATAGTTAGACAATGTTGATATGACAGACCTAAAGATGTTCAGATACAACAGAAAGACTTTGCCATTGAAATATGAAGCATCTGAGAATTCTTCAATTGGAATCTTATAGCTGACTTCACCTGAATAGTTTGAGTCAATTTGCATATAAGGCTCATTGAGCTCGTTTCCGTCATCGTCAAGTGAGATGAACTTACATGTGCATATGACATCACTGACGTCTTTCAAGAACTCACTCAAGAAATTCACAGAAGAGTTAAGCTGATTCTTATTGATTATGCAATAGTTCTCATGATTGAACTGTTTCTGGAACATAGGATCAAGTGGATCTACTGGAAGCTGATACTTAGCAGAAGATGAGAAACGTACCTGGACACCATTGTATAAGAACTCAATCATGATAGCTTCATTTGAGAGTTCTCTGAAACTGAAATTGACCTGTCCTTCTAATCTCAAGGCCAATATGATCTTTATGAGCTGATATGGAAGATTGAACTCTGCTGTGAATGAGCTTGGAAGCTTAGCAAAGAACATCTTGAACTCATCCAAAGCAACTGCATATCCTGAGATGAAGTAAAGTGTGCTGTATTCAGAATTCACATCTGAATCAACATAATTCAGAGAACTGGACACAAGCTTATTGAACTCATCTGAGAAATCAATAGTCTGAAAGATCCAGTCATCATGTGTCTCATCTGGAAATGAAGCGTCTGCAACATCTATCTGCGGAAGAATGAATCTGTTTCCATCCGAAGTATAGAATGTGAGATCATCGTCTTTGACTTCAATGCTCTCATAAGCTCCGACAAGAGAGAAGAACTTTGATCCTTCAACATACATTGGCTCATGAGCTTCATAATCTGACAAAGCAAGATCAACTGTGACCAAAGTCTGCTCGTCCATGAATTTGACTTTATGGTTGTCAAAATCAATATAGACATACTCATACGCTCTCAGACCCTGTTTTCTCATCATTGCCCAGATCTTTGAGAGCTGCTTCAGGTTCTCTGTGATTATCTTCATATATGAAGACCTCCATCATAAATATATTGATATTTATATTATACCACAAAACTACAGTGTCATCATTAAGAACTATTTGATTATGGAAGAACAATTTGAGAATGCGTCTGAGATAATATTCTTCACTCCTAGAAGCCAATACCGATGGATATATGAGATTGATGGTGGGAAAAAGCATATCATACACCAAGATGATATGTTAAGATTCATAAAGAAATATATAGATAAGAAAGACGTAGAGACAGTGTCAGACATAATGATGAGACACCAGCCTTTCATAGTGACAGTTGAAGATCATCAGGTGATAGAACTACATAAAGAAGAAGACACGTTAGAAGATCAAAGACATAAGCTTAAAGATGAGATAGACAATGTCATCAGATATGGCAGTCAGCCTGGCTCAATCGTGTCAGACAACGGAGATGAACGCTTTAAGAATATGACACAAAAATTCTTAAAATTATAGCATTTTGCCTATTTACAAAATCTGATTTTAGTTTATAATGAATCTTGTTATTTCGGATAGGGCTGAAAGATAGAATAAGCCAAACATCCAAAGCGGTATTTTTTAAAAGTAAAAGTAAAAAGAAAAGAAAAGTAAAAGAAAAGATCAAGGCACTATGAAGGAGACCATGTCATTAGTCATTGAGATTGCATCTAGTGTCTTAGGACAAGAAGTCCTGAAATAAGTCTGACCTGCAGGTCAGATGAAGCCCTTAGCGGAATCTGGTGAGAGGGCAACCGAGGAGGACTGCAATTCCACAAGAATTGCAAGAGTGGTAGGTCCAGTTGCTAGGGATGATCCTAGTTATGAGTCCACTCTACTGAACAGATCATCCGAAGTTCAGAAGAAGGCGACGGGGCAATGGCTCCAGACACCATGTGGGAAGCTTTCTTATAGGTCCTAAGCAGGTTTGATGATCTGCTTTAGGAGGACTATAAGAAAGCTCTGAAGCAAATCACCAGATACCATATGAATTATTGATTGAATTATCAGATATGAATACTCTAATAATAATTACTACTAGTACCCAAACTAATATAACTTTTATATAATACCCGTAACACAATTGCAAAAAGATTTTTTGAGATTTCTTAAATGCATTGAAATAAATCATAGATAATTCATCACATCAAGAAAAATCATAAAAACAATGTTGATCTAAAAAAATCAGTCAAATTTGCTCATATGACGTCAAAACCCACACGCATAGTGGTATAATATATAATGTAAGCAGAACAGTGATGTCAACACTTTCTGCTATGCGCAGACAGGCTGAATGTAAGCACGTCTAACATTTCAATTCATAAGGAGAAGCATGGACATGGCACTTGACAGAAAAGCGATGTTCGCGGCGGCGCAGAAGAAGCGTCAGATTGAGAAAGAAGAGGAGTCTAACAGAAGCTCCTGGTCCGGTGAGTATGAGAACACTTACTGGATGGCATTGCAGACAGATGGCATAAGAGTGTTCCGTATTCTCGGATGTCCGATGAGCGACAGGCACGACGGGACTGACCCGAAGAAGATCAATGTTGCTCGCATCAAAGCAGACAACGGAGGATCATTCTATTGCGTGTTTCCAGACAAGCAGTCTGAGCCCAACTGGATCTTGTGGAAGATCTGGGATCTTGTGACTAAAGGCACTATGGTTGGGTCAGGTAAGTCAAGACATAAGGTGTATGACTTTGAGAAGTCACATCCAGAGTGCTTTCGTAGAGTAGTGTACAATGACACAGAGAACAACCCATATGAGAAAGGCTGGTTCCCACAGGCAAGAGTAGTCATGAATGTCATTGACAGACAGGACCCGGAGTTCCATAAGAACACTAACCATAGTAAGCTTCTTTCTTCAAAGGGCAAAGAGAATACGTCAAAGCCTGGCACATTCTTCTATGAATGGGGTGTTCCTGTAAGTTGCTACAACACAATCTGGGATGAGGTTGTTGAGTATTCTGGAGACTGGGCAGACTATGACGTCTGTGTCAAGAAGCTTGATGACACTCCATATTACACTGCATATCATGGAGTCAATGATGCTCATAAGATCAAAGATGCTTCTAAGTTTGTTGTAGATGGTCCTATGACACCTGAAGAAGAGAAGCTTGAAAGATATGATCTTGATGAGATGTTCAGAGTCACTCCTTACACTAAGATCAAAGCTAAGCTTGGAAACTTCATCAAGAAAGTCGATGTAGACTTCGGGACTAACTTCTCAAAAGAGCTTGAGACTCTTGTTGAGCAGGAGCAGGCCAGATGGAAGTCAGAAGGACGTAATGCTAATGGATACATCAATGCTCCAAAGACTACACACACCACTGAGTCTGTCAAACAGATGGGCATTGAAGATGAGTATGATGAAGATCCAGTTCCAGCTTATGAAGAAGAATATTCTGACAGAAGAGTCTCAAGTGAGCCTGAGAGAATCAGAAGAGTTGAGATCGACTGGGCAGGTCTTGCTGATGGGTCTTACAACGGTACGAAATATCTTGGTGTCAATAAGATGACTCCTGAAGAGAAAGCACTTGTCTTAGCTGTCAAAGAAGATGGGTCTTTTGTGTACAAAGAAGGTCTTGAGATCTTGAAGAACACTGCGAATGGTTTCCGTAGTCCAGCTTCATTCCACGTTGATCCTTTGAGTGGTGAAGTATGGCCTACTGATGTGCCATATTGATCTTTTTTGATATCGTATAGATTTATTTTTGTCTGACATCAGATTATAATGACCTATGGAGATATGGGTTCTTCATAGGTCATTTTCATTTTTTTCAGTAAGGCATTTGAGATGGCAAAGAATAAAGAAAGGACATGTGTCAATTGCAATAAAGTTGTGACATATAGCTATGGTACTAAGCCGTCTGTATGCCCATATTGTGGGAACAAATGGTGGGATAAGCCTAAAGATGAGTATGACTTGCAGATGTTGCAAGATGACTACATCCGTTCTGGGCGTGATCCCAATAAGCTTTCTCTTATGTATGACGGTCTCATACGTTATTGTGAGAATCTGATCAAGAAGAATCTCAAAGGAAAGAAGAACTTAGATCCTGAACGTATATATGAGCAAGCTGAAGACAGTGCGTTGAATTTCTTAGAAGTCTATCTTAAGAAGCCTGATTATGTAGTAGAAGCTTCTTTCGGTGGACTTCTTTCACGTTATGTTGCTGGAGTCATGTACAACAATCGTGAGAAACTGAATGACAGTCTGACTTCATTAGACAGCATAATAGCAGATGACATGAAACTCGAAGACAATGTGTATAAGTTCATGGACACATCTTCTGACAAAGATAAGTTTGAGAAAGATGCTTATTCAGAATACATGCAGTCGCATCCAGAAGAACTAGTAGATGATCTTATCTCAATAATAGTCAAGAAGAAGACTCAGATAGAGAAGTCTACTAACCAGACTGACAGGTTCTTGTTCTTAGTAGCAATACGTAATTTCTTGTTGAAGAATCGAAGATGCTCAATAGATGAGTTCTATGATTATTATGGAGACGACTTGAAGTTTGACATTGATGATTGTCTTGAAAAGATGAAGAGGAGGCTTAAAGATGAGAGATGATGAGAACTTGCATATCATGTCTCTGTTTAATCTTATCTTGACAGACACTACTCATGGAAACAAAGACATATTGAACTTATATAAGATCATTCCGGATCTTGAGACATTTGTGAAAGTAATCAAGCTTTTCAGTGGCCGTAAAGTCAAGTTTCCCACTGAAGATGAGATAAATGAATGCATGACTCTTGCATTGATATACTATTACAGATACGAGAAAAAGTTAAGTTGGGAGGAAGTCAAAGAATTGGTCCCACAAGAATTCAGTCCTATGGGTTATTCTGCTAAGATCGCAGGATTCAATGTCCAACTTAAGAAGAAGATAAACAAACTCATGGAGTCTTACAATGGATAGTAAAGAAATAGACAATGTAGGTGTTGAGTTGCTCAATAAGATGAAAGACAAGCAAGTCACAGAAGAAGTCCAGGTGGTCCAGGACATGGATGAGTTCAGAGACTTACGTATGCAGCTGTTCTCTTTCTTCAAAGACAGGATGGGAGCTATCACTGCAAAAGAACGTATCCTGCAGAAACTCAATGACAGGATTCTTGAATATGTAGACACTGAAGACATGACTCTTGAAGAGATGCAATCTGTGTATCGCATGTATGCTTCTGACAGCAGAGAAGCGACTGACAGTTTCTTAGCATTGTTCAAACCTACTCCTGGCACTCCTTCATTGTTAGCTCAGAACATATCTGAGAAAGAGGAGAAGAAAGACAAGTTTGATGAGCTTTATGAGTCTATGAACGCTGAAGACTTACAGAAACTTGATAAGTTCATCAAAGCATTCTCATCAATCAACACATCTGAAGAGAATTGATCTATGCTCAGCAGAGAAGAATACAAGGAATTCTACAGGAATCGTGGAAGATGTCCAGACAGTAAGACTGTTGGACAAAGACTCAATGAGAGACAACTTGATTCAAGATATGACAAATACGTAGAGAAACAGAAAAGACAACGTGAGAAGCATAAGTTCAAGCTTGATGAGCAATGGATTGAGCTAAAGTCTCATCTTGTCCAAGAATGCGCGCTGATAAGAGCATTGCGTAATGCTGGGCGTATAACTGACATCCATGCAATCTATCAGAATGGTAAGTTCTTAGTCAAGACTTTAGATGGAGCTCATATCATATCTCGGCAAAAAGCTCCATATATGAAATATGATCCTGACAATGTAGTCATGATGAACCGGTATTCTCATTCAATGCTAGATTTCATGAAGAATCCGATAGATGGGTCTCCCATAACTAAAGAAGAGCAAGATGAATGGTGGAAGTTCATAATAGGTGAAGAACGTTGGGAACGTCTCAATAAGAAATATCTGACAGGGGGAACAGAAGATGTCTAAAGAATACGATGATTATCTGGTTGAGCATAAGCGTGCCGTAGGAGAATGCCTTAAGCTCTTAGCACAAGAACCATCTTCAGTCAGAAATCTCAGTGAGTCACTTATCAGTGACATTTGCGAGAATCATGACAGATCTAAGTTGACTATTGAAGAATATGAGGGATATGACCGCTGGTTCTATGGTGTCAAAGATGAGAGTCCTGAAGCTGAGGAGAGATTCAATTATGCATGGCTGCATCATATTCACAACAACCCACACCATTGGCAATATTGGGTGATAGTCGAAGATGCCGGATCATCTGTTCCAATGAAGATACCAGCCGTGTTCTTAGTTGAGATGGTCGCAGACTGGGGTTCATTTGCTTATCGCAAACATATGCCACTTGAGCTTAAGGAGTGGTATGATTCTCATAAGGACAAGATCATCATGCATCCAGAAAGTCGTGCTAAAGCAGAGATGCTCATTGATGATCTGATAAACAAGCTCCAAGCCAAGTTCATGGATGAGAGATCGTCGGATTCTGAGGTATAATATATATAAAGGATCGTAGACAATGGCAATGAATGCATTAGACAAATTGAATGCGCTTCTCAGTAAGAAATATGGTGATGGAGTCATAATGGATTTACGTAATCCTGAGACTTCTTTGCCTGACATACCAAGAGTGGCTTTAGACAATCCAAGCATAGCGGAGCTTTTCGGTAAAGAAGGAGTCCCTATCGGAAGAGTGATTGAGATCTACGGAGAAGAGTCCTCAGGAAAGACTTCTCTTTGTGAATACATCGCCGGGCAGTTTCAGAAATCTGATCTGCCATATGTGGACGATAAGACTGGTGAGGTCAAGACACGCAAAGGTGTGGTAGTCTACATTGATGCTGAGAATGCGATAGATCTCGAATATGCTAAAGTCCATGGGTTTGACAGAAACAATGCGATATTAGTCCAGCCAGACAGTGGAGAAGAAGCATTAGACATCGCGTTTGCTTATGCTGACTCTGGTGAAGTAGATCTCATAATTCTTGACTCTATTGCAGCACTCACTCCTCAGGCTATCATTGAAGGAGACATGGACCAGCAGACTATCGGACTTCAAGCCAGAATGTTGTCAAAGTTCTTTGGTAAGTCAATTGCGACATTCAAGAAAAACAACTGCACTTTGATTTGCATAAACCAGACCAGGACTAAGATCGGTGGTTGGTCGCCTACTGGAACTACACCTACAGATACGACTGGTGGTAAAGCATTGAAGTTTTATGCTTCTGTCAGGATTGAAGTACGTCGTAAAGAATACATAATGGACAAAGATGATCTCAAAGGCTTAGTGATTGCTGCAAAGACAGTCAAGAACAAGACCGCTCCACCAATGGTGAAGAAACTCCTGGAGATGTCTTTTGACACGTCTTTTGACTCAAAGAAAGAATGGATAGATGTATTCATCAAATACAACTTGATTGAAGCTGGTGGTGCTGGATGGTTCACTATTTCTAGTGGTGAGAAGTTGCAAGGCCGTGACAATTTAGTCAAATATTATGAAGAGCATAAAGATGAGTTTGATGAGTTAGTCACTAAAGCTCGTAAGATCATCAATGCTAACACTGGATCTAGAGTCTCAGTCGATGAAGATGAGATTTGATGATACTATCTAATTGGAAACAGAGCTTCCATATGATTAAACCCTAAACTGGATGGTGATGACATCAGTTGTCACCATCCTTTTTTCTTATCTTTCGTGGTATAATATAATATAAGAGGTACCTGCGTATTATGAAGATAAACAATCTTGTCCTTAAGAACTTCAAGTCAGTGACAGACGAGTCATTCACATTTGACAATGGGATAATATGCTTTGCTGGTGACAATGGCGAAGGGAAGTCTACTGTCATACATGCAATACTCATGCTTTTGTTCAACTCATATGACTTGTCGTTCAAAGACTACATCAACTGGAATGCTTCTAAGTTTGACATCTCAATGACATTTGAGCATAATGGTGAGAGATGGTATGAGGAATTTGAGTATTCTGAGAAATCCGGTTCTAAACGTATTCTTAAGAACATAGACACAGGAGATTTCTGGGAGAACTCATCGGCAATATCTAAGTTAAGTGAGATTGTTGACTTTGATCTTGCTAAAGCAAGCATAGTCTCTATGGAGAATGATCAGAATCTCATAACTACTACTCCTGCCAAGAGGCGTGAGTATCTCAAAGGACTTTATGACTTAGAGTTCAGAGAGCAACTTGATTCTATAACTAATGACCTCATCAAGATATCAGAAGAGCAGACTAAGCATGAAGCTGAGATATCTGCTTTGGAGAAACAAGAGTTCCCACTTAAAGAGTATAAGAATGAGCCTTGTGATGAGAAAAGATACATTGAAGCTAAAGATGATCTTGGAGTGCTCGTTGCTAAGAAAGGTGAGCTTGAGTCACAGAAGCGTAAGAAAGATGAGATTGAGTCCAAGATTTCTGAGATCAATCTCGCAATAAGACGATGTGTCATGCAGAAATCATCTATCGATGAAGAGATCAGACGTGCTGAAGATGAGATATCTCAGTCACAAAGATCAATTGAAGATGCAGAGAATGAAGACAAACTCACTGAACTGAATGCCAGATTAGATAAGATCAATACAGAGTTTGAGTCTAAGAAGACTGCATTAGATTCAGACATAAGCAAGTTTGCTGAAGAAGTCAAAAGACTTGAAGCGGTTCCTGATGTGAGAGAAGAAAGAGAGAAGATCCGTGCTCAGATCAGAGACAAAGAGCTTGACCAACGTACTACACAGACTCTTATCTCACAGTCTCAAGATAAGCTTGAGATATTGAACACTGGCAGATGTCCGACTTGCGGGCATGAGATATCTGAAGAAGAGATCAGAAATGAAGAAGAAGTTCTCAATAAGCTTAAGAAGAAGAATGATGAGTTAGATTCAGAGCTTTCATCATTAAGCATAGTCAATGACCAGCTTAGAGAAAGACAAGAGAAGAGAGACAATGACATCAGATTAGCTGAAGCAGATCTTGCTAAGAGTGAAGGTCTTCTTCAGTTGACTATGAGCAATCATTCTCGAGATGTCACACACATTGAGCATGAGATTGAGATGCATAAGACTAATAAAGAGAATGAGATCTTGAGATTGAGATATAGAATAGACAACGGACATAAGATCATTGAGTCTCAGCAGAACATACTGAAGCAGACTGAATATTTGCTCGAAGAGCATAGAAGATCAATCAAGAATCTCTATGATGACCTAGAAAGCATTGGCGATCCTCAGACAGTTATCAACACATTGTCTGAAGAAATGAATGCTGTGGAGTCTCTTGTGCATGAGTATGAGGATGTCTTACAGTACAACAAATGGGTCAGTGAGTATAACTCAGAACAGAAAGAGAGATCCGGCAAGAGAGATGCTGAGATTCTTGAGTTTACTAAGAATCTGAGGGATCTCAGTGAACGTAAGTCAATGATTGAGAAAGCAAAGACAATCGTAGTACGTGAATTTCCAAGCTTTGTCATATCTTACATGGTCAAGTCCCTCGAGAATTATGTGAATGAGTTCTTGACAAAAGTATACCCTAAGTATCAGATAAAGATCACTGAGTCTAAGAACTCACTTGCCATAACTTATGGCCCTAACAAAGCTGATGTCAAGATGGCTTCTGGATTTGAGAAATCTGCGTTCAGCTTAGCATATATGTATGCTTTGGGAAAGATGCAGAAATATGGCATCCTCATCATCGATGAAGGTGATGGAGCTGCTTCAGACAACAACAGCTTATTGTTCTACAACACAGTTGCTAAGTCTCAAGAATTCTTCCCACAAATCTTTTGTATAACACATAAGGAAGTTGCTAAAGAGCTTCTTCAGAACACGTATCATGCCCAAGTGTATGTAGCTGAGTCTGGACACTATTCAAAAGAATGACTATGTCTATATGAGATATGAGGATGATAGTATGAATGTTGACTTCACAAGAATTAAGACTTTCAAGATGAACTTTGATGGGTGTAAGACTTATCATGAGATAGGACAGATTGTCAGAGAGATAGAAGAATCAGCAGATCCTCCGTTCTTGGCTATATTGAAGACTGCTGAGAGACATCATGATGAGTTCAAGGTCGCGGCAGTGTATGAGAATGACAGCATGCATATCTGCGATGAAGACGACATCAAAGTGTTGATTGAGAACTTTCCGGAGGAATGGAAGCAATGAAGACTGTTTGGGTCGGATGCGACAATGGTGTCACTGGATCAATCGCATTCATAATAGAAGACAAAGAGACTGGATATTACAATACAGAATTCATGCTTACTCCAGTCTTTTCTGAGCTCTCATATCAGAAGACAAAAGTGAAGCATATGACTCGCGTTGACTTCAAGGCTTTGTATGAGATAATGAGAAGCCATAAGGAAGACAGTGAGAGGTTTGTGGTTGCTATTGAGAGACCGATGATAAACTCAACTCGTTTTGATGCGAGCCTGTCAGCCCGGGCCAGTCTAGAGGCCATGCTCATAATGTTCAATCTTTTAGACATAAGTTATGTCTACATTGATTCCAAAGCCTGGCAAAAGCAACTTCTTCCCGCTAATCTGAAAGGATCACCTGAACAGAAACGGGCTTCCAGGGATGTGGGATGCAGATTGTTTCCTGAGCATAAGGAACTGATAATGAAGCATAAAGACGCTGACGGCCTGCTTATCGCATTGTATGCTAAGAAGAATCTATGACAGGTGACTTACAAGATTTTATAGACACATCTACAAATAAAGAGAAAGAGATTCTTACTTCATTGCCTAAGACAGATGCTTATTACGCTACTGTGGATCTTCTGTCAGGTGATGAGTCTGCTTATAAGATCATAAGTGCGTATAAAGAAGACATAGTGTCTATACTGAAGAAGATCGCCAATGATCCTGTCATAACTGATAAAGATAAGATAGAGCTCCTGTCTAACACCTGGCGTATAAATTATAGACAACCCCCACCAACAATTGAGGAATTTCTGACTCCCGCTTGGCTTGGTGACACAGCCGAGTCATTGTATCCTCATGTCCGCAGGATACTCATTGAGTTCTGGGCTCCAGACTCTAAATACCGGCATCTGATCTTAGCCAGTGGCATACGTTGTGGCAAGTCAGTCCTTTCGACGCTCTCCAGCCTCTACTGTACGGTGAATCTGTGGAGTATGAGAAATCCCAAACGTTTCTTCGGGCTTGCAAGAATGAGTTCTATTGTGTATATGATGATATCTTTCACAATGGACAAAGCTCAGCAAGTGCTGTTCCAGCCATTCATGCAAATATTGTCAAGCTCAGATAAGTTCAAAAGAGTGAAGCTTGAGGAACGTCTTGAGATCAATCAGTTAGACAATCCAGATGTTGTATGCTGGACAACCGCAGGAAGAATGGGAAGCCTTCAGTTCTACAATGACTTACATTATGTCATAGCATCGGATCCAGCACAGCTTCTCGGTCTTAATGTGATAAGCGCGATCTTGTCTGAGATATCATTCTTTGTTGACCGTGGCTTTGGACCTGATTACATCTGGCGCATATACCAAGATTCGGTAGCGAGAATAAGAGGAACATTCGGCAACAAGTATTTCGCAGGCACTACGTTGGACTCATCACCCAATGACATCGTGCTTTCTCCCATAGACAAATACATATTCTCAGGTGAAGCCGCTAAAGATCCTGAGAACTACATATTCACAGGGCCTCAATGGGAATACAGGCCTGAGCTCAATCCGATATGGCTTAAGACCGGTGAGACTTTCCCGGTGTTCAGGGGATCTGAGACCGAGCCTGCCAAAATGCTTGAGCCGGATGAGATCAAGCTGTATAACGCAGATGAGATCTACAATGTGCCCATTGATCAGATCAAGCTGTTCAAGTTGGATACCCTTAAGAATGTCAAAGACATATGCGGCTGGCCGGCCGGTGCTAAAGGCATGCTGGTCAGGGATGAGAAGATCATTGAGAACATGTTTGTTGACAGTCTTAAGAACATATACAGTTACATATATGCTCCTGAAGACAAGCTTCCCAACCATTTGATATGGGACATAGTGTATAAGACATTCTGGAAGCCTTATGACAAAGGCTATGAGTTCTATCGCTCACCTTCTGAGAAACGTTATCTGCATGTTGACCAGTCAGAGTCAGGAGACATGGCCTCTATATGCATGGTGCATCCTGAGACCGACGCCAAGTCAGGCACCATGATAGTCGTCACGGACTTCACGATAGTCATATCACCGCAAAAGTCCAGGATAAACCTGGATGCTATACGCTATTTCATCCAAGACATCATTGAGAAAGGACGTATGAATGTTGATTTCGTAAGCTTTGACCAATACCAGTCTGCATCAGCATTGCAGTATCTTAAGAGAAGGGAGATAAAGACTGAGAAACTCTCAGTTGATTTCTCAATGAACCCGTATTACACAATGGTCTCGTACATGTCTGCTGGTAAGCTCAAATGCGGACGTAATGTGATATTGAAGAACAACATCAAGGCACTTCATGAGACTGAGACCCGAGGTGGGCATAAGAAGATAGACCATTTGCAAGGTAAGATTGTGTATGAGGACGGTGGAGATTGGGTCACATCTTCTATGGGTAAGTTTGCAAAAGACTGCTCAGATGGTTTATGTGGTGCGGTATGGAACTGTGTGCAGCATTTCAATGGAGTGCCGAGATATGTATGGGAAGAAGATATGATGAGATCAGACCAGAAGTCTATCGCTATCTCAAAGAAAGAGAAGTTCTTGAAGGACTTACGTAAGAAATATGGTATAGATACTTCTAAGATAGGAGGAACGTCATGAATGAAAAGAAGATCAAAGTGAATGAACGTGAGATGACTGAAGAAGAGTTTGATAAGTACAAGAAAGAGACCGAGAATAAGAAAGGGGTCAAACTCGTGAAAGTAAGTGAATCTGTCTACAAGACTCGAATCCAAGGGTGAAAGAAAAGCCGGTGAGGAGGGTCACCGGCAAGGATCAGGAGAAGGAAAAGAGGATTTCCTTCATATTAAGATAGTAGGAGTCAACATGGCAAAGTTTTCACAAGAAGAGAAAGATCTCATATATAGGATACATCTGTTGTCTGGAAAACCTCTTTCAGATGTCAATGATATGTTTGAGTCGTTTTGCCTTTGTGCTGTGCTTGCATGCTTAGAAAAAGAGCCATTGCAGGTCCCAATGATCGGAGAGATGAATGTCATATACAACGGTGAAGACATCTCGGCTTTGGGTAAAGAAGCTAAAGTTGAGATATCTGTGACACCCAATAAGTTCTTGAAGAAGGTGATAGGCCAAGTGCAAGATGGAGAAGAGTCTGACATTGAGAAGTCTTTTGAGTTGAAGATAAAGAACATTCTTAAGTCTTTAGTGTGATTTCTCTGGTAGAATATAATCATATGGAACGTTACATTGAAAAAGAGATCAATGGAGAGAGATATCTTATCAAGAATCCCGAATGGGTTGAGGAACAGAATAAGATATTTGAAGAGTATCGGATAAGAACAGCAAATCTTCCAGTGCATGTCAAAGGCCTTACCCTGAAGGATTACGTGTCTTCAGATAGAGTCATTCCACGAAAACTGATGATCTATATAGATGAGTTCGAAAGTAAGTTCAAGAACATCCATCTTTATTTCTGGTCACATGAGAATGGCACACAAAAGACTACTACTGCTTCGATAGTCGGCAATCTTCTTTTGAGCAAGGGGCATTCAGTCCAGTTTGTGTCTATGGGAGACTTGATCAAGAATTTACAGTCAGAGCAATTTGATGAGGGAGTCCTTCCTGCGGTTGAGACATATAAGACATGTGATTTCTTGATCATAGATGATGCTTTTGACAAACGTAAGGCGACAATGTACAAAAGTGGTTGGCAGATCTCATTCTTAGACCAGTTCTTAAGACACCGTCTTGAGACAGTCAGACTTGCCACATGCTTCACATCTAATTTCTCACCAGATGAGATAGATGAGAATGTGTTTGGGATAAGTGTGAAGAAGCTTGTCAACAGATCAGTGTTGGACCCGTTTCATTTCACTACTCTCTGGCAAGAAAGAAACCATTTCGATCCAAATGATCTCTGGAGTTGATTATGTCGTTCAATGTTCAATTTGAGTCTGAGAAACGTGTGTTTGAATGCATAATCAAGAACACATCATTGTTGTATGACATTGACCCTGACTGGCTTTCACATAAGGGAAAAGAGATATACAATGGCATTGAAGCGTTGACGTCTAATAAGAAGTCTTTGAATGCAGACAACCTCATAATCCAAGTCAATGATGAGGATGTCAGAGACTTTGTTGTCGGTTTGTTTGAAGACAACCATTCAGATGTCAGAGACTTTGAGATATATAAAGACCGTCTTAAGACAGATCATGTACGTGAGACTATATCAGAACGGCTTTCTGATGACTTGAAGATCTTGGTGAACAAACGTGGTGATCTTGACATACGTAAAGTTGAAGATTTGTCAAGACTTCTTGAAGAGAACTTAGATCTCATAAGAAGCAAACGTTCATCTGTAGCGACTATGTCAGATGTCACTAGGCGTTATAAAGAAGAGATTGCTGACCGGATATCAGGTAGATTCTACACATATGGTGATGCTGAGTTAGATAAGGTCACAGTGGGAGCTCAGCCTGGACAGATCACTACTTTATTTGGTCCCAGTTCTATGGGTAAGTCCGCTTATGCACTCAATCTTTTCAACAAGCAGATAAACAAACATATACCCAGCGCGTATTTCACTCTTGAGATGGATGAGGTGTCCACTATGGATCGTCTCATAAGTCTCAGGACCGGCATACCTGTGACAGATTTACAGATGAAGAATGTGGATGGAGAAGAGAAAGCATTCATAAAAGATGTGATTGATTCAGAGATCCAACGTATAAACAAGATGTCAGATTGGATGTATTTGCTAGATGAGCCTGGCCTTAAACTTTCTGAGTTTGAGTCTAAGATAATGAAGCTTAAGAAACGTATGGGTGTAGACTACATGATTGCCTTCATAGACTTATGGAGTATGTTTGCGGACATAAGGCCTGAAGCTTCTGACATAGAGCAAGCAATCAATAAGACATCTGACATTGCTAATAGACAAGGAGTCCATTTAGTTGCCATAGTCCAAGCTAATAGAGAAGCAAGTAAGAAGTCTCCAGCTAGCATTGAGCTCATACCTTCAATGAAGATAAGGAACATAGACAACATAAAGAACAGTGCTGCTATTGGTGAGCGTAGCCGTACTGTCATATCTGTGTTCAGGGCTAAGAAACTGGCAGAGCAATATTTTCCAGACAATCCTTTGACGGAAGCAATGGATGATGTGTTTGAAGCAACTATCCTCAAATGCTCTAATGGTAAGATTGGCTCAACTGTCAAGTACATATACCAGCCTGAATGTTTCAGGATAACCCCATACATTGAAGATGACAAGATAGAAAATGATTATGGGATGTGACATAATAGTATAATATAATCATGGATATGATCAATGAAGAACTGATGAACAAGTATGTCTCTTATGTGACTGACACTATAAGCAAGTGCAAGAAGATGGGAGATCTCATTGATGACTTACAAGAAGTAGTCACACCAGCAAGACTCAACACTGCTCTTGCAATGTACTTCAATGTCTCAACTTGGCTGATAGCTGAATACCAGAGACAGAAGATTGTGTATGAGATAACCAAGCGGGAGTTTGACTCTTGGAAAGATGATCTCTTTGAAGAGGCAAAGCGTCAAGTCATATATGAGTATGCTGAGACTAAGGTCAAGCCTTCCGTCACAGAGTTTGAGACTAGGGCAAGGCACATGAAGAAGCAAGAGTATCAAGAGAAGCTCGCTGAGCTTGAGACTTCAGAGTCTAGGATGCGGTTCTTACTCCGTATGACAGAGCTCATGAAGTCATATGACAGCATACTTACTACACTTTCTTCAAACATGAGACAAGAGATGAGGACATTGTCTTTAGACAACAGGATGAACAGCACTCCAGAAGGAGTAAGCATGAACAAAGTCAGAGCTGGTTTTCCTGAATCAACTAGAGTAAGAGTATGAGGAGGCATATATGAGAGTTGTTGGCATTTGTGGCAGAGGAATCGAAGGTTGTGGACAGACTAAGTATATGATAGAGACTAAGAAAGCTCTTGAATATTCAGGACATGTCTGTGATCTCATTGTCTCAACAGACCATAGCTTTCCTCGTAAGAATGCTCATGAGATTGATTCTAAGTATGTCGGTAAGTTTGAGAATGAGTCTTTTGTAGATCATATGATAGATGAAGCTAACAAATATGATCTTGCAATATTGTTCAGCATTCCAGACATCAAGTTCTCTGAGAAATGCAAGACTGGATTCATGAGATTCCTGAATAGCCTGAACATTAAGATCATATATATAATGGTTGACCATGCGATGGGGTCAATAAGAAGAAACATAAATGTTGAAGAGATCTGTGAGAAAGTAGATATGATCTTAGTCCATTCACTTACAGGTGTCATGGCAAATTATGTGAAGTCTTTAGGTCTTAAGACTCCAGTAGATTATCTTTACACATCTAGAAACTTCGATGAGATGAGAGATAAGTTCTGGAAGCCAGTTGACCAGATCAATATGAAGTCTGTGAAATGGATCGGACGTAGTGCATTCTGGAAGAAGCCATTGCTTTTTGTTGATTTCAGTGCTAAGAAGCTTAATCCTGCAGGGTATGTGACTACAATGGAAGGGCTTGAGAAGTCAATGGCTTTTGCTACGATGTTCTTCATAGACTCAAGCCAGAAGAATGGGATAATCCCTGGCATAGATCTCAGTCAGTATGCATCGCCTAAGTTTGATGAGTTCACTAGTGACAACACTTATGTTCTTGGAGCATATGTCTTCAATGAATGCATGGAAAGACTTTCTAAGAGTGGGTTTGGTGCTGATCTGTATACTCTTAAGCCTGAGAGATATGGACGTTCTCTTGAACAGTGCCATAATGACATTGTAGCATGTGGATGCATTCCTATCTTCAGCAAGCATTTTGGAGAGAATTGTCTTACACTTGAGAACAAGAGATGGATTGACGCTTGTCCAGAGATTGTGTGGTTAGATGAAGACAATTATGATGAAGCATTTGAGAAGATGGAAAGGTATCGTAATGATCCAGTTCTCTTTGATGAGACAAGAGAGAAGATCTATGAGTTCTTTAAGACTCAAGGAGACATCTCTGTCATAAGTAAGAAATTCGATGAGATCTTAGCTAAAGCACAAGCACTTCCCTTTAAGAAAAGGACTCATAAGACTCAAATGAAGCTTTGGTGATGCTTGGTTGGAGATGACGTATGAAAATAGATCTTGGAGACTATAAGTATTGTGAGACTGATGAGCTTGAAGAACTGGGTAAGATCAAAGATAAGACTGCAGTATGGTTTGGTCATGAGGTCAAGATCAATGGGTCATTGTTTAAGACTCCATCAGGCACATACATCTTCTTTGGTCGTGTATATAATCCAGTAGCTTCAGTTGACATACACAACGGGTGGACGATTGTGAATGCTGCTTACATGAGAAATTATCTTAGTTTGTGTGACACTGTGAATGACACCAACAAATGGGATTTGCTTGGATACACTAAAGTATGACATCGATGGGAGGATGATATGACTTATAAGTTTGGAGAAGTGATGTATGATCCGTCTGATGAAAGATGCATCCAGATGCTTGGAAAGGTAGTCGCGGCATCTAACACTGGCTCTATGATCTCAAACAGTCCTATGTCATGTGTGATAGGCATCTTGAAAGAAGTAGCTTCTTCTACAACTGACAGACCGTTCAAGGTCTTAGCTATATCTGCTGGACAAATGTATGATTATGCTTTCATAAGAGAGATATTGAAGACTGAAGATGCATGAGCATCTTTCGCCGGAGTGGCGGAATGGTAGACGCATGGGACTTAAAATCCTTTGTCTGAGAAGGCGTGTGAGTTCGAATCTCATCTCCGGCAAAAAAAGAAACAACCAACCCAAAGCATGTTTGAAAATCCTGTTGCCAAAAAATTTTTGAAAAAATTTATTTACAAGTAAATTTTTTGTGGTATAATGTAAATGTAAGGAGATAAAAGAAATGGATTGGTGCAATTTCATAAAAGACTATGGTCAGTTCAAAGAAGCATGTGCAAAAGTTGCTTTCTATATGAAAGATGTTGACCCACATTTTGAAGATGTAGACATATGGACCATTGAAGAGTACTATGGAACCCATATTGTAGAAGGGTATTGTCTGAAGACAAGAGAAGGCTATAGTCCAATCACCGTGCAATTTGACATAGACCTTCTGGGTTATTCAGATTATGAACTTGCCAAGTATGTGCATGCTACAATAGAAGGATTTCTGGAAGGCACCTTATGACCAAAGAAGAGAAGAATGCTCGTAGAAGAGAGCTTTATGCTGAAAGAAAAGACTCAGCTTTACGTAAGAAATGCACAGCATTGATAGTCAAGGTCTTAGAAGACAATGGATATCACATTGAGAATCTGAATGAGTGTGATGGTTATTTCATATTTGACTTCGGAGGCAATTCTGTTAATACTTTCCATCTTAAAGAGATTCCAAAGTGGAAGTTCGGGCTTTGGTGGACCATTCTTGATGAAGAGGATGGAAGATACATCAGTGCTGAGTTATTCACTCAGTTTGAGAAAGACATTGATAAGTTCAAACCATCAAGAAGCACATTCTTAGAGACTATGCGCTTTAAGCTCAATAAGTCTGGATGTGATCTGTATGAATATGACGGATACGATCCTTTTGAAGATTTTTATGAATATAGCATAAAGCCTATGTTAGATTTCATAAAGAGACATCCTTATAGAGCTTGGGCTAGAAGTATGACTTGGGATTATGAGAAATACAGGATTCCATGGACTGGGCTCAAATGCTGGTATAAGTATGTGGACAATCTGGTATATCATAAGAAGAAAGACTGGTTTCAGGATTGGGCGGACAGAAAGCTGTTGAGGTTCTTTAAGAAAGAAGTCTTATGTTTCTTCAACAATGCTGGGATTTATGAATATGAGAACATCTCTCCTAAATACGATATGTACGCTCCTTTGTCTGAGAATAAAGAAATGTTCAATAGACGAGGCTTATATGGTGTTTTTCTCACTGAACGAGAAATTGAAGAATTCAAGAAGTGTGACAGTGAGAGATTACGTATGTGGGCTAAGATGAGTCCTAAGCTTAAGAAGAAGTTCGATGATAAGAAAAAGAAGTTTGAGAGAATCTCACGTATCATAGGGGTTGGTTACTATTTTCCTGAAATTGATGATACTATAACCATAGTGAATAAGAAAGCATATGACGAGATCAAGAGTGGTGATTCAGAAATCAAAGATGTGATGCTTTGACAGGAGGCAGTATGAGAGTTTCAGACAACACTGGATTGAACGTAGATCTTATTGTGGTGTCCAATGGTGAAGATGAGACAAAGTCTTTCTTAGAAAAAGAGATCATATCTGATGCAGGTGACAAACTCATTGTGTCAAATGTGGTATCCTGTTTGATTAAGATGATGTCTTTCGTAAACCGCCAGGATGAGTTTGAAGATCTTGCTCCTAATGGTGAAGATTACGTGATGATAAACAACAAGAAGTTCAAATGCAATAAGATCAACAAGATTTGAGAGGCGGCATATGAGCATTACTTCAATATGGGACATGAGTCATGCGACACAATTCTATAACGATGTTGTGAACTTTGAACGATGTGATGACTTCAGCACTGATTTCTTTTGCATAGCAGCCAGAAGAAAATACCTTGATCAGAAAGCTAAGGAGCATGTGAAGTTTGGAAACACATGCATGATGCATAAGACCATACTTAAAGAGTATGATGTGCATAAGTTCCAGACTAAGCTTCTTCAGGCAGATAAGATCATGGATTATTTCTATGACAGAGATTACAATGCTATTCCACGTAATTGCATGGTGTTCTATATGAATGTGAATCATACTGATGTCTTGAAAGCTATGAATGACTTTGAGACTCAATTGACTGACTGGCATTATGACATCAGCAGTCTCATGAGATTTAAGAATGACAATAAGGTGTCGAACATAGCTAAACAGATCAAGTCAATTCAGAACAGTCTTTTGAAAAGCTTTCAGGATCCAGCTAACAAAGTCTTTCGTTGGATAGACATAGATTGTGATCTCATAAAGCCATTTGATCCTCAGACAATCAAGGATTATTTGACTGAGATCTGTGGGTTCTGGGTTCCGGTCATAGTCACTCAAGGTGGAGTGCATTGTCTGATCAATGTTATGTCGTTGACTAAATACAATTCTGAGATAGTTGTCAACCACGACAAGCGTGAGGTCAAAGATCTGGTTCTCAACCCTCCTAAGATTGTCAATATGCTTAAAGAATTCTTAGATAGTAAATTCATTGTCTATAAAGAATGCACTATAAACCAGAATGCTGCACTTCCTATTCCTGGGACTATGCAAAATGATTTTCCTGTACGTATGATCTGAGGAGGATATGACCATGGATTATGATAAGATAGACCAGCCTCTTCCACCTTTGACTAAGAAAGAGGTGATAAAACGGGTAGAGTTTATGATCAACAACTGTAAGAATAAAGATACAGTAGTTAGCTTGAAGAACGTGCTTATTTACATCAAAAGGCTTAAAGAATAGTATAATCATATTATAGAGGATGCAGATGACGACTAATTCTACTATATCACAACAATTTGAGTCTTTCATTAAAGATTTGAATGATGAGATGCATTTGAGACGAGCTGAGTCTTGGAAATCTAAGGAGAGGCGTAAAAGACTCAATAAGAGTGATATGCCTATAGACATAAAGCACGTGAAATGAAGGAGATGACATTATGACAATAAGTGAAGCGAAAAAGATAATTGACATGTGCATTGACATCGTTGAAAGCAAGGACGAGGAAAAGACAAAGACTTATGTGAATAAAGGATATGTCTTTCAGATACTCGATATGGTTGAGACACCATCTTCACCATACATAGGAATCAAAGAATCTCCTTCAAATGGTAAAGATCTGTATCCTGTAGACAACTATCCGTTCGGATGGCCTAAGATATACTATAGAGATAGCTTAGGTCCGGTTCCTTCTGAAAGGGAGAAGTTTTATCCTACAGATATCTACGGTAATCCTATCCCTTATTGTGGTGGCGATGCTAATTCCACAGGCTCAAAGTCACAGGATGCGAATATTGTAGTGACCTCTGCTGGTCTTCATAAGTCCAATGAGTCACACACAGATCCTGAGAAGATCAAGAATGTGACAATATCTTCTGAGAGCTCAGAGCCTACTCATCTGTTCAAGGAGAAGTTCACCACAGGTGCTCCTGTTGGAGATATGACTACAGGAACCGATGGTCTTATCAAGAAAGTGATCTCTACAAACAACATAAGTTGAGGTGGTCTTATGATATATGTGATAGGTGATGTCCATTTGAGATTTGAAGAGCCATTCTTCTCTGTCACAGAGGAGTTTCTCAATGACTTGATAGAGATGGTCAATGAATATGATACTTTGATATTCACAGGAGATTTCTTTCATAGGTCTAGGCCTTATTCAGAAGAATTGTGCGTAGCAAGAAAGTTCTTTGAGAGACTTAAGCAAAAGATAGTGTATGTGATGATCTTAGCTGGAAATCACGAGTATTTCAGAGACAGAGACACTTGGGCAGAAGATATGTTCAATTCCTTTGACATCGATTTCATCGAGTGGCCGGTAGGTGGAATGAACCATGGATCACAATTCTTATTCTTACCTTGGATGCCGCTTAGACGTATACTTAATCTTCAATTGCCTGCCAAAGACATCAAAGAATATTATGAGGGACAGCTTGACAAATATATGTCTCAAGTGAATACGGATCTTCCATTGTATGTCATATATCATTTTGAAGATGAGACTGTGTTTATGGGAGGTTCTGGCATAGGTGTAGATCTCTCACCACTTGAGAATAAGCTTGGAAAGAATGTCATACGTTTAGGTGGACATATACATAACCCGAGCAAGAATTACATAGGAGCCCCATATGCTACCCGCTCTGATGAGACAGGATTTGACAGGCATATTGTCAAGATAGATCCTAAGACTCAGAAGTGGGAAAGATTGCCTGTGAGACAAAAGATTGAGTTTAAGACACTGATGTATGATGAGCTCAATGGATATGAGTTTGATCCGGTGGTCAGATATGTCATCAAAGTCTTAGATGCTCCATCAATAGATGCAATCAAAGAATGTATTAAGACATACAAGAATGTATGGTTGGACGATTATGAGCTGAAGTTCAATGAACAACGGACTATAATAGATGATAAGGATGATCTGATTATGTCGGTCAGAGATTTTCTCAATGCGTACATCAAGCAGAATAAGCTTGATCCAAAGACAGCTAATTATTTGCTGTCCATATTCTAAGAATCATAGGAGATTAAGACTATGTTTAAGAAACTTGTGTGCTTCACAATCGGAATTGCTTTAGCAGTGCTTGAGCTCTTACTTCTGAAGGTCTCACCCATGACAGTTCTCAGCACCATTGAGCTGGTCGCCGGATTCGTGGCCTTGACGATGGCACTGTACAGTGATTATGTGGTTGACAGAAAGATCACTGTACCGATGATTGTAGCATTCTCATGTGGGTATGTTGCAGTGGCATTAGGTGGAGTCGCATTCACCACAAACAGGACTGTATGGTTTGTGATAGCCGGTGTGTTTGCTGTTGCTGGAGCTGGAGCAGTCCTTTACGAGAAGAAGCTCAAGAAGAAGTGATGCTTTTTTCTTGTGATATGATCGTATTGAGTAGAGGGAAATCTCCCTCTGCTTATTTTTTCAACTATTTAATCAACAAGTTTTTTAGGAGATTCTATTGATGCCTAGTCCATATGTTGTAAAGCTTATTAAAGATACGGGAAAACCGGCAAATCAGATAGAGAAGCTTTGGGCAGATGCTAAGAAGATTACCACAGAGACTTTCGGAAAACCTGAAGAAGATTTCACAAAGACAGAATATGATTTTGCTTATGGCACAGTCATGAACATATTGGGTAAGAAAGAAGCCGTGCTTAACCCTGAAGTCTTTTTGAGTTCTGATAAGTCTGCAAAAGACTTCATTGAAGAAGTCATATCTTCTGACTTTAACATTGGTGATGAGAATCCAGTCATACATAAAGACAAAGATGAGGAGCCTGAGAATGAAAATGAAGACTGAAGAAGGTAAGATAGACTACAATTATTGGTATAAGTTTGACAAGAAAATCCCTCAAGTTATGAGATTCAAAGAATTCCATATAATTGATGACCATATCTTATATTGGATAACTCAAGAGTATTTTGATGAGATAGATGTAAGACATTTCTTTGATGTGTTCGAAGATTTTCATTCTGATTTAGACACTGCATTTGTGATCTGTAGAGATGAGACTTCTTGGAATTATGAGAAAGATCTTAAAGATGGCACTGGTGCATTTATGACTTTAGAAGATGGCTATACTATGTGGAATGAGTCAATAGAAGTCAAAGAAGAAGTCAAAGTTCCAGGCACAAATGTAATTCTTGAAAAAGGTGATAAAGTTCGTTTGATTTCTAAGAAAAATGAAGCAACTACCGAAGAAGTGATATTTGAAGATTCCAATTTTGTCTTTAAGAAGATCAAATTCTATTCATCTTCTAAAAATGGCAATGATCTTGATGAAACAAAATTCACTTATCGTGTAGACAGAAAGCCTCATTCTAAAGCTGATGATTATGTGATAGACATTTATGTCAACTGTTCTTGGAAAGACATAAGCATTGCTGATGATGTTGAAGTCAAATATGGGCTTAATATGGGTGGATCTAAAAATTCAATCACTGAGTTCATTAAGGTTCTTCAAGATTCTCTTAAGTTTGCAGATAAAGTTGCTGCATATCTTAAAGTCAAAGTCATTAACAGGTGATCAACATGGCATATGAGTTCAAAGGACCTACAATCATTACAAAGAATTTAGGTGGATCTAAGGATTATTTTTTTATCGTAAGATATGACCACGGCAAGGAGGAGTATCTTAGTATTGGAATGAACCGGCAACCTAAGTGGGTCACTAACTTCAATTTCGCTTCGACGTATTTGGATGCTGAGTCTGCTCAAGCGGCATATGATTTGCTTATGAAAGATTATAAAGAGTCAGAGAGCGTTGTGATCCGGAAAGAGATTAAGGTCCCAGGCACAAACATCATCTTAGAAGCCGGAGATAAAGTAAAATACATAGCTCCTTTCAATGAGTCCGCATCTCTCTCTGAGCTCAATGATATAGCTTCTGGTCTGCAGGCTTATCTTAAGAAGAACAAAGAGTTCTATTCTGTGTATCCAGATGTCAAGAATTCTGCAGTCTGCATTGATGTTGAGTGGGGTGACTGGAAGCATGATCATCTTCATTTAGATTCAATGGTAGCTAAGTATTTTGACTCAGCCGGTATAGATCATATGACAGATGAGAAAGTCACTGATGAAGATGGTTCAGACACTTACTCGTCAACACATATCTATCATATAATATGAGGAAAAAGACAATGGCAGATGCTGACAAAAAGTATAAAGTCTATTGGACATCGGCTGGATCTGATGAAAAGCATTATTTGAGCAAAGAGTTCTTAAGCAGAGATTCTGCTCAAAGATATGCTTATGCCTGCGATAAGAATTCAAAAGACAAAAGATATTTTGTAGAAGACACCAGTGTGATTGAGATCACTCAAGAGTGTAAGATACCTGGAACAGAGATTGTCCTTGAACAAGGTGATAAGATCATTGTCAATGAATTATTGTCAAATTCTAAGTATGAGTTTTTAGAAAGAATAAAGATCATATCTAAAAACGGTAAGAAAATAGATCTTAGAAAAATCACAAACATATCATTGTGTCCAGAAATATTAGTTGATGCTGGAGATGATGAATATACAATTTGCATTCCTTCAATCGAAGAGTTTGTGAAACGGATCAAAGCTGTATTACCATCTGATGCGAAGATTGATGATTGATAAAAAAAAATAAAATATCAATGAGGAGATGAATATGATAGATCTTAGAGAGAAGAAGACCTCAAAACACGAGGATGACATGGAGATTAAGTTCGTCAACAAGGGTGATGAATTCAAATCTGAAAAAGCGGATGATGTCAAGATTGTTGACATTGAGAAGAAAGATGACAAGACTGAAGTCACTTATAAGCTCGGTGATGAAGAGAAGAAGGGTGACATTGAAGATGTCTTGAAGATGCTCAATGGTGCTGAGTATAAGAAAGCAGATGACAAGAAAGATGAGAAGAAGTCTTGTGAGTCTAAAGATGATACTGAAGAGACTCCAGATGAAGAGACTCCTGCTGGAGAAAAGAAGACCAAAGAAGAGTCTGTTGAGGATGATTCAATCGAAGTGACTCTTACAGAAGATTTCCATGTACCTGGAACAGACATCATTCTTGAAGCTGGAGACCGTGTTCGCCTGATTGAAAGTTCAAGTGATCTGGAAGCTCAAGTGTTGAAGATCCAGCAGGACTTAGCAAAACACAATGGATCAAGCTATGATATCTTATCAGTCTTGGTGACTGAGAACCCGCAATACCAGAGTTATAAGGGTAAAAGAACTGAATTGAATATGTTAAACACTGAGATCCGTAAAATCTTAAAGAAGCATGGCATTCCTAGTGTCTGGTCTGGCGCGATTGTTGAAAAAGACGACACAACTAAGATCAAGCCAATATCTGACATAAACTTTGATAGATTGGTATTTTGCAAATATTATGATCCGCGTGGTGCAAACATATACAATGATAGGTCTTATGTATTTTATTCAGAAGAACATGTCAAGTGGTATAAAGTGCATCCAGAAGAAGGTCTTGTGTTAGATGGTATGATTAGTGTCAATCCAGATAAATTGACTGTTGCATGGCTAAGAGGTAGAACTTGGTCAAACGATTACAAATTGACTGAAAGACAATTCTCTGTATTGATGAACTACATCGAAAAACGTAATTTCAAAAAGTAGAAATTAGTTGAATTAATGATTTTTAGTATAATATAATCAGAGGTGAATTTTTTTATGGAGAAAATTCTTATAACTGAAAACATTAAGATCCCTGGAACAAATATGATTTTGGAAAAAGGTGATAACATTTATTTCAAAGAAGACAACGAAGTCAACATTGAAAGAAAAAAGACTTCGGCTGGAGAAATTGAAATTGTCAAACCGAATTCAAAAGGAAAATTAGTTTTACCTAAAGATTGGTATGAACCAGAGGATGATGTTTATGATAAAATATATAAAATATGATATCTGGATTGCTAAAGTTGATTTTGCAGAAGTCAAAGGATATAAAGTAAGACCAGTTTTAGTGATTGATGCTAATAATGTTTTCATATTATCGATAAAAATCACAAGTCATTCTCCAAGAAAAGAAGATCCATTAGATTATGAAATAGTTCATTGGAAAGAAAGTGGATTACAAAAACAATCTACTTTGAGAATTGGACAAAAACTTCAGATTCCAGAATCAAATTTCTATAAGAAGATTGGTCATTTGCATTCTGATGACATTAAGAATGTTGATGACATAATAAGACAAACTATGAACTGAAAATAAATGAAAATAATTTTTTATAAGGCCTGTCTTATAACAGGCCTTTTATCTTTTGATCTTCTCTATCTGTTCAGAGTATTCAATGAGATCATGATATCTTGCGGTCTTGAACCATCCTATGATAGTAGGTCTGTCTCCGATGACAGTACGTTTTGTCACATGATGGAAGAGCCACAGGAAGAACGGCACATTGGTCACAAAGTCCGCCCCGCATCTGAATTGCCTTGAGTTTGCCCATCTGTCTTTGATCTTATTCCAGTTCCTCCAGCCTATGACTCTCGGAGCCCCGAAAGTCACCATTTGGATCTCAATGTCTGGAAAGCAATATCTCATGTCTTCCATGCATAACACTGCTAAAGCTCCTCCATATGAATGGCCGGTGACTGTGATGCATGCAGGCTTAAGTTCTTTGACTTGCCTCTCTATCTCTCTTCTTACAAGTTTCCAGCATCTCAAAAATCCGGAATGGGCCGTGAACGGGATCTCACAGTCATTGTAGGCCTTCTTCCAGAAATGCAGGTTGTTCTTCCAGTCTATTGCACTGTTTGAGCAATCAAATGCTATGACTACTTCTCCATTGTCTCGTCTATGTACGATGACTTCTGTGTCTTCACCTAATGTCTGATATTGAAGTCCCTCGGCTTCATTACGGACTAATATGAAATCTATGCATTCTGAAGATGTGAGCGTAATGTGATTCTCCTTGATAGATATAGTTCTTGGTATAATATTAATATATGAGTAAGAGAAAAAGAGTAGAGTTGCCTCCAGTGTATTCTTGGGTGGATCTTTCAGACCCTTTGTATGAGAACACATTAGAGAAGATATTATATACGAAGAAGAACCTTTACATAAATGGAGCTGGCGGAGTCGGTAAGTCAGTGATGATTGAGCTTGCCTACAATCTGCTTAAGGGAAATGTGATGGTTCTTGCAAGCACAGGCATTGCTTCAGCTAATCTTGCAGATAAGAAGATTCCTGCCGTGACGATACACAGAGGCCTCAGGATCCCTCCTCTCAATATATTTGATAGCAATAAGGAGCCTGACAAAGAAGTGGTCTCAATGCTCACCAAGATTGACACGGTCATCATTGAAGAGGTAAGCATGGTCTCAGCTTCATTGTTTGACCAGATAATGAAAGTGATCCATGAGGCTGACAGATGGCGTAGTGTTCCCATAAGGCTTCTTCTGTTCGGGGACATCCTTCAGTTTGCTCCGGTAGTGCAGAGAGATGACCCTGTGTTAGAGAAGTACTATAAGAACAAGTATGATGGGAACATCTATTTCTTCAACTCAGTCGGATTCAAGAAAGGTAAGTTTGAGACAATCAACCTTGAGAGGATATACCGTCAGAGCTCAGAGCAGATGCAAGAGAATCTGATGAAGGTGAGGCTTAACATTGAGGATGAGTCTACTTTGGATTTCTTCAACTCAAAAGTGACTGATCTCTCATCTTTCATGAAAGAGCATAAGAATTACCTGGTGATATCTACGACCAAGAAGCGTGAGCAGGAACTCAATGAGAGATATGGGATTCCGGATAAGAATGCACCTCATCAGTATTTCAAGGCGGAAGTCTCAGGCCAGTTCAAGCGCAGTGAGCTCAATGCGGTTGAAGATGAGGTTGTGATTTATGTCGGCCAGCAGATCATATGCTTATGCAACAACTCTAATGCCGGATACCAGAATGGGACTTTGGCTAAAGTAGAGGCTGTGGCTCCTGAGTTTGTCATAGCACGCAAATCCAATGGCGAGCAAATTAAGATTGAGATCAACACTTGGGACCAATATGAGTATAAGTACAATGAGGAGACTGATGAAGTTGAGACTTCGATATCAGGCTCTTTCAAGCAGATAGGATGCAAGCCTGCTTTTGCCATCACATTCCATAAGGCACAAGGCATGACCTTGGAGGCAGTCTACTTAGACCTGCAGAGCTGGTGGGTGCCTAAGTCTGGGGTGTATGTAGGACTTTCAAGATGTAAGTCTATTGATGGCATTGGACTCTCACGTAAGATCACTTATGATGACATCTCGGTTGAGAGTGAGGCCATGGATTTCTTCTTAGACAATGGGGAGCCTTTAGATGACAGTGTTTGAGATAATACTTACAGTTCTGATTGTTGGAATGATGGCATTGCTTCTTTTCATGACTAAGACTGATAAAGATCTGGTTCGTCTGACCCAGTTCACTGAGCTTTATGATATGTATGATGATATCGCTGAGAAAAGCCTGAAGTTTAAGAAATATCTTGATGCCTGCAACATGAATCCTTCTGATATAGACAATGTGATGTTCTCTTACATATATCTTACAGGTAAGTCTGACGGAATCTATGAGGCTCTTGAGAAAAGTAAGAAAATTGCTGAAGAAATAATTTATTGATTTTTTTGATGAATGAAAAATTTTCTGGTATAATATAAACAGAGGTGAATCATATGGAAAACTTTCATTCAACAAAAGACGTGTCAATTGAGAGAAATACCACTTTTGGTACCAGGATCGTGATCAAGAATGTCAAGAACTCTAATACCAAGAACGGTAAGTTTGCAACGGTGGTGTCTTCTGACCTTCAGATAAGCAAGGGTGATGTTTTAAGGGCGTTCTTTGATAAACTTGACAAAGGTGAGGTCAAAAACCAGCAGGGTGCGGTACTTCATTGTGACAAGAAAGACTCTTATTGGTTTGATGTCTCAGATCAGTTTCCCAGGGGGATCTCTTCGGATCCGTCTATGACCAGGGACGGTATGACATATCTGAAGTTCAAGACTTACCGGTATTTAGACGGTGTCAAGCAGCAGGGTTCCACTTATTACAGGGGCGCCTGGTTTGAAGACAAGGTTTTTCCATCCGACGCCGTCACTGTACAGGCTAAAGCTAAGTATCTGAAAGGGCATCTCAATGAGGTCCTTACCTCTGACGGGAAGCGTATCGTCGAATATGTCGCCGATTGCTTTGATAAGATTCCGGCGCTTGATGTGCCATGTGGGCCTAAATATCCTAAATACATTGAGATACTTAGTGTATGCAGTGAGAGAAGAGAAGTCAAAGCACAGATCAGTTGCGGTGCAAATGGAAGAAAGACTCATACGTTCATCATCAACGAAGAAGTGCCAATGAACTTATATAAACCTTTGTACTCATATTTCATTGCAGATATGATATCTAAGGGTGTTGCTGTGACAGGAGGAAGAATCAGATATGATCGTGACACTTGTCAGTATGTCTTCGTTGCAAACGAAGATCTGAAAGTTGATGACAACGACCAGCCAATGCCTGCACCATCTTCTGTCAAGTCTTCAAATATCATAGTAGACCCCAGGTCTGATGAAGCAAAAGCTCTCTTACATAAGCGTGTCTATGCATCTAATGGCTACAACATGAACAATAAGTTCACCGGTGTGCTTGAGTCAATCGATGCTGACAGTGATTTCCCATTTGTTGTGGATGATAAGAAAGTGATGTTCATTAAAGAAGCTTCACAGCCTAAGCTCGAATGCTATGACTTCAGTATGTCTGATGTACGCAGAAATCTTTTGGGCAAGATATTCGTAAGTAAGTCTGGTGACAGGGAAGAGATGCTTGTCTCTTTCAGAATTGTGAATGACAGATGGGTAGTCAATGATAAGATCACTGCATATGATCTTATGACTAAGTACCTTTGGGCTGACGGCTCAGAATGTGGAGTCATCAGGGTGGCAGATGAGATGCCAGAAAATATTGAGAATAAGATTGAGGAGTGATCATGGTCTTTGCAAAAACAAGCATCCTTAATGTTCCGCTTTCAATGATATTAGATGAGAGTGGCAATGATGTTGAGCATGAGAGCGGAGTACGCTTGAGCTTCAATGGAAGAGAAGTGCAGTCTTATAAGGTTGACTGGAACAAACACACTGAGTTGGTCTTATTGCTTAAGAATCTGAATCATGATGTTCTTATGAGAGGCACTTGGGAATGTTTCTTCAAAGCTCTTTCTATGAATAATGGTGAAGAAAGCTTCTCTGATCTTTCCAAAGACATCTACGTGCAGTCATTCTTAGAGCATTTCCATAAGATAGAAGACATTGCTGACACACTTTGGAAAATGGACAATAAGGAGATTGCAGAAGATGTGGAGAATGACTTTGTGTCTTCTGATGAATGCTATTATGACATTGATGATGCTGATGATGAAGAAGGATGATTTTTTATGTTTAAGAACAATGTTTATGTGAATTATGATGATGTTGTGGGTCTTGACATCAATGAAGTCAGAAATGAGATCTCTTTTCCAGTTGAAGTTGAGAAAGTCCAGTCAGCTGTGAGCAATAAGACATTGAACAAGTCAGTGTTGTTCAACCTCAATGGTGGTCCCAATAAGAATGACAGGATGCCTATTGGTTTTGTGTCTGACAGAAGAAAGATCATACCTTATGGTGAGATGATGGATATCATCACAAATGAGCTTTCAAACATAGTGCCATTCAAGATCATTGAGAGCAACATCGCGGACCGTTCTTTCAATGTGTCTCAGAGATATTTGCTTGATCATTCAATAGACAATCCGGACGGTCAGCAGCTTGCTCCTATGCTTATTGTGAATTACTCATACATAGGGCTTCCACTTTCACTCAGTCTTGGCACATTCAGATACATATGCTCAAATGGAGCAGTGATCAAGATTGAAGACTTTGAGAGGATCAGTGTGAGAATGCATGACTTAGATTCTCTTTATGTGAAGAACATTGGGAACATAATAAGGCGTGGCCTTGACAACATTGATCGGGTATCGGATGTCTATGTTAAGCTGGCGTCTGAAGACTGGACGACTTATCTGGTCCGTTTGCTTAATAGCACGAATGTCACCGTCGCTTTCAAGAAATCAGTGATGGAATATCTCATTATGAACAGAGAAGTGTTTTCTGTGGCCAAGAGTACTGTCAAGAATGACACTTTCACAACTCTCTCACTTAGAGGTCAGGATCTTGTCAATGAGAATGGTGAGGTAGTGTATTTGCTTGACACTACTAAGTCCGCTTGGCAGTTCTACAATGACTGCACTGACATATCCACTCATTCAAGCTCATCAATCTCAATGAGAACTAGGAATGATGCTAGTGTCTCAGAGCTTTTCATAGCATAAGCACATTGAGAATGGTTGTTGAGGGACACATGAGATGACTTACTGGCAATATGAGCTTGAATCGGTAGATTTTTCTGAAAGCAAGCATAAAGTATGTTTTCTTGACAAGAAAGTTGAAGCCGGGTCATTTGTGGCTCTTAAAGATGTTCCTGGCAAATGGAAAGTCATAAGAAGACATTGTGAGATAGATTCTAAGATCTTAGACATGAACCGGAATCCAGAATGGTATCATATATGATGATGTGAGGAAAATGAGATGTCAGAAGACAATCAAGGAGCATTGCTTGTTTTTGGATCAATGTTATTATGTGATTTCATATCAGTGATCTTGATAGCATTGAAGATCAAACATATCATAAGTTGGTCTTGGTGGTTGGTCACTGCTCCTTTCTGGGGCCAGTTCATTGTGATCGCAGTGTTGACATTAGTGTCTGTTGTCATATGCGGACTTAACAGCCTCATAAATAAGGTCAAGAAGCATTATGCTAAGAATAGGGATAAGATATGAAGGATGAGATAAAGAAGTTCTTAGAAGAGCACGGTGTTCATTCAATGAATTCAGAGAGATTCCAGAAAGACAATCATTCTATGGACAACAGAGTGGTGTTTCATTTAGATGCTCTCATAGCAGGATACGGTTGGCGAGATGTCAGAAGCCTGATAGGATATTCAGAACATCCAGCTTTCAGGGAAGACAAGGGATATGGCCTTATGTTTGAGAGCAATGACGGATACGAGTTCTGGTGCCATGGAGTTGATGACAAATCTCTATTGTATGGTTTAGATTCACTTTAAGATAGAGGATGAGAATGACAGAACGTGTTGTTGTTAAGATCCTCACATTCAAAGTTGAGATCAAGCTATATGATAAGACTCCCAAAGGCGTGCCTGATCATGCTGATGGTGGAGTATATGATGATTTGAGTCTTGACAAAGACCATGATGCATTTAAGATCTGGTTCTCATTTGCCAGAGGTATTCCGACATTGCAAACGCTAGTACATGAATGCTGGCATCTTTATATGACTATTCTCAGCCATGTAGACAATCATGAGCATACGTTTGAAGAACTGAACAATGAAGTCTATGCCTATTGCTTTCAAGACATATTCTATGCAGTGTTCAATGCTGTGATATGCTCAAAGACATACAAGAGACTTGCGGATGAAGATGACAGAAATAAGCAACAGGTGTGATATGATCAGATGAAGGAGTCCATATGGCATATGAGAATTTGATGACTAACCGGCAGTTGAGTGAATGGCTTGCTAAAGGCAATGGAGAAGTCTCTAATGGCATTGGATGCACAAACCATTATGAATACCTGTTGCCATGCAGTGATGACCCGGTAGCCAACAACACATTCGTCATACGTCGTTTTGGCTCATCTGAATGGACAATCCCCTTGAAGGCAATATATGATGAAGACATCAGGAGGAATAAGACATGAGACTATGGCATAAAGACTTGATCCCAGTGTTGCCAAGACAACAGCTTATTGCGCAGTGGCGTGAATGTGTGCTTATCGCAAAGAATCTTGCGAAGAAAGGCACACCTAATCATATTCTGGTCAACAGGATTCTTGATTATCCAGCTTGGCATTTTGAACATTATGGCCATCTGATAGAAGAAGAAATGATCAGACGCGGCTATAATGTCACAGAGATAAGCAGGTTTAAGTTTGACACTTACATTATCAGTTGGGCAATGAGCAAGGGCAATGCCAGATTTTATGTGGATGAGATCTTCAAATATTGGCATAATGAACGATATCTTATGCAATGCTTTAACAATCTGCAAGAGAAATTTGACTGTGGTGGCATAAGTGATGATGATTATTCTAAGATTCTGTCTTATGTTACAGAGCATACTTCTTAATCAATTGTATTTCTTTATAGTATAATATTATCAGGAGATGTTTCATGGCATTCATATTCACCAAGTTGTTCTTGTTGCTTACACTTTTCTTCACAATATTGAGTGTGATATGCATAAGTGTAGCAAGTGCCAAGTATAAGGTTTTTGCCAAGTTGTTCCTGGTATTCATAATCATGGCGATGCTTTCGTTGGCAATTGCTATAGTGATGTTGTTCTGGAGGTGATCAGACAATGACTGGACTTTTCATTGAAGGCATGAAGCTTCCTAAAGACAAAGACGTTCAGATCATAGTGAATCCTAAAGGCACTGCTTTCTCTAATGATATGACACAGCATCTTTTCATCAAAGCGGTTGAGGTCAAGGATGAGATGGTACGGCTTAAAGATGTGTATGATATCTTATATGGGCAGGCTCGTAAGGCTGAGCATGAAGAGAACTACGGTGCATATTCATTATGCATGGGTATCATTGATGAAGTCAAAGCACTAAGGTATGTCACATGCAAGACATTCAAAGAGATATATGACATGGATGTGAGAGGCATGGCCCGTCTGTTCAACCATAAGAGACGTTTTGTGATCAAAGCAAGGAATAAGAGATACATGATTTTGACCAAGATGTATTTCGGTAAGACTTTGTTTGTGGTCCTTGACTTTGTGAACAAGGTCTTAGGCACATTTCTCTCATATCATCCTGACGATGAGAGATCTTGTGAAGTCTTGCTTAAGACCATAGCAATATCAGAGATGGGCATAATGGCATCAACCATGTCTTTTGATGAGTATGAGATGAGATATGTTGAGTCAAATAAATGATGATGATTGGGAGGACTTTGTATGAGGTTATGGTATCTGACAGAAGAGAACAGTCTCAGACGTAAGACAGGTTTGAGATTTGGAGACAATGGAAAGGGAGAACTGACTGTGTACAGGTCTGTCAATGATGCGAAGATAGATGTGTACAAGGATAAGTTAGAAGGAAGCAACTATCCGCATGATGACTTCACATTTGAGGAGTCAGTATCAGAGAATGGCACTGTGACAATCATCGAGAAAGACAACATGCATTCTGACTGGTATTCAGACCCAGGCATAGAGAAGACAATCTATAAGATCATTCCATTTGAGTTTGACACATTGGTGGGGAATTGACATATGGCACATAAGACTTTTCACGTCATAGATAAGACTACCGGCAAGGAACCGGATCTCGAACGGATTGTCCTGGATGAAGAATGGGCAAGCGATCTCATCTATTGTGACATGGAGGGCTTCGCCTTGCTTGAAGACGGGAACCTCATACTCTTGGACGAGTGCGGTAACTGGGCTTATTGCCCTTATGACAGGTTTGAAGTCATTGAAGACTGATGAGAGGAGATGTGATGCCATGCTGACTGAGACAATGTGGGATAAGATCAAAGCAAGCTGGATCTCTGTTGGTAAGATGCCAGATGATGATGGATATTGGCATTATGTCATTGAGGATGAAGACCATGGAACAACCTGTCTATCTTAAAGCGTTGTTTGAATGCTTTCCTGATGCATATCTGACTAAACGAAATGATTTCATCATTGAAGATGTAGGGAATGTCTACATCAATCTCGATGGGGTCAATTGTTATGAAGGTGCGATTCTTGCTGTGCTTTATTGGTGTTCAAGAGCTATATGTAAGTCAATGCCTTACCGTACAGACAAACAAAACATAAGATATAGGGCAAACCTTAGAGATAAGTTCAATTGTCTGTTGGGTAAATATTTGTCTGAGCACGACTGGGAGATCATATATTGTCATTTAGGCAATGCCGTGAATCCAGATCTGGCCGTGCAATTCTATGACTCAGGGTTTGACATGAAAGTCTTAAAGGATGCTTGTACTGAGCGCGGTTGCACCAATTGTTGAGATATAGGAGAAGAAGAAATGACACAGCACTTGAAGCGTTTCAGAATCGAGTTCACAGTGAACACATATAACGAAGGTGTGACCATGGATTGGGACTGGAGCAATGATGACATCAAGGGTTTTGCCTTGCAAGAATTAGAATGCATGAGTCCTTGTCCTCTCGATATCACATTCTCTGAGGTGACAGACGTCCAGCCATTGCACGATTCCGTTGACTTCTTTGAAAGAGTACGGACAGCCAAGGAGATACTGGCCGAGGCAAAGGAGAAAGTGAGATGACAGAGAAAATAGAAGCCAAAGAATTAATTGATTGTGTCAAAGATGAGCTTGATGCTGATGTTGTCATAGGTGAGGCAGATTCTTCTTTGACCTTTCAGAAATTGTTTGGATTCACTGTCAAAGAGTCTGTGACTGGAAGAGAAGAAAGTGAGATGACATCAGTTGAGGCAATAAGATGATAAGGATAATGAAAGAAGGAAAAGAGATCACATCATACGAGCTTGAGTGCACAGCGTGTGGGACTGTCTTCCGTTTTCATGATGTTGACATTGAGTATAATTTCATTAGATGTCCTGCCTGTGGATGGTTTACCCTTGCAAAAGAGGCACATGTCGTGGAGGAGAAATGACATTAGTTGAGGCAAAAGCAAGTTATTGTAAGTCTTGTGCGCATATGATGAAGATGTCTGACCGAGATGCGAATGGGTTAGATGTAATCAAAATGATTTGTCTGAGGCGGTCTCATAAAGACAAATGCGAGTACAGAACGCGGAGAATTGTTTTTGCTAAAACTGGCATAGAGAAGAAAGAGGATGACTAAAGCAAGACTTATGAGCATATTGAAGGATGTTCCTGATAATGCAAATATCCTTATTTGGAATGAGAAAGAATGCGATTATATGCCAGTCACAGATGTGGATGTTAGAGAGGAAAAAGCGCATGGTTCAGACATACAGGTGGTTCTTAAGGCAATGTGGTGAGGAGAAAGAGGATGCTTGGATTAAATGATGTACTAACCCATTCAATAGCCTATGGAATGGGAGAGGAAGAAGAAAGGGCAAAAACAGAAAGGGAGAAAAAGGCTAGCAGCAACTGGCATACAGGCAAACCTCCATTTGAGGAGATAGACAAAGACAACCAGTATTGTTACGCTCTCTGTTTCTATTATGACGGATGGTGGTTGTCCGATTATCTGTTCAAGGTTAATTATGAGGAAGATTGTTTTGAGAATTCACCGAATAATGGACAACAGGTCTGTAAGTTCAAGTTCAGTGACAATATTGCGTGGAGGAAGATAGAGCCTTATAAGGAGAAGAAAAGGTGACAAGGGACGAGCTGAAGATACGGACACAACAAATCGTCGGTGCCATTCCAGTTTTGAGGAAGATGAAATATGGATGGGCTGAGATTGAGAAGATGCTTAACGAGATTCTCATTGAATTGGGTGATTCTCCTTGGCATACAGACACTCCGACTGAGAAAGGAGCTTATCTAGTCACAGACGGATTGTCAGATTATGCTATATGCTATTTTGATGGAGAGAGATTTGGAACAGCTTATTATGATGCTCATGGTGACGGTAAAGTCGTTAAGTGGCAGAAGATAGAGCCTGACAAAGAGGACAAGGATTGAACCAAATGACTGTACATTCAAGCGATATGGGAAAGAAGAAGATTTCAGGACCCGACATGTCAGGATATGAGAAACTGAAGGCGTCCGTCGAGGCGGACTGCCGTAAGGATGGAAGCTGCCACATCTTCAACCCCGAGGGATGCGACAAGGAACACTGCACATGCTTCCACAGGTACTGCGACAAGTTCAAGTGGGTCATCGACAGGGCGAAGCTCTACGCCGAGAAGACCGGTCTAAGGTGGGAGGACATCCTCTCCGGCTGGGAGAAGGACCGCAGTTACTGGTACATGAACTACTATCAGGACTACCACCAGCCCGGGTTTGAGAACGGTGACGAGGTCCGTGTGTTCGAGACCCTGGAAGATCTCAAGGCCTCATTCAAGGGTAAGGGCTTCCGTTGTCCCACCTGCAAGGAAGTCTCCGATGACCCCTACACCTGCACCCGCTGCGGATGGTCGGTCTACGGATTTCTGCCATGCGAGAGTGTGTACGCCTTTGCCAAGGACAAGGTAGCGATCTACAACATCTTCCGCCCAGTTGCATGGACGCCTATAAAGCCTTTCAAGGAGAAGAAATGATGAGACTGAGCGATGACATTTTGATAGAGAGGTTCTGGTATGACTCTACGTCTGAGCCTATAAGAGCAACTGATGCCGATGTCAAAGAACTCCAGTACCATCAGGCTCTTGGAGAAGGAGACCACCATTATGTAGATGTGGTGTTGAAGAATGGATATGTCCAAAGGCATTTCGTGATCAATGCAATTGAGTTCACAGAGGATAAATTATGACAATAGAACAGATGATTGAAGTGATGCAGGCCTATAAGGAAGGGAAGAAGATTCAGTGTAAGCCCAAGGCTGGCAATTTATGGTGTGATGAAGTTGATCCCTTATGGAACTTTTTTGTATCAGACTATCGCGTCAAACCTGATTCCAAGTACCGGCCCTACAAGGACACTGAGGAGATGATCGCCGATTGGAAGAAGAGGTTCAATAAGACCACCGCAACATATTCAATGCCATTGATCTGGGTGACGAACCATAAGGTCAATAGCGTGATCACAGATTATGCTAAATATGCCGTCATGGTGTCCGGCACATTCCAGTCATTGGAGACACTGTATGAAGAGTGCATCTATCTCGACGGCTCTCCATGCGGGAAAAAGGAGACAGAATGACAGGATGCACTGATTGCGGTTGGTCCTACATGGATGAGTGTGAGGTCTATGAGGACGGCACTTGTAAGAGAGATCATGATTTTGATGATTCCGAGCCAGAGGAGAAAGAGGAGATAGAACTCAAACCATGTCCGTTTTGCGGGGGAGAGGCATACATCAAAGCAGAATCGGATTCTTTTTCTACTGTCCAATATGTCGCAAGATGCAAGAATTGTCTTGTGGAAGTGCGTATTGATATAGACATGACTAAGAGTTTTAAGTACAACCGACAGAAAGTCACAGAGGCGTGGAATCACCGTCCTTCTCCTTGGCATAAAGGGACTCCGACTGAGAACGGATGGTATTTGCTTGAGTGTGGTATTGGCAATTCTGAAAACACCTATTATACCACAGACTATTGGAGCAATAGTGTCGGATACTGGGCCGTCAACAGAGTTATTCGATGGCAGAAGATAAATGAGGGCAAGGAGGAGAAATGACAAATATCCTTGAAGAATTAAGCAATGAAGATTTGATGATTCTCGAAAAAGCATTGAACAAGGCCATTCTGTATATGCAGGGTTCGATATTCCAAACCATTGACACGGCTGTCAGCAACGCTAAGGAGATAGTTGAGTATGACAGACTGAGGAATCTGATCAAAGATTACAGGACATCGAGGGAGGAGGATGATGGACATCTGTAAGTCACTGACTCAAAATGGTTGGGAGTGGCTTCATTGAGAAGCAACCTGCTATATTGGAGACAACAATATGAAACAACTCAAGCCATGCCCATTTTGTGGCAGCAGGGCTTTCATGTATCAAAAGAAGATAAAAGACGGATGGCTTGCAGAGATTGCTTGCTGGCACAAATATGACGGCTCATTTGACGAATGCGCCATCAAGCCGTCTGTATTCACAGTGCAGAAGACAGAGAAAGAAGCTCACGACGTGGTTAAGAAAGCATGGAACAAAAGAGTATAATATTATAGTAGAGGTGAGCAAGTGAAATACTATTCAGAAGAGACTGTCAAGAAAATAATCGCACATGCAGAATATAATGGGACATTCTGTATCCAAGAACCAATACACCTCGGAACATATTCAAGCATTGAATTGCCCGACAAATATGGAAGGCTCATAGACGCGGATGCTTTGGCTGATAAACCAACTAGGGATATTCTGACAACTGGTGATGATTATGCAGATTTGTGGAGAGCGATTCATACCGCACCTACCATCTTGGAGGCTAACAATGGCACTGATAATTGATGCGGAAATGCCACATAGCTGTTTCAACTGTTCTTGTATTTACCGCAAAGTGGATGGCAGATACTTCTGCAGACATAGTGATGGGCTTCTGTATCCGTTGTATTATCCCATGACCAATGGTTGCCCTATTCTTGGAGAGATTTCCGACAAACATGGATGGATAGTAGATATAAGCAAGGTTGAGGATTTTCTTACTAAATGGGAAAATGGAGAACTTGATTATGAACCGTATCTTGATGAAGTGCTCAGCATAATCAGGTATTCAACTAAGACCATCGTGGAGGCGACAGAGTGATATTCAGAAGAAAGAAAAGAGAAAAAGCGTATGGTGAATATCCATGTGATATGTTTTTGAACAATGCGATACGGTTCATCTGTGAAGAGAAATACGATGCTGCTATCTCGGAAATCTGTTGGTGTATCTCAAAAGCAAACGGAAGATTCTATGACGAAGTCAAAAAGATGATTGTCGACAGGAACATTGAGCGATTGTCATGGGTAGAAGACTATGACCGAGGCCAGTGAATCAATGCCTAAGACAGATATGATCATAAGGATCATTGCAACCATTGCGATGATTGTCGGTACAATAATGATTGTTAAGTTCTGTAGGTCTTTGGTCATAGGTATGATTCTGTGGATGGCCTTGGTCTTTCTTCATGGATTAGCTTGGTTAGTCACAATGACTGATGAGGAGATCTGGGATTAAACACAAATAAGAGGATTGGCAATGGAGATATTGATCAAAGGAATGGAGATGCCCAAGGGTGACGATGATGTTAAAATCATCATTTATTCCGACGGTTCTGTCCATAGGATAATCGGATGGGCAATTTCTGAAAAGACTAAAGCTAAGGCAATCGAGATTCCAGAACATGGAGATCTTATTGAGAGGGACAAACTTCTGAAATTTGATAACATAAGCTATGTTGACACTGGATATTGGATGACTGATTATGAGGCAGTTAAGATATCGGTCATCAAGAACGCACCGGTGATTGTGGAGGCAAGTGATGGCGTTGATAATTGATGCACCAATGCCGAAGAATTGCTTGAGTTGCCCAAGTAAAGAGCATTGTCTAGCGTTTGGAAAAGTACACTTCAATGAACGGCTTAAGATGTTAGATAAGTGCATACGAGCTGACAATTGCCCTATCATTGGAGAGATCCCTGACAGGTATGGCAGATTGATAGACGCTGATGTCTTTTGGAAGAGATTGCAGAAACAGACAATGCTCTTATGGACAGAGAAATCTAAGGAATACCAGTATTTCCTTGATGTCATGGATATGATCAAATCTGCACCGACTATTGTGGAGGCAATCGAATGAAAGTGATGATTTCGCAACCAATGAAAGGTAAGACAGATGTCCAGATACGCAAAGAGCGCCAGTCTGTGATTTCCATGCTTGAACAAGAAGGGCATGAAGTCGTGGACACGGTCTTTGAGGGAGAATCCTATGCCAAGCACAAGGGTGTCCAGTACCTTGCTTGGTCTATCAATGCGATGGCAAATGTTGATGCTGTTGTCTTCATGGAGGGTTGGGAGGACGCAAGAGGGTGTTGCGTTGAATATGAAGTCGCTCGAAGGTATGGCTTGTACACACGGTTCTTATGACTGAAGGCGACGGAATGACACGAAAGCAAAAAATGAACAAGAAATATCCTACCAAGGGGAATAAGGAATATTACCGCATTTCCCAGTATTTGGATATCATGTTCAAACCTATCCGTCAAGCCGAGAGAAAAGAAGAACAGAAGAGGAAATGGGAGGCAACGGAATGACAGAACAAGAATGCAAGAATCGGCAATGCCCCTTATGGGATGATGAGACCGGATGTCCAGTGCTTACCGAGGCAAAAGTGTTACTTGAGGATGTTGAGTCCTGCTCCCTTGCAAAGGTCAGTGTTGATTATGATGATGAGGAAGAGACATGACATGGATTCTTTTCATTTTCATATTGGTCGCGGCATTCATCTTTGCTGATGCTTTTGCCAATTTCTCAGTGGGAGTCCTGCAAGGGGTTGTTGATGATTGGGACACCGTCATGTATACAATTGTAGTGAATGATAAGATCTATGAGCATTGCCAAAGGGTCACCAAGAAGAGAGACAGAATCAAGTTCACACAAGGGGATGATGAGTTTGAGTTTATCGGTTCCAGTTATACTGTGAGCAGGGAGATGAGAAAATGAGATACATACTGAATGGAGAACTTTATACAGATGCCGATTTCTATGTGGATACTGATTATTTTCAGCGTAAAGAATTTAAAGAGCATATCTGGCAAGTCAACAGCGAATTATACATCATTGAGTTAGAAACAGATGACCCTTATTATCTTATGGATTTTTTGGAAGAATTGATTGTCTCTTACAGGACAAGAACGCATTATTGGCTTATTCCTGACTTATACAATATGACTGTAAAGATCCTTGATTCAGTTCATGACGATGATGTCAAATACAAGTATGAGTTCATGACTGGTAATTATGACGGCACACATCTGCATTTGATTAAGATTAAGGGCTAATCTAACAGAGCCGATTACCATTGAGACTGACAGAGGAGAGACAATGTTCCATATAGGAAGTCCGTATGATATACGTAAGATACAAGGTGAGGTCATCACCACTGAGGTCTCTATCCTTGAAGGGGAGAAGGAGACAAGGTATATAACAGACACCTATTGCATTGACGATAATGGCGATGATGTTGTTTTCCAGAGGCACAGGAAGGAGAGACAGATATGATAGAAGTCATACATAAACCGAAAGAGCTGGAAATGAGATGTGGCTATTGTTTTTCCGTCCTCAGGTTCGGGATAGAGGATATCGAGGACAATCCGTCAACCTCTGAGGTAAGATGGATTCATTGTCCAAGCTGTGGCAATAAGCTCTATGTCAAGGCAGACACTGGTGAGTTCTGCTCTTACGTCTATTGTCATTGAGACTGGCAGAGGAGGACACAGTATGATGGCCACCAAGAAAAACTTCAATGTAGACTGCCCTTATTGTGATTCCAGGGTCAAGGTTGTAGCTGGAAGAAGACTGAAGTTCAAGACTTATTGTTTTTCAGATCCGGCTTGTATCAGTGACACTGTTGACAGATATCCGAATGTACCTACATGGAAGTGTCCTGTATGCAAGAACAGATTCGCGGTTAACATGTTCAACAACAGGGCTTCAACGTTAGAGACCATATTTACCAAAGGCTGGTGGGATTGTGTTCAGGTACCAAGAGAGGCCTCTGTGCGGTTTTAGTGATAGGAGAGATAAGATGAATGACAATGAATTGAGAGACAAGACAGCAACGGCTACACCTTGGCATACGGGGATTCCGGCAGAGAAAGGATGGTATGTCCTTCATTACCCTAAATCAAAAGAACAACCTTATGAGCTTGCAGAATATGACGGTGAGTATTTTGTGACTGTCACACATCTTCACGCTATAGTCGTAAGAACTGAGCCTGACACTGTTCCAGGCTGGCAGAAAATAGGGCCTTGAAAAAGAGAAAGATGGACGATAGAATCACTTGAGAGGAAGAATGAAGAGACGTCAGTTCAAACACAAAATGAAGACACTCCAGGACATTTTTATCAAGAAACAGAAAAGGTCCAGTATCTGGAAATTCACTTCTCTTGAAACCCTTACGCAAGTCAGGAACCTGTCTTGGAGTGAAATGTGTAGATTACAAAAGAAGAGAGGACTTTCAAATAACAGAGGAATCAGGTTCAGAAGCAGTAGTAGACAGATTAAGTGCGCAAGTCAGAATGTTGCGCAGAGTGCAAACAGAAGGAACGTATGCCTTAAAGACATGGAAAAGAAGATAAGTGAAGAACAATAAAGGAAGGATGAAGATATGACATTCAATACAGCACGTAATATTCTCGCAATTATGTTCTATGGTACAGAAGAAGGTAAGAAAATCAATGAAATTCTAAACCAAGTAGATGAGAATCCATGGCACACAGGAGAACCGACTTATAGTGGGAGATATCTTGTCTCTAATGGATATGACACCAGCATCTCATATTTTGACGGAAAAGAGTTTGTCAAGGATTTTCTTGATTTCCCTGATGTCGGTGATATCGTCAAATGGCAGAAGATAGAGCTTTAAAAAGGAGAAAGGAGAACTGAAATGAAGAAGAAAGTGACAATATTCAGCACATTGATCTGTTTGCTCTGTGGAGTGCAAATTGGAATGTGCTGGGGTAAAAATTGGTACTATGTCATCCTTTCGGTTTTGGTTGCAATCATCATTATTGTAGGTGATGGCATTAACATCCAACATTATGATGATTCCGATTCAGATAGAGAGGAGGATTAGATGGAAATACTAATTAAGGGAGAACGAATTGAATTACCGAAGAATGGCGAATTTTATATCGATATCCGGATATATGAGACAGGAGAGATTGTTGTAGATGGAGACCAAGATAAGACTGCAATGGCAATCGAACTCCCACTTCATGATGATTTGATTTCTCGCAGGGATGCGATTGATGTAGTCTATGGATACCATGTCAACAACCATCCGATGAAAGAACTTGAGGAACTTAGACCAGTGATACCAGCAAGTCAAGGCAAGGAGAACAAGCCATATTACAGCAACCCATCATGCAAGTACAATATGTGGGATGGAAACTGATGAGGGACTGAAGAGATGAGTGATGTGCTGGTTAAGAACATGAAGATGCCCAACGCTTGCGCTTGTTGTGACATGTGCATTCTGAGCAGTGACAAACAGAACTTCTTTTGCAAAAGACAGATCGGGAAACGGTTTCATTGGTCACTCGCTGTGATAAGGCAGGAAGGTTGTCCTCTTGTTGAGCTGCCTGAGAATCACGGGCGGATCGTTGACTTGGACAAGGTGCTTGACTGGCTCATCAACGAAGATGGCCGTTTCTCTATGGCTATGAACGCCAAGATAGACAATGCCCTGAAGAACGCTCCAATATTGTTGGAAGCAAGTCATGAGACAGGCTGCCCCCATTACCTAGGGGTCTGTGGCTTGGATGAGGATGCCATTTGTTATTGCTCAAGTTCTTATGAGATGTGTGACAAGTACAGGGAGGCCGGCGATGGGAAGGATAGTCAGGACTGATGCGGATTGCGCGGATTGCCTATGTCGTGTATGTGCTCGAAATGAATGCAACGATTCCTGGAATCCGTTGCTGAAATACAAGACCTGTGACTGCAACTGTGTTGCGGGAGTGCATAGGATTGTGGAATCAGAAGAGGATTGCCCTGATTTCTTACCTGATGAGGATGGGAGATGAACAACTGCTACAATTGTAAGAACCTCACCATTGAGAGACATACTCGTGACACAAAGTACCTGGTGTCGTACCATCTTGATTGTAAGCATTGCGACATGAGGATCAAGAATCATGCGACACCATGCATCTGGCATGAAGAAGGTGATCCGATCCTAATTCGTCGTGATTGATCTGAGGAGAGCATGATGAGATTTGGATTCTGGTATGAAGTGTATGCCTGGCATGGAAAGCCTGAGGATGAACGTATCAGGTTTGTGAAATTGATGACATCTTCTAAGCAGTTTTATTCTCAAGACTCAGATAAGACATACGGTATTGTGTTAGCTAAGACTGATGAAGATGCAAAAGAGTTCATCTGGAAACATGGGTTTCTCGAAGAGATCATAGCAACCGTAGATAAGACATTCTCATTAGGACCTTTGTCTGCATATGTCATCAGACAGACTTTGGAAAAAGACATTGACTTTCTCATCAAAGAGCCTAACACTAAATCGAATGAGATCTCATTTCATATCAGACTGGCATTAGATATGCTTATGTCACACAAACTGGTATAATATTTATATGATCTTGATTTCAGGAATTTGATGCATGAACGTATTCACTAAGGCGATAAGCAAGGTTCTTAATCTTTTATTCAACAACAAACACAAGCATCTTTATCTGGAAGAGATAGGATGCTCATCATATCCTGACAACCTCTGGGGTGGGATTGACCCATGCAGGCCATTCACTTGCCTGAGGGGTATGCTCAGATACCGGAGACAAGCCAGGAAGACCGGAGTGAACCCGGCCACATGCTGGGAGTTAGACACCGCTTTCTACCAATGGCTGTATGAGAATCTTACCCAACTCTTGCATGACACCAACTGTGATCTGACAGCCTGTAAGTTTGTCCACAATGATAAGACCTATACCGAGGGAGAATACATCAATTATCTCAGAGACCTTTGTGTCAAGATGATAAATTATGATGAGCTTAAGGGTTGTCCGGAATTGAATTGGGACATCAGCACTACTCAAGACAATGGATTGAAAGAGGTCAGATGGAAGAACACTCCTGAAGAGCTTAAGTTACATGCTAAGATCTGGAAACAGAACGCCCAGAGACACGATGAGATGAGAGAAGAGATATGTGCTGTATTCTGTGAGCTGCTTCCTCATTTATGGTGGTGAGATTATGAAAGTAGAATTATGGTCAAGAACTTCTAAGACGCCTTATAAGAAGCTTACCAAAGCTGAGGCTTACGCCTTGTATCCTAAGTTGAAGGAAGATGTTGAAGAAGAGATCAAGAGGTTCAAGGATGACAACTTAGTCCATACTAAGATATCATATGAAGAAGGACTTGAGGTCTACATGGAGAGATGAAGATGCTTGACAGGAATAAGGGGACCAAATGGATTTGAACGAAAAGACAATAACATATGATTATGCTAAATGGTATGAACATTGGTATCCTGTCAAATGGAAGATTGATACTGAATGCCCTTATTGTGGTCATGTCAATACAATAGATGAGGAATATGATAAGTATGATCTTGGAGAGATTGGTAATTCATCTTATATCGCCCAGAAATGTGAGGAATGTGAGAAGACCTATTGGTTGTATTTCAAATGAGTGGAAAAGATGATTTCTTGGACTATGTGGGATATGTTCTCAGTGAAGAGGAAGTCAAGAGATGGAACAGTCTCAAGACTGATGAAGAACGAAAAGAGTTCGACAGGACCATTAAACAAAAGAAAGAAGACATGATGGATGACTGGGTCAGATATATTGACAGACAGGTCATAGAATCAATGATGAGGGAATCAGAAAAGAAGTGACATCAGAAGAGGCTTTCAACCAGATATGCGAACAAAGGATTTCAGACTAGAACAGGATAGGTTGAAGGACCTGAGAAGAAGAAGATTATACAGGAACCGTTCAATCAATGGAAGATATGAGATTTCCAGTAAAGAGGACAAGTCTGTCACTTATAGAGAGGTCTGGGATATCAACCTTGTATCTCACTGGGGATATGTCACAATTCATCCTTCTAAGATTGACAATGACATTGGTCATTGGCAGGAATATCCGAAGAACCAGAACTATGGAAGCAGAGGATATAATCTTAAGTCCAGTAAGCATAAGAAGATAAGACAAGCGCTCAAGTCAAAAGTGAGAAGAGAATATGATGAAACACAAGTATCTGATTGACAATAAGATACCACATGGACTTTTCAAACCTAAGAAGGATGACGACAGGATTCCTGTCTGGAAGGAACAGAGAAAGGTCTACGGGTTTGATGAGAGGGAGACATGGAACCTCAGGGAGCTTTCTCTTGGTTGGATGTATGAACATATCAAGATGTACATTGATGCAAGTGACATAGATCTTGATTATGCGAAGTTCAAATATAAAGAGGAGACTCTTTCTCAGAAAGAGATTCTTGACAGAATATGCAAGGACATAGAATTGTACTTCGATGCCCAGTTTTCTTTTGATCCAGACAAGTGGGAGAAGAGAGTCCCGTACCTGAATGAGATCGGAACTTTATGGGGGTTAGTGCTTCCAGCAATGTGGTGGTGAATGATATGCCTTTTGAGTCTCAGGTAAAGAGAAGATGTGGAAACTGCATATATGGAGATTACAATTTCCAGTCTTATCGCTGGGAGTGCTTATTGCATAAGATAGATGTGTTCAATCTTGAAGCACTTCTTTGTGATGCCTTTAAGCCCAAGAAGGAGTTGACAGTATGACAGAAAAGACCGGTATTGAAGAAGATGAGAGCCAGAAAGTCATAGCCGCTTTAGAAGGACAAGGGTTCTATAACTTTTATTCGAGGGAAGATGGCTCTTCTGGCAGACTATGTGATTCTAGCAATGATCATACTGGAAACCATAGAGCAGATGATATGGCAGATGAAGAGACTCATAAGTCCAATGATTCTTATATATGACATATAGATGGAGGTTTTGACAATGGATGACAGTGTTCTGGCAAGGTATCTTAAAGAACATAGTGAGGACTTCACACCTGAGATGGTGTCTTATGTCTCAAAGCTTGAAGTTATGTCTAAGATAGCTCCGGACATAGCTAAGAGTGTTGTGAGAGAACTTGATGTCCAGCGGTCTAGGCTTAAGCTTGTGGCCAGTGAGAATTATTCAAGTCTGGCTGTGCAGATGGCTATGGGCAATCTTCTCACTGACAAATATGCTGAGGGGTATCCGAAACACAGGTATTATGCCGGTTGTGAGAATGTCGATGCGGTAGAAGAGACAGCGGCTTCTGAAGCCCAGCTTCTGTTTGGGGCAGATTATGCATATGTCCAGCCTCATTCAGGAGCAGATGCCAATCTCATAGCTTACTGGGCGATCTTAGATGCCAAAGTGATCGGACCTAAGTTCAAGGCTCTTAAAGAAGAGCGTCCTGGTGTCAAGACATATGATGATCTCTTTGAGTCTGAATGGGAGTACATACGTCATGATGCATCCAAGCAAAAACTTCTCTCCTTGGATTATGGAAGTGGCTCACATCTCACTCATGGCTACAGGCAGAACGTGTCAGCTCAGATGTTTGAATGCTATCATTATTCAGTGAATGAAGAAGGTCTCTTGAATTATCAAGCCATTGAGGAGCAAGCTATGGAGGTCAAGCCTTTGATCTTGCTTGCCGGATACTCGGCTTATCTGAGGAAGATCAACTTCAAGAGATTCAGAGAGATCGCAGACAAATGCGGTGCCGTCCTGATGGTGGACATGGCTCACTTCGCAGGTCTTGTGGCAGGCAAGGTGTTCACGGATGAGTATGATCCGGTCAAATGGGCTGATATTGTCACTACAACCACGCATAAGACCCTCAGGGGTCCGAGAGGCGGGATGATCTTATGCAAGGAATGGCTTAAGGACTCGGTGAGCAGAGGATGTCCGATGGTCATGGGAGGTCCGCTTCCTCATGTCATGGCCGCTAAGGCTATAGCGTTGAGAGAAGCCAGCACCCTGGAGTTCAGAGAATATGCTAGGCACATTGTTGAGAACTCACAGGCTTTGGCTGAAGCCCTTATGTCTGAAGGCATCAAAGTCCACACTGATGGGACTGAGAACCATATCGTCATGATAGATGTGAGTAAGTCAGGGCTCACAGGCAGACAGGCTGAGAATGCACTTTTTGAATGTGGTATAGTATCTAACCGTAACGCATTGCCAAATGATCCCAATGGGCCTTGGTATGCATCTGGAATAAGATTGGGCACCGCGGCATTGACTACACTTGGCATGGGTACGGATGAGATGAGAGAGATCGGCAAGATGATAGCGCTTGTGTTGAAGAACACTGTCAGGATAAAGACCAGCAAGAGTAGCTATCATCTCAATGAAGAAGTCAAAGATGAAGTCCTTGCGAGAGTCAAAGCTCTTTTGGATAAGTTTGTGTTGTATCCAGAATTAGATCTTAAGTTTCTTAAAGAGAATTTCTGTGGTATAATATGAATGCCGGATGAATGAGAGTCCGCCTAGCCTCTCAGATAGATGAGCTCTCCCTTTATCTTAAAGCTAGGCATGCCGGCCGGTTCGTATAGCGGTAAGTACATCGGGTTTTCATCCCGGCAACAGGGGTCCGACTCCCCTACCGGCTAAGCGTCTCAGATGAAAGCCGAGCATGGTGAGAGATCTGAGAATGGTCAGGGTAATGCTCAGCCCATGGACCGTAGGTGGGAAAGTGACAGTGGTACAGTCGTAACTGGTCCCGGCGTTCCCCAGTCCACTACCTGGTAAAAGTCATGCACTGAAACTTCGGCGTGTAGGTGACAAAAGGTGGGCTTTCATTTTGAGGTGAAGATGGTTGCATTTGATTTTCCAGAAGAAGTGATGCAATTCATATTAGACAACATTGAAGGGAACTCATATCCTAAGATGACTGAACTGGTCAATAAGAGATTTGGGACATCTTACACTGTGAACCAGATGCATCGTCAATACACTAAGCATAAATTGAGAAGCGGTCTTACAGGACAATTTGAGAAAGGCTGTGTGCCTTGGAACAAAGGTAAGAACGTTGATTTCTCAAATTTGTCTTCACAAGCCATTGAGAACATACGTAAGACTCACTTCAAGCCTGGGCATACACCATGGACAGTCCTTCCTGTAGGATCTGAGAAGACCAAGAATGGATTCATATATGTGAAGATAGCTGAGCCTAATGTATGGAAGAGAAAGCAGATCCTGATATGGGAGCAATATCATGGCCCAGTTCCCAAAGGATATTGTGTCATTTTCTTAAATGAGGACAGGACGGACTTCTCATTGGAGAACCTGGAGCTTGTGTCTAAGGCAGAGCATCTGAGACTGAATGAGAGACACTGGAGGTTTGATGACCCTGAGCTGCAGAAGGTCGCATTGAATGTGATAAGACTTAAATCTAAGATAGGAGACAAAGAGAGATGAAAGCAAATCTGGTAGACCTCAATAAGATCTTATATGAGCAGATCGAGAGACTCAATGATGACTCACTCACCGGCACTGAGCTTGATGAGCAACTGAAGAAGACAAGGGAGATCCATAAGGTGGCGTCTGCGATAATAGACAACACCGCGCTTATGCTTGAAGGCGCGAAGCTCATGAATGAAGACACGCTGGCTTGCCCCGGGATGATCCCCAAAGCCATAGGATTTGACAAAGACTAACTATTTAATTGTGAAATTTAAGAATAAGGAGATATGTTATGGGTACACCTGAATCAATCTACAAGAATGGAGATGTGATCTATGTCTCAATTCCAAGCCGGTATATGCCTTATGTGGACAGAGGTCCGGAGTTTGATGATATGTATAAAGCTGTGGTATATGACACAGCAACATCTTATGCTCATGCCCAGATCATATATGGTGACGACTCTTTTGGTCCTAGGATCCCATTGTATGACCTGATAGGAAAGAGTGAGATCATTAAGTCTCCAGAACCTGGTCCAGGACCTGAACCAGAGCCAGGCGCTAAAGTGATTGACCAGACAGGAATCTTAACGCAACTTTTCATCAATGCTGATGCTTCTGACGAGGAATTAGCTGAGGTTGTAAGAAAGGGGCTTGAAACTTGGGGTTCTTCATCAGAAAGTATGTATATTCTCTTCTCGACTATAAGCGACTTTACGCAGGAGCAGCCGGGAGAAGGCGATGTTTTTGTGATGGCAGGTTGTGAGGAAAGCTCCGGCAGCGAAGGTGGCGGAACTGTTGATATATTCTTTATAAATTATGGAACTCAGGAATTTTATCAATACACCATTGCATACAATTATGAGAATAGAACCGGAGTTTACGACAGCAATACAAGTTCCCCAACAGCTGGTCAGAAGATGAGCGGAATAATTGCTCTCCCTGCTATTGCAGGAAGCTACCAAGGAGTTGTGGTCACGTCAGCATCTGAAAATCCTCCGGCAGCATGGAGCGAGCATCCCGAAGTCATTGTCCCTGTAGTCTCATTTAATGAGAATCCTTGGGTAGAAGAATCTGGAAACTGAGAAAACAACCTATGACAGATTTAAGCTCAATCCAGTGACTATCCCTAAGATGTGACATCTTAAAGATCATTTGTCAAGCAGCCAGCCTTATTGCAGGACTGGCTGTTTTTTTGATTCATGAGGCTTGATGACAAATGCATTTAAGACTATTTATATATACTTTAATTTCAAAAGAGGTGTTTTTATGGCTTTGAATGGTTCTCCTGATGATTTGTTTGAGAATGGAAGCATCATTAAGATCAATCTTCCATCTAAATATCTGGATTATGTTGATCATCCCGCAGAGTTTGATGGCATGTACCGAGCTATTGTTTATGATACAGAGTCTTCATATGCACATGCTCAGATCGTATACGCCGATGAGACTCTTGGACCTAGGATTCCAATATACAACCTGATAGGTAAAGTCACAATCGTGTCTGAAGAGGAAGATGCTCCTGTTCTTGCTTTCCTTGAGGGGACCGGCACCCATGCCACAGGCAATTTGGAGATATATGACATGAATGCTAACTTCACTTTGACTCATCCTGATGGCACTGTGAATTATCTAGAGTATCAGAGGCACGAGAATGAGATAACCCTTACCTTATATGAGAGTGAAGATGATGAAGAAGGCACTCCGGTCACAGAGACAGTCAATGGAGACTCACCCCGGGCTGTTGAGGATGGTGATCAGGAAACCTTAGATGTCGTGTTTGATCTCGGCAGCTATGGTTCTGTGAATGCAACGGTCAATGTAGCTACGGCAAAGTGATCTTGTTCATCAATCTGAAAAAGAGCTGTCTTCACAGCAGCTCTTATTTTTTTTATTCGATGAGATATGAGATCTTAGGTATAATATAAACAGAGGAAACACAATGGAAGAGAATAAAGAAATGACAATCCAAGAGAAAAGCATGCACATCTGGGAGCTTGAAGTCAAGATCGCTAAGCTTAAAGATGAGCAAGATAAGTTTAAGTCCGAAGTAGAGAAAGAGCTTGTTGGCACAAATGGATCATTCAACACATATAAAGATGCTTTTTGGGAGATCCATCATCGTCTTGGAGCTTCTACTACAAAATTTGATGAAGCGGCTTTCTCAAAGAATGAGCCAGATATTTACAAAGAACTGTTTGCTAAGTATAGTAAGACTAGTATAGGTAAAGACAGCTGGAACTGGACAAAGCAGAAGAAGATTGTGAAAGAATGACATAGCAGAGTGGAGCAGTTGGAAGCTTGCGTGTCCCATAAGCACGAGGTCACTGGTTCGAATCCAGTCTCTGCGATAAAGGCCAGACGTGGTCTAGGAGTCGGCGGGCTCCGTGGTCTGTTGGTGTAACTGGGAACACACTGCCCCTTATGCATGCGGTGCACGGGGACGGGGTTCATGGGTTCAAGTCCCATGACAGGTCATATCAGTTTTTGGGCTGTAGTGTAATGGTAACACATGGGTTTTTGGTGCCTTACATGGAGGTTCGATTCCTCCCGGCCCAGTATGACAGGTTTGCCGGAGTTCCTGATAAACCGGCAGGATCGGGCCTGTAGCTCAACTGGTCAGAGCAGAGGACTCATAATCCTTTGGTCCTGAGTTCAAATCTCAGTGGGCCCAAATGAAGATGGAGGGAAGTATGATTAAGAGGAATGCTTCAAATGACAGCTCAAGGAACAACCTCAAGAGACTGATTGAGCTTTGCTCACAGTACAGGGAGATGCAGTACACTCTGTTTGAGCAGTACAATCTTGTCCTTGAGGATCCGAAATTTGACACTGTGTATCTTGACATAGAGCCGATAACCAAATACCGGAAGTATGTTGAGGCGGATTTGAACGGGACAGAAAACCATTCAAGTACGACACAGATAATCAAAGAGTTCAAGAAGCTCCTTGAGTCTTATGACTATAATCTTGAGAACTATAAGCGTAAAGATGATCCGGATGTCGTTGATCTTCTTAACCGATAGTTGTGAGGTCGTCCACGGATCAGGCAGTGGAGCAAATTCTGGCACGGAATCGAGTCAGCCTGGAGACTACGTCAGGCCATGTGACCGCCGCTTGATGCGATATCTGATGAAGAGGGATATCACTCTTTTGAGGAAGAGGTCTTAATCATGGGATGGCATGGCAATAGGACATCTTTAAGAGGGGTTGTCCGAGAGGTCTATGGTGTTCAACGGATTTCCTGGTTTGCCGTTGATGGTGAATGTCAGTAGCCCGCAGGTTCGAATCCTGCACCCCTCATTTAGGAAAGGGCCCTTGCAGAAGAGGCGTTGAGTGCCTCTGTTCCGGATGATCTGCGGGGCCTGAGTACTTTTCATGGAACTATCTACATATGGTTCTAGTGAATGTAATAAGACGTTTCATAAACACAATCCCAATGCAGAAGTCTATCACTCAGTATGACCAGTCTGCTGTCACTTACAGGTTTCAGATAGACAGGCATTATGAGACTTTGGACTTAGGAAGCCTTGGATGGGAATGGTCTATAGCTTGGAAGAACAGCTTAGATGTGCCTTCTATGATATTGGTGGATCCGGTTGTTGAAGATGAGAAGGTGTTCTTGGACTGGACTCCTGTCTGGCCTGAGACCGCATCAGGCGGACTGTTTGAGTTTCAGATAAGGGCGAAGAAAGATGATACCGGAACAGGTGAGCTCCTGAAATGGAACACTCAGACCGCTCATATAGACTTCAACACCTCGATAGGCCTGGGGCATGTCAACAGAGGCATACTTGAAGATTATCTGGATAAGTTCATGCAGCTTTGCTCTACGGCCACCATTGAGGCTGAGGAGCAGAGGGCTATCACTGCGGAATTAGCTTTAGCTGAAAGCATACAAGACACAGAAGAACGTATCAATGCTCAGTTAAGCATATTGTCTGATGCCATTGACTCACTGGCAGGACGTCTGGATGACTTTGACTTGCAGGTCGTGTCTAATTATGTTCCTGCTTCTGAAGACTCAGGTGAGATAAGCAACTCAGACACATTAGACCAGGCGTTGGCGAAGCTGCAATGGCAGATATCTCACATGGAGATAGGTGACACTTTGCCTGTGAGCAGAGGCGGTACAGGAAGAGACTCATTTGATGCCGGCATACTTTACTCAAACGGCGCCAGTCTTCCTTTGAGCACCATGACCGGATCTAATGGCAATGTGCTGATCATGACAAACGGCCAGCCGGGTTTCAGGAACATATCTTCCGAAGATCTTTCAGATCATAGAGCATTCCTTCATTTCAGAGAATTGCAGAATGCAGACATAGACATATCAAGGTTCATGGAGTGATATATGAGCAGAGCAGTCATTGGATATTTATATGATCAGCTTACAGACAGGATAAAGCTTCCTGTCACTTCTGTCGATGCAGTCTTAGATAAGAATGGCAAGACAGTAGCAGAGCTCATCAGTGAGATCCAGCCGGTTTCCACTGAGATGGTCATTGACACTTCCGCAGGCCTTAGTCTCTCAAGCGGAGTCAACCGCCTTTCAGTACGGGTCTTCAGAGAAGGCGTTGACATAACCGACAGTTGTGATGACACAGACTTCATATGGACAAGAAGTGAAGCAAGCTGGCCCAGAGAAGGTGAGACTGGAAAAAGCATCACAGTAGGCTCAATAGACTTAGTGTCAGACAAAGCCACTTTTGTATGCACATTCATCAACCCTGTCTCAGAAACCGAGATCTGGAGAGCGGTGTCTTCTGTGACCATAGACGGAAGTCTTCATGACAGCATGGAGCTTGTTGGCTTCATACAGTCTTCTCTTCCCACAATGATTGTGGACAACCGTCAGTCTCTGACACCGGACTGGACAGTGAGTCATCTTGTCTTGACACCTGTCTTACGCAAGCTCGGATATGACACTAACCTCAATCTCACAAACGTAGTCAATAAGGCTTGGTATAGGCGTCTTACTGGAGACATCGGCTGGACGAAAGTGATCTCAGGCCAGAATGGAGAAGTCATTGACCCTCGTACAGGCGTGCTTACAGTGACACAGAACAAGGTCTCAGAACAAGATCTGACTTGTGAATACAAATATGAATGCAAGTACTTTGATTCTGACACCAACAAGTCCATGATGTATGAGATGCAGGTTTGCTTTGTCAAAGTGACAAATGGCCTCAACGGTCAGAACGGACAAGACGGAACAGATGGTGAGGATGGCGCTGACGGACAAGATGGGATTGGGATCAAATCCATAAGACAGACTAAGCGTTCCCTTCAAGATGAAGGTGACAATGAGTGGACAGTCACTAAGACCGATGACACTGTTGACAAGTTCTATGTCCGGAACGGATCTAAAGGCTCAGACGGAGTTGATGGGCGTAACGGATGGACCAGAAGCATAATCACATTATACAGGCGCTCTAACCGCAATCTTACAAGAGATGACATTGATTTCGGTCCTCTCACTTATGATGTTGCTACAAACTCCTTCCTTGAGATCCGGCATGGGCAGATCGGCCAATGGTTCACTTCTCCTATTGCAGGATCAAGCTCATTGTGGGACATCTTTGTAGTGATCCATACACAGAATGACCAGGTGGTTGTGAATGAGTCAGACTGGTCTACGCCGGTCATACTTTCAGAGGCAGGCTCTTCTGGACAACCTGGTGAGACAACCGCTTTTGTCAGCTTGTATCAGTGGGCTGATGAGACTCCGGTGATGCCTCACAACAACATCGCATACAACTTCCAGACTCATACCATAAGTGAGCCCAGGGATGAGCATGGTGATCTTTTGCCTTGGACCATAAACATACCTGCTAACAATGGAAAGACGCTCTGGTGCATCACTGCGGTGGCTCAGGGAAGGAATGACTCAGATGTCATAGGTTATGATGAATGGTGTGAGCCTGTAGAGCTTGTCAAGAATGGCATTGACGGCCAGAATGGTCAAGACGGTGCTCCTGGACGTGATGGAACCGATGGTGTTGACGGAAGAGACGGAACCGACGGAAGAGATGGAGTCGACGGCCAAGATGGTCAAGATGGCCAAGACGGTAAGTCTGCTTATGAGATAGCGGTAGAGCATGGGTATGAGGGCACTGAAGAAGAATGGCTTCTTGAACTTCATACTGAGATGCGGTATCAGTATGCGGTCGTCGCTGGTGATTATGACTATATGAGATCATATGGTCCTGGCGATGACCAGGCTTACGGGTACATCAACGGCGTAGGCTATGGCCTTAGTGTTGAGTGGTCTGAAGACTGTCCGTTCAATGTCCCTGAAGGATCATACATCTGGCTCAGGGCTAAGAACACATATTCTGATGTCTGGCAATATGCACGGCTTACCGGAAAGACAGGAGCCTCCGGAGGATTCGGAACCCCGCAGGCTTCCCTTGTTGAAGACGGCGGTGAGCCTTCAGTTGAGGTCTCTGCATCAGGATCCCAGCAGTCCAAGGTGTTCTCATTTGTGTTCAAGAACATCAACGGACGTGGCATAGTGTCGGTGTCTTACCGCTGGGCAGTGACAGACACCCAAGAGCAGCCTGATCTCGATGACATTGTCTTGATTGACATTCCAGAAATGACATCTGAGCATAAGTATCTTTGGAAGAAGACGATTGAGCTATGCACTGATGGGTCTGAGCTTGTGCATGCTGATCTTGTGACAATATACGGAGACCAGGGAGAGCCTGGAACTCCGGTGACAATCTCTAATATAGCTTATGGTGTCAGCAACAGCTCATCATCTTATCCGTCAGTCTGGACCCAGAATGTCCCTGCGGCAAGCCAAGGGCAATGGCTATGGACTAGGACCACTTACAGCAACAGTGTTGTGTCATATTCATATCTTCATCAGCCTGTGGATGCCGACTCATTTTATGTCACAAGACAATATGGCTTGAGCTCAAGCACATCTTCAGCTCCTTCATCATGGTCAGACTCAGTGGCTAAGAACTGGACTGTGAACGACTATGTCTGGGTCAAGGAGATCAGACACTATGGCGATGGGCATGAGAGCTCATCTGTAGCATATTATGACAAAGAGCTTACAGAAGAGCTTAAGTTGAGAGCCTGCTTTGAGATTGAGTTCTCACAAAAGAACTACATCTCTCTTCCTGACTCACAACAGCATCACATCATACCGTTCACTATCAGATCAAGTGGCTATGAGGGTGTGCTGAGCATGTCGATGAGCTTCGGCGGGTTCTGCTCTTATGACGGAGAAGGACCTTCATGGATAGATCTAGGAGACTCAATCAGTGTTGAGATAGAGAATAACTCAAAGAACACAGAATACGCGTTGAAGATACCTATGGGCACTTATGCCACTTGTGTCATTGAAAGCAGTCTGCAATACGGGCAAGACCAAGAGCTAGATCTCATAGATCGTATTGTTCCGGTCTTGATGAGGTGAATGAGACATGGAAGCGATCACTGAAGTCCAAGCGTACAAAGGTCTGGCATCAGCAATACTTCTGAGTGCGTACACTAACATCATAAAGCATCGTTATCTTGATGAGAAGTTCATTAAGTCACAATGGTGCGATGACCTGTGTGAGATGGCTGGGATTGTCTACCCGTTGTACATACGTAAGGCATATGAGCTCTCAGATGAGAACAAAGCCTCTACGAAACCGCCTAAAGGACTTGTGAGTTAAGGAGTGTAAGACTTATATAAGGCCTGTATCCTGACATCATCATCATAGTCTCCTGAGTTCCATCCGGCAATGTCTTCTATCGCCTTCTCTGGGGTCGGATGCTGCATCGGATATCTCTTATAGTTCAACAGGCGCCAGCCCTCATCATCTTTGACAACCACGATGAAATGAGATTTCGTAAAGGGATGTCTCTTATTGGTGACCACCCATTCTTGCACTTCTTTTCCATGATGAAGATAATATGCGGCCCAGATTCTTGCCCAGTCATCACAATCCCTGGCATAAGGGAGATCCTTGAAGAAATACTGTGGCTTATCCAATGGGAAAGTGTTGTCAAGAAGGCCGGCGAGCCTGTCAGACTTATATTTGTATGAGTTGATCTTCCAGTCAAACTGGGATGGGCTCAGATCTTTCACTTTCTCCCATGCATCAAGATCAGGAAGTCTTTCCCAGTCTTCATAAGAGAACCATTTGAATGTCTTTTCTTCAAGCTTTCTTCTGAAGAAGAGCACGACTTTGAGCAATGATGTCATGATGTTGTCTTTCATAAGTATATAGTTGATTCAATAAGACAAGCTCTCCATACTGCCTCAGATAGTGGATGACCTCACCACATCAGATGCTACAAAAGCTCTGTCAGCGAAACAAGGGAAAGTGCTGAATGATGCAGTAACATCTCTTAATGCAAGGGGTAACGACTACTATACCTTTAGTGGTGACGTTGTCCCCGTATATGCCAGTTATAAAGACCTTATCATCACAACAAATATGGCTAAAGGCCATTATTTGCTAATGATTGAGAGTGATATCAACAGAGGATATGACAATGCCAGTGATATCCTCATCATTTATATAAGTGGTGTTACAGGGGGACGGTTAATATTTGCACCGCAATTCAGAGGCACTGTAAGTTCCGGAGGAGGCACATCCGCTTGGGCATTGATTGAGATTACCTCAGAAACTAATTCATTAAAATTTACAACCTATGGATACATCAATGCAAGTTATACGCAACATTATGCTATTGCCGCAATTAAGTTGATATGATTCAGTCCCTCAAATGAAAGGGCGTCATTAATGAACATTCAAAGTATCTGCCAAGAAGAGAATGAAATGATAAGAATCTAATAATCAAAGTTGATAATGATTTTTGAAGAAAATTGAATACATAAGGAGCTAACATATGCCAACAGTGATAAACCTACTTATTCTTGAAAATTAAATAAATAAAGCCACTTGTTGAGAGTGGCTATCCATAACTTATTTCCATCTGCCTATTGCAATATAATCCATATATCCAAAGCCATAGTAGTTTGTATCTGGTCTCCAACACCAAACTTTTGAGATTCCATTTAGTGTAAAATCTATTCCAAGAAAAAAAATAGCAGTACTACTATATTCTCTGGTACAAGTCAAACTAGGATACGATATAAAAGACCTCGGAAACGATTTAACAGGCGAAAAGGTTTCAGTGTGAATTGTGCCACCGCCCCATGATTCAGTAGTATGGGTTGCACCGTCAGATGTAAATACATCCCAACAAATTTGCACCCCATTGTTATATCTGATGTAATTTGTGCCCTGTTCTGCAATTCCTGAAGTATTACTAATAGCATTTATTGCATCATACAAAATTTTTCCTTGATTAGCCGATAAAGCTTTGTTCGCATCCGTTGTTGTGCAGTTGTCCACTATCTGAGGCCTGATAGAGATGTTTCCAAGGGCCGTTACGATCGCTTGCCCTGTTGAGTCAAGAATGGGTGGTTTTGTCACTGTTGGCATAAGTTGTCTCCTTATATATTTGATTTTCTCCAAGAAATCATCATCAACCTTGATTATTAGATATATGATTTACGATAAAAAATCATGGCTTAATTTCAATTAAAGCATAGTTAAAATTTTGTGTAAAACCATTAGAAACAGTTCCATAAGATCCAAAAGTTATACTATTAGTATTCCCTGCTGCTCTCAATATTGCCCAATTTGACAATCCACCACCACTGTTCATTGTAGTACGCACTGCTCCTGGCACGATTATTCTTTCAAACCCACTTAAAGTATATATAAATTCAAGCATTGTTGAATCTGCAGATTTATTTGACTCTGACCAATAAAGAAGAAGCCAAGAGGAACCGGATGGAACATTCGTAGTGATCTCTTGCGTTGCATATTGATCATATGGAACATTCATAGAGAAAGTACCATATAAATAATTTAGTTTTGAGCTTACTTTTTTAATAACTGTAGGAGAACCTGATACAGGTGTAGTAGGATGATTGATCTCAGATAAATCATCTTCTGAGCATCCTGTTATTATTACATTGACTGGGGCGGAAGTTGCTCTGTTGCTGAAAAATTCTAAATACAAATAATCACCTGAAGCTGAAGTTAATCTCAATTGTGAAGCGTGATCTCCAATTAAAATTCCTCCTAGATATCTTACGGAAACTCCTTCTTGAGACTTTGAGGATGATGACACTGACCAAACACCATTACTTGTTCTTCCTGTGTTCCAAGGCCCTTCAATATAAACAATAAAACTTGAATACACATGAAATTTAGCAACCCTATACCATCCTTCGGCGCTAGGTGTATAATAAGCATTTATTGCTTTCATAATGCCGTTAGCAGATATATTATTAAATTTGTCATTCAGTACTTTACCTTGCCTAGCATCAAGAGCGCTGCCGGACGTTGTCCTGTCTAATCCATTATAGATGTTGGATGATGTCAGAGGAGTGATCGTAGCAGATCCGAGGGTGATGACTCCGCTTACTATCTTGGCATCTGTTATCCCATATCCCGCGAGAGTAGTGGCTTTGTCTGCTTTGCCTGAGATGTCTTGGTGGCTTGTCAAGACTTTAGTCCCATTAGAATACAAGCAGTTGTCGGTACCGATGTAGGCCTTGGCGTTGGAGTAAGTGACAGGACTAGTACCTTGCTCTGTGGCTCCGACAATGAACATCTTTGTGCCGTTCTTCTCAGTGGATCCTGTGGTGTTCTTCGTGTCTTCAGTAGACACCGTCCTCCATGCAGGCACACCATCCTCATTAGTCATCCAAGCCTTGTTGACCTGATTCGCGCCAGACGCCACATATCCCTCAGAGGTAGCTGAGTTCGCTTTCCACACATTCGGATTAGACGGCATGGTCACATTTATCTCTGTGCTTCCGATGGTGGCAACTTTACTTTTTGTGTTCCATGCTAAAGTGGGGTTGTTGTCTATGACTGTCTGATGAGAATGGATTGCGCTGGAATCTTTGACATTGTATGTGGTGTTGCCCACTTTCACTTTTGATATGTCTGCCATTTCCCTTGTCTCCTCACGATTAGTCTTATCATGTTGTCACTTTAGCAAAACCTACATTGACCTGTGAGCTTGATCCTGTGAATGAAGGTTGTGAGACCGATCCGGCCGGAGTGTATGTAGTTGAGACAGTGCCTTCAGTCCCAGTGAATGCTGGAGCTGATGCTAAAGCTGCTGTGGCTCCTGTCATAGCGTTGGCTGAGTTGAATGTCGGCATTGCTCCGGCAGACCATGAGAATGAGAGCGTCTCAGTGGTGGTGTCGACACTCGCGGACCATGACGGGACAGTGCCTGCGGTAGCCACTCCTGAGAGGAATGAGCTCTTAGACTCAGTCACAGTCACATTGGGTGTGCTCACTGTGCCGGTCGGTGTGAACTTAGCTGATATAGTAGTTTCTGTTCCAGTGAAGGAAGGCTTAGAGACTGTCCCATTCGCTGTCGTGGTTCCAGATGCTGATATTGTGGTGTTGTCTTTTGAAGTGACATGTCCTTGGGCATCATAAGACACACTGCCTATCACTAGGCGGTTGTTTGTGTCAATTGAAGGAGAATCATTCCCTGCTGTGACTGAGTTGCTGTGATTGAATGTGGTGCCTGACAATGAGAGGCCTGATCCAGCTGAGTAAGTGGTGTCCTGTGCCGGTATGCCCAGTCCGGTGATGTCAGATTTCTGCACCGCTGTGAGTGATGAGACATGGCCTTCAGCAGTAGCACCTATCTTATACAGTCCCTCAGCTTGCCCAGTAGTCAGCCGGCTGGCGTCAGTGGCATGGTCATAAGCTACCTTGCCTCTGTCTCCACGGTATGCTGTGCCAGATGTCTCTCCAAGCGTGAGAGACGCACTTATCTCAACAAATGTAGATCCACTCCATCTGTAAGTTGTGTTGGCCCCGGCCTCAAGGTTGACATAGATCTTACCGGACTCTCCCGGGATCTCTGTAGTATGTGTGCTTTCTTCATAGAACTTACCGTCATAAAGATAACCTTCAACTACATCATCCACATATGCGGGAAGTTGTGAGCTTGGGACTTTGCCTGTTGAGTCCAAAGTGGCTATGCCATTGACTGCACCTTTCTCAGCAGGATTCACTGGAGTATATCCCAATGCAGATGTGACGTTGGCTGAAGTGATCTCACTGCGTATGGTAGCTGAGCTCTTGTCTTCAACGTTGCCTAAGCCAACCTGAGCTTTTGTCACACCATGTGGGTTAGTGGAATCATTGACGTGCTCATTCAAGGCAACACGAGCATCATTGTCTTTTATCAGATACTCTTGCTGTCCGATCTTTATCTTTGAAATACTTGTGGTGTCTGGCATTGAGATCTCTCCTTATCTTTGTGGTTTGACGTCTGTCACCACATCTATGTATGCTGGAAACACCGGTGGGTCTCCTGCTGGGAATTCTGTTGCAAGCCCTATGCAAAGTGTGTCATACATCCCCGAGTCTCCACGCTCAAAGGATGTCGCAAGATTCAGCTTTATCTTGGTCACATCCAGGTCTTTGATGTTGATGTGGTCTATCTGTTCTTGCAAGTCAGCTTCAACACCCTTGGCCCGGTTGACTTCATCTTCAAGAGCAGAGCTCACTGCATGGTAATCGGACATGCTTGACTCGGCTAAAGACTCCATCCGGTCAAGGTATTCCTCCATGATGCCTTCATGACTGCATTCACTGTCTGCTTGGAGTGCACGCCCGATGTTCACAGAAGCGACTGCAGTGTTCCATTTGAGCATCCCCTCATCAGTGTCTTTAGATGCCCTGAGCTGTATGGTGAGCCAACCGCTTCTTCGTGTTATGTTCTTATCTGGGACCCAATGGATCCTGAAGCTTCTGTTCTCTGAATCATAAATTGACTCTAAGAGTGTGGTGTACCCATCATCTAAAGCGGTCTTATAGTATATACGCCATGTCCATCCTGAGAAGTCTAGCCCATCAACATAATTGTCTACCAAGAACCATATGTCATCGACTAAAGACTCTTGCCTGACAATCAAGTCTTGTATGGGAAGGACATTTATGTATTTGCCTGTCACTTTGACTTCTGTCATCCTCTCCTCACCTCAATGAAAAGCAGCCGCATATGAGAAAAAACTGGCATGAAGGCATATGCGGCTGCATATAATGGAAGAAATGCCTCGGAAGGCTTATTTAGATAGTCATCTTCTCTCATACAATCTCTTCTGACATCCTTGACATAGCAAGCGCCGCTACAAAGCTATGGCGTAATTCCGCAGGCACTCCAAGCTTCTTCCATGTTGTCTTGGCATTGAAAGGCACTGAATAGACAAGGCGGTCTTGAGGCATAGGGAAGTCTTTAAGCTCAGGTAAGATCTCAAGGTCCTCATCTGTGAGTGTGTATGTTGAGTCCAAGAGATTGTCTAAGATCCTCAGCTTAGCCCATGCCGTGTTTATCGTGTCAGCATTGTCTTTCATCTTGGGGTCTATCGCATTGACATGCATGGCTCCTTTCTCATCCGGCACATAAGAGACAATCTCTTCCATGGGCTTCTTGACTTTCTTGGCATATTTGCTTAAGACTTTCATGCCGTCTTCAAAGATCTTGCTCTCTTGTCCATGAAGCTCTTTTATCTTATCTGTTGACACTACGTACTTGTCATGGTCTTTCTTAGATGAGAAAAGCTCATATATGATCTCATTGAACTCATGGTCTTCGTTTGTGACATCTGTAAGCACATTCATCCATTTCATTCTTGATCCTCCTCAATAGCCTATGCATATGAAAGCAGGTGCTCCGGCCCCGCCGGGTCGTTCCTGCCATGCTTGCTTTCCGCCTCCACCTCCGCCTGAGCCATATCCGCTTCCGCTTTGCCCATTCTCCTTGGGGCGGTTCCTGCCGCCTTGTCCTAAAGTGGTTGAGCCTCCGGTGCCGGGGACATGGTCGTGATCTACACCGCCTAGAGTCTCAAGGCCAGGATATGGGTTCAAGCTGGCAGACACATCTCCCACAATCCTGCGACCCAATGGCATTGTGACACTCGTTCCAGACTTCACTCTTTGTGTATTGCCATTAGAATCAGCATAAGTGTATCTGTTACGAGAACCGTCTCCACCAGCAGAAGAACGTCTGTTCTCTATGATGCCAGATGCGTCAGGTGACATCACCGTTCCTCCGGCTCCGCCATAAGCTACACGGTCTAAGTCACCTTCTACAGGCTTCTTACCGCTTTTGCCGCCTCTGACCGTACGTAAAGTACTAAGAGGTGTGCTAGTTGAATGATATTTTAAGACAACATCTCCGCCGTCCGCCCCGCTTGCCGTCACTGTCGGGGCATGGGGTATCAGTATGCTTAAGTATCCGTCATCCGGAATACGCACGAGATCAACGGTGCATGCGCCTCCTCCTCCGCCTGAGCCGCTGACATGGTGCTCAAACGGCCTCGCATCCCAGTTGGCGCCTCCGCCGTTCCCGCCGGGGGCTTGCAGGAGCATATACACAAAATGTATTCTGGCATTCTGGTCATTGGGATCAAAGTAATATGTGCTGCTGCCGTCGACCACCCTGTTCTGATACACATACACGGTCCTGTCTGAGCTTGATGACAGAAGCACGATGTTCTTTGTCATAAGACGTCCGCCATGGCTATGTGAATATCTTTCAGGAGGGCATATTGTGGGCAACGCGTCTTTGTTCGCCACTGACACGCCTTCCCATGTGAGTTGAGAGACTTTGGCATTCACATCTGTGTAAGCATAGAATATCCCATTGGTCTTTGAATATTTACTTCCATACCCTGAAAACATGAAGTCTGTGTCCCAAGATGATTTGCTCACATCTACTGTGACATTGCTCTTACCCTTGTATATAGCTGATCTTGTAGAATCGAATGGCATACGAGCATAGTTGTAGAAATCATATTGAGCAACACCGTTTGTCCCAAAAAGGATCCTGTTGGACTTAGACAATGCCCGAGTGTAATAGCATGTGGTGTCAGCAGTTCGTGAATATGGTTGGAATGGATATGGAGAACTGTCGGTCGGTGTGGTAGTGCGATATATGTATTGTGTGTTCACTATCGGTGTAGTCCTGCTACGCCATAGTCCGCGTCTCAATGTCTTGAACATCACTGCCATGAGATCTCTCCTCACTCTGTCACAAACAGGCTGTCTGTGTAAAGAGATTGTGTGACATACAGGTTATGTATGGGATTTGAAGATGTGCCGAATGAAGAGGTGTTGGGATCAACAGTCAGAGAGCCTTTGAGGTTCACGTTTCCTGTTGACTTTATCTCTACATTGCTCATCTCTAATTTACTAGCGGCTCCACTGGGGTTAGCCGGTATAGTTATCACTCCAGCAAGGTATGTGTTCACTTTCTCGAGATAGACTAACCTTGATGTCAGATCATCTACCTTGCGTTCAAGCTCTCCGATATGAGAGACCATTGCGTCTAACAGGCCGGACAACACGATGATTGTGTTCCCATCAGCCAGATTGAACTTGATCTTTGTGTTGTCTGCACCGTCATCATATATCGCTTTCTCTTTTGAGTCGGCTGCCGCTGATGCCGGGTCTATCTCAAGGCTCCATCCCTTCATCTCCGATCTTATCGGAAAGCGGTTGAGCTCAAAGTTGCCGTTGGCATTCTTCTCTGCTACCACCAGCTTGCCAAGCCTGGGCACAGTTGAGTCTGCACATGCCAGTTGCCCTTGTGAGTTGACATAGATATATTGTGCCTTGCTGGAATCAAGGCCTGAGAGAGATGTCACAGCCGGAACACTCTGGACTCCGGAGTTAGTTATGACTTTCTCTCTGAACTTAGCATTGAACACCGGGGAAGGTGACTCATTTCTCAGATAAGAGAGATATTCTATGAGGCCGTTGTCAATGCTATATCCAGGACCACACATCTCCATGCTTGTCTCATCAAATGCAAGAGCTGTGCTAGATGATCCAGTGCTTACAAGACGGCCAAGCCTTATCTTAGTCATATCAGACTCAGGTGAGTTGTCAGCTGATAAGACAGGCTCTGCAGGGTTAGCTGAGTTGTAAGTGTATGAGATGAACAGATATTGTCCGGCTGACATTGAGGATATTGTCTGGCTGAAGTCTTCAACTCTGACTGAGTATGATCTGTCATTGTCTCCGTCAGTGCTTGTGTCATTGAATAAGAACACTCCTCCGGTGACTGAGACTGCCCCTGTCTCAGCAGACACTGATATTGTCGGAGCTTCATAGACTCCTTTCTGGGCTATCTTATGCAAAAGCATTCCGAATTCAAGTGACTTAAGCTCTTGCCTTGTACCAAATGTAGCTTTACTCATTCATTCACTCCTGTGCTTGTTCATGCCGTGACACTAACATCATCAGATTCACATTCAACGGCAAGTCTATGTATAGATGATTCTCTTCATTCCTGAAGTCAACTGACCAGATCTCTCTTGAAAGACGCTCACCTGCGGCAAGATATTCTCCGATCAATCTCACTTTGCTCACTTGTGTCTGGTCTTTCTCAGAGACAAAAGTCATCTCATAAGGATCCAAGTTCGCAAAGTCACGATCACTCTCAAAAGAGATCAGATTGCCTGAGATTGAGACATTCACATCGTAAAGGAAGTCACCGCCTTCATCTGTAGGCCCGTAGTTCTGGATGAATCTCCCATAGTGGTCTTCTTTGAACAACAGGTAGTTGATGTCTTCCTCTCCTTTGTTGAAAAGCTTTAAGATCATGTTCTTAGTCACACAAGACTCATATCCGTCAGGTATCTCACATGTGATCTTCTTGCTGGACACAGTGTTGCATGTGAGATTTGAGAGACGCCATCTCTTACCTTCAACCAAAGCTTTGACAGTGAGGCAGCTGTCATTCTCATCAGGTTTCCATGTTAAGTCTATGTCTTCATTCAACTGGTAGTCATAGAACTTCTCATAAGAGTCTGAGCTCTCATCATACTCAAAAGCTTCCATCTTCAAGTGGAAGTCATCGAATTCTTTTATAAGAGCATATTCACTTGAAGAAGATGTGACAGTCATGAACTCATTGGATGCCGGAAGAGACTTAGACTCTCCCATGTCAGCCTTGTCAATGTTGACGCTTACCATAGGTGTCACATGAATCACATCCGTGGCTTTCTGGTTGAGCATGATGAGTTCTTGAATGAACTTGGAGAACTCTGCTGGATATATAGACTGACCGTTGAAATGATTCTCATTTATCTGGAATCCGGCTAGGATGTCTTTCTTATATATGGTGTCTTCTGTGGAAGAGATCATGTCCAGCCTGTTGAACAGACCGAATGAGTCAAGAGTCCTGTACTCAGGATCGAGCTCAGTGCCGATGTTGTCATCGAGAATGTTGGTTATGTTCTCTTGAGCTGTGAAAGTCTCGTTGACTGGAACACTCACCAGACTAGTGTCTGAGATGTCCATTCCATGTTTAGCAAGAGATATGTTGTCAATGAGACGTCCATTGCGATTGTTGTCCTCACTCTTCATCAGGCTGATGACACCTGGGAAATTGAAGCCGAATGTGTTGAACATTGAAGAATAGAAAGGATAAGTCCCGCGGTTTGCGATAGATCTGGGAATCTTACTGATCTCATCCCTGAATCTCTCAATGGTCGCTTGATTCGCGCTTGAGCAATCGATTGTCAAAGTCATGCCTATGAGATCTGTCTCATAAGAAGAATAAGGCACGTGGAACTTGATGGTCTCACCTAAGCTAGGCAAGACCTCAGGATTGCTAGCAGCTTTTATCTCATACGAGTCGCCTTGGTCTTTTATGTAAAGCACCCATCCTTCTGTCACAGGATCTACAGAAAGCATGTCAGTGAATCCATCTTCATAGTCAATAGCATAATCACATAACGTGTTACGAAGCGACTGGAGGTTGCTCTCTTTCATCTCTTCAGTGGATCCGATGGGATATATGAAGTAGAACTCATTGTTGCTATCGCCTTCTATGCTCACTTTGACACCAGGCACATAAGACTCTATCATGTCCCTGAAGAACTGGACCGCTTGGTTAGTTGAGAAATCAGTGGTGAGAGGTGCTGGAAGATGGACACCTTCTTGGATGTATGTGTATCCGCCCGGCTCAACTACCTCTCTGCTGAAAGGTATGAGATCCAGCTGATAGAAGAGAGATGTGATCTTCACTATGGCAGGATAGCGTTCTTCTGAATCTGTTGATGACTGTGTGTATAAGAAACGATAAGCCCCTTTCAAGATGTTCTTGTCTAACAGGTATATGTTCTCAGCTATGTCCATGAGATCTTCTAATGAAGAATTAGATATTGAGTATATGTTCTTCTTAGTTCTGACTCTCTCATTTAAGAACTTCTCTATGATCTTATCTGCTTCTTCAAGCAACACCTCATAGAAAGGGTTATCTGAGTTCTTCAATGAAGCAGGCAACCATCTTTCCATCATAAAGCCAGATTCCTCCTGTCAGTTTCCTATGAACACAAGCCCAATGCCATGTTTGTCTAACTCATTTGACGCCAAAGCGGAGTCATACCACCAGTTCTCAGCTCCCTTAGACTTCCATGGGTTCAATGTGCCTGATATCCCGTCACCGGTTGAGTCTGAGTATATGAGTATCTGGTCTTCCTCAGTCAAAGTGCAGTTGAAGTTCTCAGGGACAAAACGGCATACAAGGCCTTTGTCAGCAAGAGCGTTGTAATATGACGGATCATTCTTGCTGTTGTCTTTGTTTATCTTGAAGCTGTTGAGTATGCCTTCATCAAGGTCATGCTCTGTCTCTGTCATCCATTCTATCACAGGTATGGGGTCTTCTGGATCAGAGAGCTTAGTCTCACGATCTGGTGAATAGAAGGTCCAGGTGCCATTCTCTTTGACTAGCATGAAAAGATCTTTGATGAGCCGGTAAGTCGGTGAGCTTGACTTCGAGTCCACGGTGGTGAACACATATTGTCCGGACAAAGCGGTCTCAGTAGTCACGGCAGGCTTGAATCCGAAGTTCTCTCTGGGCTCACCGTTCTTATTGGTCTGTATATAGCGTCCATTGTCTGCAAACGGTATGTCAGTGTACATGACTGTGTTGACATCCACATGATCTATCCCGGTGATGTCGTTGAACAAAGCTGTGTAGCTTGAACGGTAGACTGAGGTGTTGAACTTCGCTTTGTCTACAGAATAAGCAGACAGTATGTTCTGCTCAATCTCTGTCTGCAGGTCAGTGACATTGGTCTTATTCAAGTCAAAGTAGACTCTTCCGTTGATGTAGAACTTGAATATGTCCGGATCATGCCAGATGAAGTAGTCTGTCAGGCTCTTCTTGTTCTGAAGCTTCTTTATCACATCGTTGTAAAGCTCTTCTGAGCCGACATCTGAGACAGTCCTATGCAACAGGTCATATTGCACACCTGAGAAGAACACCTTTGAGCTAAGCATGAAGTCATTGGCGTCTTCAATCTGTGAGAGCATGTTGTCATGTCTCATGCTGGCCTCTGTCCAGATCTCAAATATGCAATCCGGTATCACTTCTTTTATAGCCGCGACATAATCATTGTAAGTTATGATCTTATCTACTCTGTTGAATGAGTAAGGGGCATTCTGCCTCATGCTAGAGATGTCTTCCACATCAGTGCCACCAGATATCTCTTCAGTGTTACGTACATAAAGCTTGACAGGCACTCCTTGGGAGTCAACTACCGAGCTGACCACTCTGGTGATGCCTTTGTTGGGAGCGTTTTCTGTAGCATAATCAAAGCAAGACCCGTTCTCACCTTCGGTCACAAGATAAGTGAATGTGAAATGGTCATTCACGTCATGAGAGTTAGGCGCGAACTCAATCTGTATGCCTGAGAAGTCAGGAAGGTTCTTTATCCTGTACTCAAAGTTGTTGTATGTGTAAGTAGCCGGCGCCTCACCGTTGACGGTAAGCTGGGACTGTCCGAACCAGCTCACCTCTTTGCATATCACATTGTTGTTTCTGAGCTCATACAATGAGTTCTCAACACTGTCATTCTCAATGGTGTACACATCTCCCGGGAATGAGTTGCCTGAGAACTCACCGGTAGTCCTGAGCTCACCTTGTATGACTGGTATCCTGACAGACTTCATCGTATTGCTCAAGGTCACATTCTCAGATGAGCAGTAGACCAATGAGCCGCTTGAGAACCTAGTGAACTTAGGTATCAGGACATTGTACTGGTAAGTGGAGCTGAAGTTCGGGTCTGTTGACACTTCGACAAACCCTGAAGCTCCTTTCTTACGATGAGGCTGATATCCGAAAAGCTCAAGCTGAGTGAGTATGGATGATGTGTTCTGTGCCAGAGACCATTTGTTCTCTCTGCTGAGATACTCATCATACGCAACTATCTGTGAAAGCCTCTCAGCGAAGATGTCAATGAGATGCATTGCTGTAGAGTTAGTCAGAATACGTCCTTGAAGACGCTTCTGGATGTTGTTGATGAGATCATTCCTTATTGTGTCATAATCAAACTGAACCATTGCCATTATGTCTGCTTCCTTAGATTCTCAATCACATATATCTCTTCCTGCAAAGCAGGCACATATCCTCTTATCTCAATCTGCCAGGACTCCTGCTGGTAGTCAGGTGTCACAGTGACCTTGTCTATCTTGATGACAGGCACAAACTCACGTTCAAGGCCTACTCGTATCGCGGTCTTTATATCAAACTGAGTATCCTCATCCATGCTTTTGAAAAGCCATTGTGTCACATATCCGCCAGCCTCAGGATGCCTGATGGTGTCTCCTTTGAAAGACACCAGCCATAGCTTCAGAGCATTCTCCACGGCTTTTGTCCCCGAAAGCACCATGATGCCTTTTGAGTCTTCTGATGCGTCATATATGTAGTCTTTGACTTGGTTGTTGTTCATATCTCTATGTCTCAAATTAAATAGTCTTAAGATCACTTCCCTGTGACGGTTGTCTGGATCGCATCAGTGATCTCACAGTCACAGGTGTAAGTCTCAGGTGACTCATTCGGGGTCATGTTCTTTCCTCCGGTGGCGGTAGTCTTATCCCCGACCGCAAGAGGAGTCTTACTACTCATAGTGATCTTCTTTATGACTGAAGCCGTGATATCACCGGTGGCATCAGTGACATGGGTTGAATAAACTGAGCTTGTGACATTGACTTTTATGTCTTTGATCTTAATGACTGCTTTTGCACCTTCAATCGTATTGTTGGGGTCTTCATCATAATCCCAGCTCGCAGTGCCGATATGATTTCCGGTTATAGCGGCTGTCTTAGCCGATATCGAAGCTTTTCCTGTGCTTTGGTCAGACATCGTGAAAGTCAGTATTGAGTCTGTGTTGGCTAAAAGCGCCATGCTTCATCCACTCCTTTAAGATCAAGCCTTAGGAGCTATGACCAAGTTCCCGCCATTGATGTTGACCCCATTGCTCGCATCAATGGTCATATTCACCTTAGGCCCACAGCTTAATTTGAATGTTGATCCATCCCATGTCAAAAACGTGTCATCATCAAACACAATGCCAAGTTCAGATGAGGCCTCAAACAACGTGTATTGGTAAGAGTCTGTCTTATGGTATCTTATGTATGACGGAGTCAATGACTTATATTTGCCCAAAAGCTCATATGCTGCCTGGCTTCCAGTGGTGTCATTAGAGAAAGGCCTAGTCCCATCATAAGAGAACTCAGTCCAAGTCTCATCTAATTCGACGAGCACAAAAGAGCCCTTGGCCGGAATTGAGGCTTTGTAGCCTTCGGAGGCATCAAACTTCTGCTGGGGGCATGCCCATGGCAAAAGGCTTTCAGGAAGATCTTGCAACTCAGGCAATATCTCAACTTTTATCCTTCCGAGCTTCTGGCTGTCATTGTTGTCTATGACCCTGGCTATCCTTGTCATTGATGCATCTCCCTTCCCTTTATTTGCATAGACATACGTCCTAAGATAAGTCTTGTGTATCCTGTCATGCTTCCAGCATCCCACAGATGCTCAGATGACTCTATCACATATTTGCCTGAGTAATTCTCGGACTTCTCGGAATCAGCCGTGTTGAGGTAGACATCGAGGTCAACGGTCTTACCAGCGCATAGGCTTAAGTCCATGAACAGCAGGACCACTAGTTTGTCAAACAGAAGACCCTTTCTGTTCTTGAACATGTTGATGCCGGCTTCCTTGATTGGATCAGTAGTGTCATAGAAGTCAGATGGATGCACGAGGTTGGTCCTGGAGGAGTTCTTCATGAGAGCTAATGGAGTAACAACATTGCTTAAAGAAATGTCCTGTGACCTCACCTCGTTGTTCTCGTCAAGATAACTCAAAGACTGGTCTATGAACCCATACACTTTGCTGTAGTCTTGTGAAAAGTTGTTCAAACTTAAAGCGACTGTCGCGTTCTCCCTGTCATCAAGCGGATGTCCGAACACAATCGTGCAGGATGGTGTCTTGTCCATCATGTCCTTGAGGCTTTCGAACATCGCCACATTCTCAATGCTTATGTAACCGTAATACGGAGATGTGGCCGCGCTGCCGTCATTGGCCAATGGGAGAAGTATCTTATCTACCAAGTCTTTCAATGTGTGGTTGGGGTTCAATATCAAAGGATAAGATGTGCATTTGCTGGTCTTCACAGTATTGAGGACAGGCAATCTCATTGAGTTACCAGTAAGGGAGTTGAACTCATTGTTCATCTGAGCCATGACAGCCTCAAACACCTCAGACGGAGATCTGTTCTCATATCCGGATGACTCTTTGCCTGAGAACTCAGCGGTATGCCTGAACTCTATCCTGAATGTTCCGGAAAGTCCGTTCATACTGTCTGCTTTCGGGGTCTCATACACTGTGCAGGTCATAGGGAAATTGATCTCATGCCCGCCAGAGATCATCTTGAAAGCAATGTTCTGACCAAGCACATTCAATCTTGACTCTAACCCTATGCCGCTCACATCTTCAGTAGTCATGACCAGCCTTGGTGCAAGAGAGTATATGGAGTCTGAGACAGATATGTTGAAAGACTTCAGATTGAGCCTGATCTCCTGGGAGCCGGTTGTGATGCTGAAGCTTGTCAATTGCTCAAGTGAATAAGCCATAGGTCACCTCGACTGGACAAACCGGTCTGAATAGAACTTATTGAGGTCTGTGAGATTAGGGGCATACAGGATCTCTCCTGGCTCAAGCTCAACAGGATAGCTCACTCCATTCAGCCAGTAGAGTATGTCATCAAAGTAACATATGTTGTATTCATCGAATGTGAGCATGTAGGGATGGTTGATGTATCTCTGGGTGACTTGCACTTTTCTCAGCGGATTGGCAAATACGACATTCTTCATGTCCAAAGTGAGGACATCAGGATAATTGTTGCCTTTGCTATCTTTTGTCTCTGACTGCTTCATAAGGTCATATCTTGATTTCATAAGCCTCATTCCTCCCATCCGGCGAATATGTCATCCATCATCTCATCGTTGGGTATTCTGGTGCCTTTGAACCTAAGCTTCAAGAACACACTCAATGGGTATCCGAACTCATCGGTGTCAGGCATGATTGTAGGTGTGACATTAGTTATCACAACATGGTCAAACACGAGATTGCCTATGCATATTGTGAACTCAGTGTCTGACTCGGTGTAAGATGTGGTTTCATTCACACTTTTGTTGAATATGCTTTGGATGGTCTTTATGACTGATGGTCCTGGAAGCCGTAATGTACGGGCTTTCTCTACCACTCCTATGTCTGAATGATTGACTGATGGTATGGTAAGCTTTATGAGATTGAGCATTGGCTTCACAACATCGTTATAAGCGTCACCCTTAGAGACTAATCCGAGTGAGACCTCGGTGTCAATCGGCTCTGTGCTTGACCAACGTTGGAATCCTGAGTATTCAGTCACACCTGTTATCACTCCAGCAGCTTCATTCCAGCCTAGAAGCTTAGCAGTAATGTCACCAGTGATATATTGGAGAAGACTGGGCTGTTCTGTCTTGATCAGGCTGGTGAACTGGCTTGAGACATTGAATGTGAACGGCTCCATCAATATGAATGATGTGTCATTTATGCCACTTATTTGCTGTTGTTTGCTTATGTCACGTACTTTAGCTAAATTATAAGCACCCCGTGACCTAGCAGTATATACAGCGGTGCTCGCATCATATTTACGTATTCTTACTCGTTGTCCTTTCGGTATGATCATAATCTAAATCCCTCAAAGCTTAAAACAGATCCACTAGCCACATTATTGACTACCGTGGGTTGTCTTAAGTTAGACGCGATCTCTTTCAAGACAGCCATCAGATTGTCTTGGAATTGTGCAGATGTCTCTAATATTCCATTTTGAGTAGACACATCACCTTTAGTCAATATGATGTTGTCATCTGGAGAAGGTACATAAAGATCATTGTCTTTAGAAATGATGGCATCATGAGGATAGTAGACATTATCATAAGCACCCAAGACATTCTTTTTATACTCGTCGGTTTCTTTGAATTGCTTTAAGAATTCAATAGCAGCCGCACGGGCATCATTCTGTTCTTCAGGAGTCTCTGCATTAGCAGCAGTATCAGCTATTTCCCAAGCAGTCTCAAGATTTTTTTCTCCATATTCAGCTTCTGCAGACTTAGCAGCTGTTCTTGCAGGTGGCTCAGGTTCTTCAAGCTTACCTTTAAGTATATCTACACAAGTTGTCCACATTGCATCAAAGAAGTTAAAGAGCCTAGTCTCAGCCCATTTGAAATCAGCGTCTGGATCTCCAGTGAATGCACTTATTATATGAGTGATGATCTTTTCTGTCCAACCACTGATAGAACTTAAAGTGTCTTTAGCCCATTGCAGAGGATTGTCTTTGAATGCTTCCCATTCAGCCTTAAGATTATCCCAAGAGAAGCAGTTCTTCAAGTCTGTGAAAATCTCACCTACAAATCCATCGAGAAGCTGGTCTTTGAAATTGGTCCACCAAGCCTCGACATTTGAGTCTTTACCAAAGAATCCGAATATGTAATCTCCAAGAGTACGTGCTAATCCAGTGATGCCGCTCCAGATCGCTTTAGGTATACCCCATATGACTGTCTGGACAGTATCCCAGATCTTCTGATAGACTGGTTTACCAGGATCTGACCAAAGTGTGAAAAGCGAAGACATATCTTCACTGACACTTCCCCAAAGTCCTTTCAATCCACCTACTATAGATCCGAATATCGCTTTTATAGCATATTTTCCAACCCCAAGTGCTTTTTTCCATACAGATGCTTCTTCATCTTGCAGAAGATCTTTAAGCTCTTGTGCGCTCTCAATGCCAGTCTCATCCCAGTCATTCTTCCAAGCAGTTATGATTCCAGCTATTCCAGCGGCAACAAGACCTACAATGCCTGCGCCTTTGAGTATACTGGCGATGCTGAGCCCACTTGATGTGAGTATAGACGAGATATCTAATGATCCGTCACCTGTCAAAGCTCCATTTTCTTTAAAGCTGCTGTTCTTATTTATAGCGTCGACAATAGTGACACCTACTGCTCCGATAAGACCACCGTTTTTCTTAAGACTTTCGTATGTAGCAGGGAACTTACTTTCAAGAAAATCTCCGACGGGTTTCTTGGCAAGACCAAAGAGATTGAAGTTCAAAGCTTTCTCAAGAGGATTGACTATGAGCTGAAGAGGACCTAACAGAGTATGAAACACATTGTCTGCAAGACTGTCAAATGCACTGTTGATCGTCTTAGAAAAACTACGGATAGAATCAAATGTCTTTTCAGTTCTGGCTTCAGCACGTGCATTTGTCTCATCAAATTTCTCTTTTATCTGCTCAAATTGAGCTTCTTGTACACGCCTTTCAGTGACAGATAACTTATTAAGATATTTCTCACGATCTTTCTCACGAGCATTGATTGTGTTTTTTATGTCATCAACTTTCTTCTGTAATTCAAGAAGATATGATGAATCAGCTCCCGACTGTATAGCTGAATTAAGCTGAGACTCGGCAGACGCTAAACGTTGTGCTCCAGTTGTATCGTAATTTGATCTCGTTATGCCACTTACGAACATATCATTTCCTTCTACTCAGTATCTTCATCATCGGACAGATCTCATTAGGATGTTCTTTCTCATTCTTCACTAATCTTTTCACAATCTGAAGAAGCTCTCCTCCTGAAAAAGAAGAAAGATCATTCTTACTCCATCCATAAGCCTCACCCAAACGAGACATCAAACTTAGACTCATTTCTCTGTTCCAAGGCCTGTATGAAATCAGTATACCGAAAGTCAAACCTCCTAGTTATACGTTTCTCAGTGATGTTGTCTATGAAACTGACTTCTTCTTGCACTCCAAACTTAAAACGTTCAGACAATATCTTACTTAAAAGACCCAATACAGACACTGGAATCTTATGAAGCATCTTAAGCTGGTCATCAATGCTCTCAGGCTTAATGCCATTATAAGACAATATCTGTTGAGCGGTGACAACTTTGATGTATTCGTTGAATTTATTGTCTTCATACTCTTCAAGTCTTTTGATTTCTTCAGGAGAAGCTTCTTTACGGTTTCTTTTCTGCATGACCAATGCGAACTCGTTGTCTTCAGCTGCGAACTTATTCTCAATGTATTCTCTTGCTTTGACGTCATGCATGAGCCTGGGATAATCAAATAAGACTTCAAAAGACTTATTATGTATGTTTATAGGTAAACTGACTTCTTTGTCTAAAGGCTTGGTCACAATGTCATTTATCTGTATTGTTGCAGTGCTTATGTTTTCTTTAGCAGTAAGTGTCTCGCCTTCAAGCTTATCATTGATGAAATACTGTTTGCCGTCAATGACGTTCGTATAATATGTGCCTTGTATAGCCATGAGTATCTCAACAGCATCCTGTCTGGTGACTTTTGATAAGTCTATATCTTCATATACAAGACTTTTGATGAGACTTAAGATAATCTTACTCTCATTGTCTTTGTTGGCTTTGGCAAAAAGCATAGTGTCATCAAATGAGTAATCTTTGACATGCAATACTGCGGGAAGTCCTAATTTCCCTATAGAAGACAATTTGACTATCACTTCGTATTCTGGATCAATGATCATATTCTCTTTTTTCTTACTGAAAAGGTCTTCAGCCCTAAGTTCTCTTTCTTCCATTCATTTCCTCCTTAGTCTTTATGTATGACTCAAAAGTCACATCCTCTACTTTCATCTTAGCCGTGAACTCCACCGGCTTGCCAGCTTCATAATCTAACATAATGGATTCATCAAAGCCAACGAGCTTAAGCTTATGTAAGTTGAACCTCATGCTTGGACGGTCTATTATCTGCTTGTCTTTGAAGACAATGCTTGCATACCTGTAGACTGTGTCAGCGTTTGACCTGAATTGTCTCGTGTTCTTCAGGTATATCTGTGAGTACCAGTTGTAGAAATACTTGAATCCCGTGAACTTGACGTCTTCAGTGAACGTGATGCTCACATCTCTTGAGTCAAAGCTTGCTTCATTGTAGACATTGACCTTATTAGGCAGATCCCTTGTCTTCAAGTTAGGAAACGGGGTAGGGAATGAGATCTTCTTTATCCTTGACTGAGGTATAGAAGTGACATCTCCAAGCCAGCTGATAATCCCACCGTTGTCATAAGCCAGCATTCTGTTGCTCAACAGAGATGGGTCATATGCTCTCATATCCTCAATGCTGTCATAGAGAAGAAGCTCCCATTGGTCTGAATATTGAGTATGTAAGTTCTCTCTGTATATTGTCCAAGGCACATTAACCATAAGTCAAAAAACAACTCCAATATATGATTAGATAGTTCTCAACACACCATAGATTAAAAAGACTGCCCCACATGAAGCGGAGCAGTCTAAGGTATTATATCCGGTGGAGCGTATGATGTCAGATCATATTGACTCCGACATATCTGAATGTGAAAGTGCAAGTGATCGGAGTGCCACTGTCAGTGTTGTCTAACCCAATATCTGAGACTGACTCAGGAATCACACCTGTGAATGTCCAAGTCGGTCCGTTGTCCATAGCGATAGTCATTGAAGTCCTGACTGCATCAGTGTCTCCAAGGCCAGCGTCTCCTTGCTCATGATCATACACAAGCTTAAGCCAGTTCTTAAGCATCTTATACACATTCCAATATTTATCTACCCTGAACACAAACGATGAGCTTCTGGAAAGACTTTCACCTGGTTTAGCAAGGCTGATAGTGTATCCCTTATATGAGAAGTCATTGAACTCAATCTTATACTCGGGAATGTTTGGAAGAGTGGTGATCCTGAACTGCAAGGCCTCAAGCATATCGAGGATTGTTCCGAGAGGAGATATGATTACTTTACCTTGGTTCTGAAGGGCATCATTGCCCATCTGATAGATTGTGTTTACCATGTTCTAAATTCCTCCGATCCGATTAGTCTTCAAACATCGCCTCAACACTCTGTGTCTGAGGAGCATTGATGAACACCAGCTTCAAAGTCCTTGACTTCGGAGTCACTTGGATTGCCACTTCAAGAATGAACTCTTCTCTAGCAAGAACCTCATCATTGTTGTTCTCTTCATCGCACTTTATAGCATAATTCCTCAGCACTGCGTAAGGGCTTACTGTGAGGGGGTTGAGTATTGCATCTGTCCTCATCCTGACAATAGCTCTGTGGTCATCATCATTCATCTTGACAACTTGATATGGGAACACATTCTTGATGATGTTCTTGATGCAGTAATCAACAATCCTGCTATAGTCATTGAAGCTATAGTCACTGTAGTCAGCATAAGTGGTCCTTCTTGAAAGAATCATCGGGCCATAAGTGAAATCATATGTGACCGGATTCACTTTAGCTTCATCAAGCTCTTTAAGCTGAGTCTCTGAATACTCGGTCTGTCTCTTAGCATATCCGAGAATCCTTCCGCCTGTGAGAAGTCCACCGACACCTGCTTCATCGATCCATGCTGTTGCAAGACCGCCATATGAGAGGACGATTGAGTCTGCGGTCCTCTTAGCTATCTCACCCATTGGGACACCTTCAAAGACAGGTGTCTTAGATGAGCAGTCATTGCGGATCTTGAAGTTTCCATGATATACTGAGAATCCTCTGTTAGCCGGATACTTCTTTATAGCTGCAATCGCATCATCAAAGTCATTGACAGGAACACCATCATTGAAAAGCGGAAGAAGAACTGATGCAAACGGCTGGAAACCAGTGTATTGCGGGACATCTCCACCTCTTATCTCAGCTAAAAGGCTTGGGACTGACCGCTCACCAGTGGCATCAAAGAACAGATCAACCGGATAAGAGTTGAATTTCTTGAACCATTCATATCCAGCAGTGAAGTCTGTGCCGTTTATGCCGTCATTCCTCTTTATTGTCTGCAATGCCAGCGGACTGTCATCACCGACAAAATAAGAAGTGTTTGCCTCATCATTGTCAAAAGCAGGATTGTAGACTGCTTCAATGTAGTCATTCTTCTCAAACACTATCTCAGCATTCAACGGATTGCCGAATCCATCTTTGGCACCTTTCTCTAAAGCAAAGTCAAGAGTTGACACTAAGACCGTCTTATTGAGATGGTTCTTGATTGAGAGAGCTGCCTCAATGTAATTTGAAGTAGCTGTGAGAGGCTTAGAAGCAAGTGTCATTGAGATTGTCTGGCCAACAGATCTGTTTATGAGATAAAGGACTGCATTGTCAATCTTCTTTGTGAACTCTATATGAAGGCAGTCACCCTCAGGAATGTTCTCTGTGGTGAAGACATAACGGTCAGTCTCTGTAGCAATCGTACCACTGATGCCACCGCCCTGGAATGCACTGTCCTGTATAGTGAACTGAATGGTCGGATCACTTTCAAGACACATCTTCATCTCACTGGGACTTTCTTCTACCAGTCCTTCAGTGAGCACTGTGGCATTGCCAGAAGCATCAAAGTCAACTCCTGCTGTGAATGCTCCGGTCAAGCCGACATCACCTATCATATAATCATCAGCTATTGCCACTGCGTTTGCACTATGAACACCACTTTCTTCAGTCTGAGTGATCACTGCATATGAACGTTTGAGGAACTTAGCAGGAGAAACAACCCAGATCGGATAAGACTTATTGTATTCAATAGCCTCAAGAATACCTTGCTCAACTTTAGTGGGAGCTCCAAGCAGATTGAGCATCCTCTGACTCTCACCTCTTTGAAAGTAAACAGGTTTCTCGAGACTTTTAGTACCAGCTACAACAGTTCCGGCTACACCAGTCGCATTCCCAGGAATTGCTTTCTGTGAGCGGTCTTCCATTGTGACTGAGAATCTCCAAGAAAATGCCATAATTTTCTCTCCTATGTAAAATATCTATAATAAGATAGTTTCTTATCTGCCGAAATCCCAGTCGACAGTCTGGTTCACATGGTCCACCGCTGCATGGAAGATCATGTCATAGTCATTCTCATCTTCAGGCCATCCTTTCAAGTCATGCCTAGCACTGAACTTCAAGTAAAGGTCATTGACAACCGCATACCCAGAAGGATCGGTCGCATCGATTCCAGGATCAGTGTCAACAAAGTAAGTGTCAACATTGAAGCTGAATGCAACTGTATGTATCCTGTTTTGCTCAAGCCAGTCAGACTCAGAGTATTGCCCATCATATGTGATGTCACTGTAAGTCAGATTGGCGAAATTGCCGATCTCTTTCCCATCATATATGAGCACAGGCTCAAGCAATGTCTCGGCTGCAGCCTGCTTATAGAACTTAGCTAAGACAATCTGAGCATCTGAAGCCTGAGTTGTGAAGAAGCATCCCTCATATTGGATTGTCACTGGGAACAGACGTAGCTTCTTGCCGAGCTCATCGACAAACACACCTTGAGTCGCAAGCTGATGGGTAGCTAGAAGCCGTTGGTCTGACAACGATATGCTTGAGATGCCGAAGTTCATGAACGGCATGTTCAATGTGTTTATCTGGAACTCTGAGTTAGCCTCTTCAGAACTGAGGTTCTGCAATCTTGCTCTAAAAGCATACTCATTCTTGGCAAACACAATCCTGGAGCTTCTTGTAGGATCTGTAGGGACATTGAATAAGAAGTCCTCAAAGTAATCATATAAAGCCAATGTAGTGGAAAGTATGACATTCAAGTCATACGAACCTTTCTTTGAGAAATATGACTGGTTGAAGTATGTAGATCCTACAAGGTCTTTAGAACGTTTGGGCATATCAGAATCTTATTCCTGTCTTAAATGAGAATGACAACGGATATCCAGCTTCAAGCATGAGAAGCCATCCTTCAAATAGCTCAACTCCAAAAGCGACCTGCATTGAAGTAAGCTTAGAGAAAGTGAGATCAGTTGAGACACCTGCTGTCACCAAGAAGTTGAGAGGATGCGTCCTGTTCAATTTCTTATAAAGCTCATTAAGTTCTGCATTCTTTTGAGAAAGCTCATCTTGAAGAGATTCTAACTGCAATGAGACTGCTTCAAAGTCTTTTGACTTCTGCATCAGGTCTTCGGTTTGCTTGATGAGCTCTTCATAGTCCGCTTTCTCTTCCAGATAAAGCTTAGCCATCTCAACATAAGCCTCTTTAAAAGTCATCCCTTCTGGCAGCACTAATGTCTTAGGGCCAACAGAAGTCTCTATTGTCTGAGACCAGTCATCCGCATGCAAGACTTGTGCAAAACACACTAATTCCGTGACTATTGTTGCAATGACCAAGATCTTCTTGAACTTCTTGAACATACCATCCTCCCTCAATGAGATCACTTGAAGAACTTCTCAGAAGACTTGTCTCTTTCTTCTTTACGTCTCTTCAAGTCATCTAAAGTCTTCTCTGTCTGCGACAAGGACTTATCAAGGTCCTCTTGCTTCTTAGAGAAATCTTCATGAGCTTTCTTGACTTCATTCTGAAGCTCATCGATCTTACTCTCAGTCTGCTTTATGTCTTCTTTGATCTTATCGTCTTTATACTTAGAGAATGCTTTTATGAAAAACACACCAACTATGATGAATGGGATTGCGAGTGTTTTCAATATGTTCTTCAAAGTAATCTTAAACTTATCCCAGCTCATTTGAATTCCTTCCATTTGCCATTAGAGTAGACTTCAACAAACCCATCTCCAAGCTCATCAATGTTCATCTTATTAGACATAAGGATTGACATTATGTCACTTACAGATCTCTTGTCTCCATCCCATTCTTTGCTGTCCTTGTAATACTCAGCATAACTCACTTTCTTAGAAGCAGTGAAATCTGTCAATGTGATGAAACGAATGTTGTTGTTCGTATTTATCTCAAAGATCTGGTTGACAGACAGTTCAGCTTCATTGACTTTCTTCTTGTTGTTTACGATCATTGTGTCATCTCCATCCTTTTTGTTTTCTTTATATGAGTCTCTTATCTCACTCAAAGTCATATCATACCTTCCATCTTCAAAGTCTTGTTGAGCTTACTGGTCATCTGATTCTCAAAGAATGCAATAGACCTCACTATGCCATAAGCATGCTTGCATAAGAAACCCTCTTCATTATGAAGATGCTTAGCATTCCATACTTTAGGCTTTATGTCACATGGATAGATAGCAGCATCTAATTGTGTACGATTGTAGGTAAGCCCTTGCCACCAGTTAGCAGGACAAGTGCAATGGACTTGGACATAAGCTACGTCCAATACATCTTTTATCTCTTTCCAGCTTATAGGCTCATTCTCCAGTCTGTCAGGTCTTGTGTCTTTAAGCCATTTCATGAAATCAAGTATCCTGATAGACACTACATATTGCTTAGCAAGATTCTTCACAAGCTCAAAGCCTTTAGAAGGATCTGTCTTCATGAAGTCATGGTTCTTAGGATACTGAGGCACTGTTGCTGTAGTAGTGAAGTCAAAAGTCACCCAGTCATGAAGCTTGTCGTACTGGCAATCTGTAAGCTTAGCTGTGAAGTTCTCAGGTTTCACAAGCTTGTTGCGTAAGTCACGGTAACTTTTAGTAAGACCAGATATCGCATCCGGTGTATTGAGATTCTGGAAAGTAAGCCATTCATTAAAATGGTTGAGGCCTTGGATTGATTCTTTCTTTGCTTGAAGTGCCTTGTCACCAAAACGTCCTGAGATGTCTATGCAAAATATAGTGTATATCTTCAATGCACCATCGAACATGTTCAAAGATATCACTGGTGTCATTGAGATCTGCTTGTCAAATGGGAATCTCATGATACTTAAAGATTTGAGATACTTTAAGTCAAAGCTAGTGATTGGGATCTTCGGACGTCTGCTGTCATATAAGATGAGAATGACAGGAACATAGAATCCAAGAAGCCTTGTGAAGCTTACTTCTTGCCAGTCTGGAAATCCAAGTTGTCTTTTCAGGTCTTGTCCGCTAGTCATTCTCTCAATCACCCATTATCTGGCTTATACGTTTCTCACGCACTAAGTCATCATTCTCATCAACAGGATCTTCTCTTACAAGGGCATCACCTGTCTCCATAGTATAATAGTCACTCAGTTTGTCTAAGATTGATTGTGTAAGAGCCCCATGTTGAGGAGCAAGATAGAGTTTCTTATATACTAAGCTAGTGCTGAATGAGCCGAATGTCTCAGTCACTTGAAGTAAGAAAGGTATCTTATTCATCATCTCATCTTCAAGATAGAAGAACAATAAGTCTCTTTTCTCAACATGGTCTGAGAACTTGGTGTATGCTTCTATCGGAAGAAGATCAAAGAAGAAAGTCCTGGTCTCTTCAACCATCTCACTTCTGTCTGCTCTATATCTGTCTAATGGCACTTCTGTCGGAAACTTGATTATCACATCAATGACATTCTTAGACAATTCAGTGATGTCGGTCATGTCTTGAAAGATGTCTTCTCTGCCTTGGATGCGAATGATCTTCATCTCACGCCCTGCCTTACGTATGTTCTCATCAATAAGGCGTCTCTTCAACTTAGCAGAAGAATCAGACACTGATTGGAAAACACTCATCTCATCAGACCTCACTTAAAAAAAGGTGCCTAGTGCCTAATGCACCAGACACCAGCTTCATATTGTTCTCTTAAACCAAATGTCATACCATATGATAGACTGGATCTTCGATATACACTTCAGTGTCTTCTGGATCCGGTTCTGGAGCAACTTCTTCAGGCTCAGCTTCATTGCCAGCAAATGAAAGAGGATCAGGATTGGTTGTGTCTGCAATCGGATCAACTTCAGGAGCTACTTCAGGAGTTGGCTCTTCAATGAGGTCCTCATCAGGAGCTTCAATCATGTCATCTTCATATTCAACTTCAATCTCATCGCCAGGCTCAAAGATGATGTTGCCGTCATCTGTGGGTACGAGAAAATCTTCTGTCAGTGTGATCTTCATTGTCTTTGTCATATTATAACCATCCTTCTCTAAGAGCTGTATGCTTTACTTGCTTCTCTTCTTCTGTAGCCATTCTTGTCTGGGCCTTGACTGCCCTGTCTGAATAACCGACAGAAGACTCTTCGACTAAACTCTTGAGCCTGAGATATGTCATCTGGGCTTCAAGGAGAGTGCGGCATCTCATAATGTCTGCCTTGATGAGGGTGACTTTCGGGTTGCGGCATTCAAGATCACGGTAATAATCCCTTATGTTGTCGTTTGCAAATGACTCTTTCTTTTTCTTGTCATCTACTTTCTCAAGGTCATCTGCATCATCCTCAGGCTCTTCCGGAGTCTCCGGTTCTTCAACCTCATCTCCATCTTCATCAGGAAGCTCATCATCATCTTCCTTCTTCTTAGCTTTCTTAGCTTCATAAAGCTCATTCTTAAGCTCATTGATCTTCTCTTCAAGAGACTGTGAATAGATGATAGCTTCCTTGAATTCCTTCGGAGAGACCATGCCATTCTTCTCAGCTTCAAGAGTCCTTACGATCTCCTTTTGCTTAGTGGCATAGATCTTGAAGTTGTCAAGCATATTGCAAGACTCATTGAACTTCTTCTCAAGATCAGCATTCTCATTCGTGATCACTGTAAGCTTATCTGCAGACTCCTTGAGATCAGCCTCAGCTTTCTCAAGCTTATCCTTAGTGTCAGCCAGCTCTTTTTCAAGATCAGCATTCTTCTTCTCAAGATCTGCTGCCTTCTTGTCAAGATCATCGTGCTCTTCAACATAAGCATGGATGAGAGCATCATTCTCTTTTGAAGCCGCCTCGATCTCTTTCTTCAGGTCAGCTCCAGAGACATTGAGCTTCTCATCAAAGTATGAGAGCAGAGAATTATAATTGTCTTGCTGCTCAAAGATGTTTGTGATCTGCTTTGCCTCCTTGAACATAGACCTGATGTTCAACAGAAGAGATTTCTCCTCAATAGAAGGAGAAACTGTAGACTTAATGTTTTCCATTACAATCTCCTTATCTGCATTTGGAGAACTCTCCAAAGTTTTGTTTTCTTCTTTAATCATTATGACATTGTCCATGAGCTCATCATAGTCAATTCCATTCACATACCACCAGTCATCAGCATACCAAGAGATGTATGCTCCATCTTTAGATGGCTTGTCAACCAAGACAAACTTGAAGTCCTTGTCAAGATTGAACTTCTCACTACGTGCTCTGTCAAAGTACTTGAACACTGGTTGGTCCCATTCACCCCAGACTCTGTCTGTGTTCTTACCATAAAGCTTGAGGTCAGACTTTGCCTTAGCAACATAGGTCGTATACTTATTGTTAGCTTTCTGATACTTGTTGAAGTTATATGCTATCTCACTAGAATGATCTACTGGTATCCAAGATTCATCTGTTCTTGAAAAAGATGCATTCAGGCTCTCAGTCTTAAGGTCTTCCTGATGTCCAAAGACTTCATAAGAAGGATTGAGGACAAAATCAGCTACTCTCTCAAGCTGGTAAGTGTCTTCATTCAAAGTCTTATCATCATCCTTGAACTCACCGAATCCAGAAGTAGAAAGACCTACTGAACCGCCCGCCTCAAGAGCTTCAAGGACTTGCTGACCCCAGAAACCAAAGAGATAAGCATCGGCTATGACCAGTTTCTTATCTTCAGAAAAACGAAGATCTCTCCAGACACACCAAGCATTCTTGGTTGAGCCATCATCTTCAGGATGGTCCATGAGACCAAAGCAACCTTCTGCTTGCTTCTCTTTTATGACTTTTTCCCAAAGCTTAGAAGTATATACTCTACCATTGAGGTTCTCTTTATCTGGACGAGAAATGGGAAAAGTATACACTGCTTTAGCTTTATATGCTTTTCCATCTGTGCTCTCAATTGTCTTAGAAAGCACTGACTCATTGAGATTTTGCTTCTTGAACTCACCAGCTGTCACTAAGCATGTCTCAACAAATCTTTGTCTAGAATTGCTCATTTCTGAACTCCTTGCTGTTTTCTATATAAAATAGTTTTAACATCATTTTTCTTCATCCGTGTCTATAGGATGAGCAGCATGATACAAACTGAAAGCATCGACGTTCTCCTTGATCTCAGAAGAAGTGCTTGAAAGATGCACATGCTTACCGTCTTTATTGAAGTCTTTTATGTTGTTCTCCCTGCAGACTGAGAAATACACTGAATCCATGACTTCCTCATTTATGCGAGAAGCATATTTCTTATTGAAATGCTCAGTAAGTCTTTCTTCAGTCTCTCCGTCCATTCCGGCATCAGCTTGATTCTGCTGGAGCATCTTCACATATGAGTCTATCTCATCACTCGACAAGAAGCTGTATTTCGAGAAGACCTGCCTCACCAGTTTCACCGGGATTTCGTTCTGGTCATATCCGATCGCATCCTTAAGGGCGTTGATGATGTCATTAGCAAAGTCAAGACTGTCTTTCTTGTTTCTGATGCGGTCTTCAGCTTCTTCTACGACTGGGAAGTTCATAGTCAACTCAAATTCAGTGTATTCTTTATCAAATTGCTCAGTCATCATGAAATGAAGCTTGATCAAGAAACTGATTCTCTCAAGTATCTCACATTGGATTCTGAAACATGCTCTTGCAAATGGCTTAGACTGTTGTAGCAATGACTGGTTAGACACACCCCATCCACCCTGGTCTACAATGAGGTATCCTTTAGGTATTGATGTGCCCATTATCAAGTTGTCTCTAAGAAGCTCTATGTCTCCGATCTCATCTAAGTTGACATCAGTCTTCACAGAATCAAAGTCAACGAGATTCTTAGGAAGCCATACTTCTTCGCCAAGAGCAAATTGCTCTCTTGACTTATTAGCTTTACCTAAGTTAGAGTATTCTTGTCTAGCTTCATTGACAGCTTCCCATTTCTCAGATGCTGTCATCTCCTCTGAAGTGTCTACTGCAAACACACTTTTAGGAAATCCCATAGGACGTGCAAGACCCATGAAGTTCATAGCAGTCCTCAACTGTCTGTAAGGACCTACTAGATTTATGAACAAAGGCCTTCCGAATGGAAAGAACTCACTTCTGTTAGAGTTGAGCCTGTAATGAAGCACTTGCCATGGAGCAAGGTATGTGTTCTCATTGATCACAAATCCAAAGAGATAAGGCACAAAACCAGCAGATGGGTCATCTCCGGCATGTGATGCTAAGAAATTCTGCATGTATTGCTTTGTGCTATATTGCTTGTCAAAATAATCATGCATACTTGAGATGTTCTCATATCTTTTCTTTATCTCAGAGAACTTGAACTCAAGCCTGTCAGTCACATCATACACATCTATTGGTGTGAGTTGTGTCACTCCTTCTTTTGGATCAGAAGAGATTATGTCAAATGAGTCTCCATATGCACCAAGATTCCAAGCTGTCTCACGGACATAAGCCTGATTGATGTTGAGCTTATCAAGCAACTTACGTATCTCTTTAGCTACTGCAGGATTCTTTGAGTTCACTTTTATGATCTGCATCCTGTCATCTACTTGAGACACTTCATCCGCATATAACCCAACAGCCATAGACATGATCGGCTCATTGTAGATCATGTAGTCTATGTCTTTATATCTGTCTTTACGATCTTTCCTGAAGTTATAAGTGTCTGATGTCTCACTGAGATACCAGTCCCATAATCTCTTCATCTCAGAATCAAACGTGCCTTTCTTAGGAATTGCACCATTCTTTGTATTCTTGACTGGTTGGATGACAGCATTGCCATTGTTGTCAGGAGTAGCTTGCCATCCAAATAGACTTTGAAGTCTTCTTAAAAACCCGTTGTTAGCCATCAGAACATCCTATCAGAAAATATGTTGCCGCCTGCTAGGTGACTTACTGTAATCAAACTTAAAGGGATGTGAGAACACATAAGGTATGATGAAGTTGGTGTTCCATACACGCTTATAGGTCTTACCATTCTCACTTATCTCTTGTGGGATATCACCAGACATAGGGAACTCTTTCTCAATGGTCTCCTTGTCTTCAGACACATATTGGTAAATCATAACACAAACCTTCCTACGCCGGCGTTGGGATGAACTTCAAACCTCACTGCAAGAGATCCATCAGCCATCACTGTGAACATGATGTACTTGGTCCATGGAAGAGTGATGTATGCAGAACCGTTCTTACCCATAGTCAATAAGTTGCCTTTTATCATTAGGTATGACCCATCATTTCTCACACATCTCCTATGATCTCTGTCGGTCTTCCATCTGGGATCACCCTCTATCATAGCGAATAAGTCATCGAAGAGTCTTCCATCGCTGTTGTCTATCTCAGCTCCATCTCTAGAGAATCTGATTGCTTCAATCAAACCACGTTTGAAGAGATCGTTATATTCTTTTATAGAATAATTCTCAAACTCACCAGAATGTTTGTCAAGAAGATCCAATATCTCTTTTGAGACAGACACATCTCCTGCAACATAGACTTTATTTATCAATGACTGATATTTGATGTTGTTCTTCTTAAGCCAATAATTGAAAAGTTCCTGGACTTCAGAATCATAGAATATGAATATTGAATCAAATGACACTTCTTGCACAGTTGGTTGGCTTTCAGATTCTTTTTTAAGGGTAGCATTTGCTAGATCATTGGACCAAGCATATATCACATTGTCTGTCTGGTCAATGATCTCTTGGGCAATATCAGCATATCTCTCACCTCTTACTGAACGAGGCTGAGTCTTATTGTCTTTGGCTTTGAACGACTGTAAGAACTTAGTGAGCTGGGCCTTATCTCCATGAAACACATGGACTTTACCTTCATAGTTGAATGAGAATGCATCTTTTCCATCAAAGAAGACTTGTATCTTGACGAGATGTCTTGCTTTCTCTTCAACACTTTCATTAATGCTCACACTGCCAACATCAAATAATTCATCTATATGATTCTCAATCAGTTGCATCTTCACGGTGCTCCTCAAACTGGATTATTCTATCAAAGATTTCTTTTGTGAAACCAAGTCTTGTGAACAAGTCAGCTTCTTCATCAAAAGAAGTGTTTTCTATACATATAAATAGTTCTCCTTCTTCCTCATCATAGAAATGCAGTTCCCAAGAATCAGTGTCCAAGATATGCACTAAGCTATAGTTCTCAAACTCATACTCATTGCATGTCTCTTCTGTGATCTCAGCTTCATTCATATCCAAAGCTGCACCTCATTGCCATTGTTCATGATGATGACAAGAGCACGGGCATTGCATTGCACTTGTTTGATGTCTGCCCATTTGACTGAGCAATAAGATCCAGTGCCTTTGGCAGATGTGAATAAGATTGTCTCAGGAGGATAGTTGAAGCTTGCGGTCCAGTTATACTTTCTGAATGCAATCAGACCAGAGTATTCACGTTCTGCTGTCATCGGTGTCTGATATTCTTCAAATCCAAGGCCTGCCATATAATTTCTTATACGAGACAAATCATACCGTTCTTCAATCTTGTGTTCTTTCAAAATGATCATTGCAACACTCCTCTGTTAATAAGATATTCTATCACATGCAGCATGTGCTTGTCTAAGAAGACAATCTTCTTTGGATTCACAACCTTGGGAGGACCATT